TTATATCATAAAGATAAATTTCAAGGTAGTATAGCAAATGAATATATTAATACAAATAAAACTGGTAAAAAAAATACACAATTACTTTTAGAAATCATTAATAAAAGAGCTAAAGATAAATCTAAGTATCCTGATACTCTTTTCTTACATTTTAGAATTGCAGAAGTTATGTGTATTAAAACCAAATGGCTTGAAAAAATAAACGGTCCTTTATATTATGCTAAGGTTGGTGATACTAATTGGTGGAATGATATTATAAATTACATTACTAAAAATAATATTAAAAAGGTGGTTATTGTATCAGGAGCTCATAGAAAAGATTGTTTAGAAGAATCGGCTGATTATATATTAGATCGTAAAAAATTTCTAAAAGATAAATTATCTTATTTACAAATTTCTTTTAGATTAGGACAATCACCTGATGAAGATATTATGATGTGTGTATATGTTGAACATTTTATATCAACTGGTGGGGGGTACGGAAAACTTATAAAAGAAATCAATGAAAAAATAAAAAATAAAAACTAAATAAAAAATAATATTAAAGTTAAAATGAGAAAAAAAAATAAATTGATTTTAATTTTTATTTTAGGTTTAATTTTTGTTTTATGTTTAACAAAGTCAAGTAATTATATAAATATAGAAAAATATCCAATTTTAACAGAATTTTATAGTAATAATTTTAAAAATAGATCCGAAAAACACAAATATTATAGTAATTTAAACGTTGATAACGTTTATTGTATAGTTATGCCACAAAGAAAAGAATATATGAAAAATGTACTTAATAAAATGAAAATAAATTATACTTTATTTAATGCTATAACTCCAAAAGATATTTCAAATGATAATTATAATGAATTAAGTTCAACTAATACAAAAGGTTCTAGATTATATGGTCTTCCTACTAGACTTGCTTTACAGTTATCATTTACATTGTGTTTTATGGATGCTATTAGTAATGGATATAAAACAATTATTATATTAGAAGATGATATTATAGTTAATACTGATATCAGTAATTTAAATAATTATATAGATGAATTTAAAAAAAGTGATTATGTGTTTTTTTATATGGGTTACTGCTTTATGAATTGTAATCAAAATTTTTATAAATCACCACAGGGTGATTATGGTAAATTAATAGATGTGGTAGATAAATCTGCCAGTTGTACCCATGCTATTTGTTATAAAGTAGAATATTTAAAAGAGTTAATAGAATTTATATACCCAATGGACAATAATTTTGACCATAATATTACTGATTTTATTAAAGATAAAAATTATAAAATATGTATTTCTAATAAAACATTATTTGATCAAAACAGGGATGAATTAGGGACTTTAAATGATGACTCTATTCATGGAAAACTACCAGATTGTAATAAGATTTTTAATTAAAAAAAATAAAACTTTAATTTTAGTTGTAATTTTTAATCCGTATTTACCATTTCTTTAATTAATTCATAAAATGTTATTTGAGGTTTCCATCCAAGAACTTGATTTGCTTTTGTTGCATCACCTAATAAAAGTTCTACTTCTGCTGGACGAAAATACATTTCATTTACTTTTACAAGTACTCTCCCAGTTTGAGAGTCATAACCAACCTCGTCAAAACCATAATTTTTCCATTTTATATCAAATCCTTTTAAACTAAATGATATTTCAACAAATTCACGAACAGTGTGCATTTCATTTGTTGCAAGCACGTAGTCGTCAGGATTTTCTTGTTGCAACATTAACCACATACCGTAACAATAATCTTTGGCATGACCCCAATCACGTTTTGCATCAAGGTTTCCAAGAACAAGGAAATCCTGAGTACCTTTAATAATGTTATTTAATGCGTTTGTTATTTTTTTTGTGACAAATGTATCTCCTCTTCTTTGACTTTCATGATTAAAAAGAATACCATTACATGTAAAAAGATTATAACTTTCACGATAATTTTTTGTTATCCAATAAGAATAAAGTTTAGCAACTCCATATGGAGATCTTGGATAAAATGGAGTTTTTTCTGTTTGAGGTATTTCTTGAACTTTTCCGTACAATTCAGAGGTTGATGCTTGATAAAATTTAACAATTTCTTTTAATCCAAGAGAAATTACTGTATCTAAAATTCTAAGTGTCCCTAAAGCATCTATATCACCTGTATATTCAGGTGAATCAAATGAAACTTTTACATGACTCATTGCACCAAGATTGTAAATTTCTATAACTTCAAGGTCTTTTAAACATTTTATTTCATTAAGAATTCTAGTAATACTTAATGTATCACTAAGGTCTCCATAACGTATATTTAATTTTTTAAATATATGATCAATTCTTTTTGTATTAATACTTGAAGATCTGCGAATCATTCCGTAAATAGAATATCCTTTTTCTAAAAGGATTTCAGTTAAATAACTACCATCTTGTCCAGTTATACCAGTTATAAATGCTACTTTTACCATTATTTTCACGTATAAATTTTATAAATAAAATAATTTTATATAATAACGATGAAAACCATTCTTATTACAGGAGGTAATGGTCTTGTTGGGAGTGCTATAAAAAAAATATCAACGGAATATAACTTTAATTTTATTTATTTAAAATCATCTGATTGTGATTTAAGAAATTATGATACCACTAAAAGTACATTTGAAAAAATAAAACCAAGTATTATTATACATCTTGCAGCAAATGTAGGAGGTCTTTATAAAAATATAAATTCTAAAGTTAAAATGTATGAAGATAATATATATATTAATACAAATGTTATAAAATGTGCATATGAAATAGGTGTTAAAAATTTAATTGCTTGTTTAAGTACATGTGTATTTCCAGATAATTTAATACCATTAACTGAAAAAAAATTACACCAAGGGCCTCCACATTACTCTAATGAAGGTTATGCTTATGCTAAACGTATGTTAGAGATTCAATGTAGAATATATAATGAAAGTTATGGTACAAATTATGGTTGTATTATTCCTACTAATATTTATGGAACTCATGATAATTTTAATCTTGAAGACTCTCACGTAGTACCTGGTCTTATACACAGATGTTATATTGCTAAAAAAAATAATGAACCATTTGTTATTAGAGGAACAGGAAAAGCTTTAAGAGAATTTATTTATTCAATTGATCTTGCAAAAATAATAATGTTACTTGTAAAAATAAAATTTAATGAAATTGTTTTAGTTTCACCTGGAATAGAATACTCAATAAAAGATGTTGGTGAAATTATTGCAAAACAATTTGCATATAATAATATTGTTTTTGATGATAGTTTTAGTGATGGTCAAATTCGCAAAAGTTCAGATAATTCAAAATTATTAGATTTAATTAAATCAAATAATTTAAATTTTGAATTTACTGATTTAAAGTCAGGTATTTCAGAATCTATTGATTATTTTATTAAAAATTATGATATAATTAGAAAGTAAATTATTCATAAATTTTTTTATGATTCCATAATTGAAAATAATGTACTGATTTATAATCATTATTTTTAGTAGGATTATCTTTATGAATAATAAATTCTTTATCGTCAAATTTAAATATTCCAAGTGGATCTTTATCTTTAACAAATACACCCAATTTATAATTTTTTAATTTTGATTTATTTTCTTGAAAAATTTTACCAAATAAATAAGGACCTGTTACATCTAACTCAGTTTCACCATAATATTTGTTTTTAAAATTTTGTATAATATTTTTAATTACAAGTTCTAAAATTATATTTTTTGATATACATCCTATAAATGCATTTTGCATACATTTTCTTTTTAAACAATTTGCATATTCTGATAAATCTAAACAAGAAACCCAATCATAATTATTTAATTCTTTTAATGGTAATAGTAATTTTTGACCCCAATCTGTGTACCACCCACCTTCATTATAAAGAATACAATATCTCATAAAATCTGCTTTATAAGCATTTGGTTTTAAACCAATAAAACATTTAAGATGTTCTTCGCTAAAATTTTCTTTTAAATATTTTATACAATCATTCATAAAATATATCTTCAATGTGTAATCTGGGTTTAATTGAGTCCATGAATTAATAGAATTATTATTATTAATTAAATCAGTGTTTTTTTCAACTTGATTATCATGGATATAAATTTTATGAATTACTTTTGGGATGGAATTAGTTTTATTTAAAAAATTATTTTTACTATAATAAAAAATTATAAAAATTATAAAAATTATAAAAATTATAAAAATTATAAAAATTAAAAGTTTTTTTTTCATTTTAATATAAACTTTTATTTTAAAATTTCATTTTTTCAAGAACTGATTTTACAGATTCTTTAATATTAGGTACAAAGTATTCTTCTTGTATTTTAAAGGTGTTTAATGCATTATTACTACGATCTGATTTAAGTATTTGACTTTGTTCTTCAAGTGAAAAATTTTCCCATGTAAAATCTGGATCTACTTGTTCGCGATACATTTCAAGAATTTCATTGTGCGATATGGTTCCTGGATTTGTACAATTCCAGGTTCCTGTTTTTTTATTTAAAATAAGATCCATAAAAATTGGGAAAAAGTCATCAAGTACTGTCATACTATTTGAAATACTACAAATCTTTTTGTAAGTTGTTATTTTATTAATAAAATTTCTTGGACTGCTTTGAGTACTAATAGGCATTCTAATTCTTAAATTTAAAACTGGATAATTTTTCATAAACGTGTCTGTAAAACCTTTTACAATACTATAACTTGAGCCAAAATAGTTTGGTGTGGAGTCTTCATTAAATGTTTGAGGAAATGCTGAAAGAATACCTGTTGAACTAAAAATACAACCTGTTCCAAGATATGTGTAATGGATACCTTGTTTTTCACAAATTTGTGCAAGTTGTAAAGGCCCAAAAAGATTGTCACGGATATTTTCTACTAACTTACCTGGATATTCAAGATAGTCAATTGTACCAACTTCTGTAGATCCAATTTTTCCATGTGTTCTTCCTGTAAAAGAAATGATATGACTTGGTTTATAAACACCTATTTCAGTTAAAATACCTGTTTTATTTTCTATACGCGATCTTCCTTTAACAATTTTAATTTCTGCGTGATTCCTTTTAAGATATTCTAAAAAAAGACCACCAATCCATCCTTTAGAACCATAAAATAGGATAACTGGGTCTTTTTTAACACCAAAAATGTTAAAAATGTTAAAATTATTAAATAAATTCATTTTAATTTAAAAATAAACTTTACTTTAAATTAATTTATTTTAATTATTATTTAAGTAAAACATATCTAACATCATCCTCATTTTTTACTATTCTAAAACCAATTTTTTGAAGTTTTTCTAAAACTTTATTATATTCACATATATTTTTTTGATCAGCTTCTAATAATATTTTGTTATAATTATTTATATCATCTCCCATAATATTTATAAAATCGCAAAAACAACCTTCACAATCTGCAATTAATACATTAAATTTTAATGGAAACTGTTTTTTAAATTCATCGTATGTAATTTTGTTATCTGTATCTCCAAAATCTTCTTTTACAGTTCTTGTTCCATAAGAATCATAAATAATTTTTTTAGTTTCATTGGAAATATATTTATTTAATATAGTAAAATTTGCATTATTTCTAAGTTTATTATTTTTTAAAGCATTAATGATTGTTTTATCTGGTTCTACTACAACTAAATTTCCACTATTTTTTTGCACATATGATACTGTAACTGAAACTGTACCATACCTACCACCTAGTTCTAAAACTATATCATTTTTATCAATATAATTTATAACATCTTTTTGTTCATATATTTCTTCTTTAAAATGATCTATTTTATTATTATTTTCATCGTAATAAGTAAATTTATTTAATATATTTATATAATAATCATCGTTAAAACCACTATTATTATTAAAAATAATAAAACATAATATTAAAATTACAAAAATAAATATTTTTTTCATTTTAATTTACTATTACTTTTTATTTTATTTAAATTAATTTAAAGTAATTTAAAGTAATTTACAATTTAAGTTAAAACAATGAAAACTGCACTAGTTACACGTTATAATGAGAAAATTGATTGGATTGAGTACATTATTGACTCTGTAGATCAAGTTATTGTTTATAACAAAGGTAACAATGATGATCTTTTCAAAACATTTGTTCCAACTGCAAAAGTGGTTGTTTTAAAATTTGAAAATATTGGAAGAATTGATCATACACTTGCTCACTACATTATTCAAAATTGGGAAAATCTTCCAGATACAATTATAAGCTTACCTGGAAGTATTCTTATGTGTCAAAAGAAAGGATCGTATCTTAATGCTATGAGAAAAAGGTTTGATGTTGTAAAAGAACGTTACAATGGATTTTATTCACCACGTTTTCATAAGGTATCTACCAATTATAATTACACAATTGATAATTACCAGGCTGAAGGTTATTGTAACAGAAATAATAATCAATTTATTAAATCTGAATACCCTGATTTTATTGCTTGGAAAAAAGAGCTAATTGATGATCGTCCAATTAGATACATCTGTATGCGTGGAATGTTTGTGGTAAGTCGTGAAAATATTTTGCATATCAAAAAGGAGATTTATCAAAACCTTTTAAAGAGTTTAAGTGTTGGTGACAATATTGAAAATGGACACTTTGCTGAAAGAATCTGGGCACATCTTTTTAGACAATATTCATTTGATAAACTTAAAATTAATGAAACTGAAGGGTTTTTACTTGTACAAGTTCCTCCTTCAGAGGAACGTTGCAACGTTATAAAACTTGTACAAGTTCCTCCTTCAGAGGAACGTTTAAACGATGTTCCTTCGGACCATCAAATTTAATTTTTTTCAGATAAACTATATACACTATAAACAGGAGAGCTTTTAATATTTGGATAGAGCAGTGATCCGCATGTATAAGTGTCGTCACATTTATAACCACATAAATTTTTATTTTCGGAAGAACCGTTTGAAGGCGAAGAACCGTTTGAAGGCGAAGAACCGTTTGAAGGCGAAGAACCGTTTGAAGGCGAAGAACCGTTTGAAGGCGAAGAACCGTTTGTAATTTGTGTAAAATCTGTTAATTCAGGTTTGAGAATAGTACCGTCGTCATTGCTTAGAGGTGGTGAATAACTAAAAAAAATTTGATTTAACTTAGAATCATTTGTTACACTCATAAAAGAATATCCTGCTGCATAACCTAGTTTAGCAAACTCAGCTAAACTCATTTTATTTTTATCTTTAATTTGAAATTTAAAGTCAATTTTATTGATTAAATTATCAACGTCATCGGGATATTTGATAATCCATGTACCATTATCTGGTATATTTTCTTTTGAATATGGATTTATACAACTTATAAAAAAATCATCAATAATATTAATATAACATCCTATAGGTTTTAAAATTATTTCTCCATTTTTATAAACATTTTTATTTAAGTTACAAGTAGCTTTTGGTTGCTCGGGAACTGATAAGCTAGTTTGTGTAAATTTATTTTTTGTTAAATAAATAAAGAAAGTAACGAATAAAATCAATAAAGTTATTTTAATAGTTGTTTTAAAAACATAGTAACCAATTAATATTGCAATTAATATTATTAAAAAATTATCCATGTGATTTATTTTTTAATATTATTTTAATTTAAGAGTTTTTTTTTCTTTTTTTGTTTAATTTCTTCATTGATATCGTAATAAAATAATAATTTTGAATTATCTGTTATAACTTTTGTAATGAAATTATAACAGTTTGAAAGATCTCTTGCGTTTTTTCCACCTGTTATAATTATACTTCCAGATCTAAATATTAATAAACTTATGTATTTACCTGTTTCAACAACTGATTCTATTTTTAAGTTTATTCCTGGATATCTGCTTAAAGCACTAAATGTAGCACTTAGATTTTGTTTTACTAAAATATTTTTAAGTTCTTCTTGACGAATGCACCATCCATCTGGATCGTCCTTTACTGGTTTTATTTTAAAATCACTACATATCATTTGTATTTTCATATTTTCTATACCAAATAGATCAAGATCTTTGACACATTCTGGAACATAGTTTATCATTTCCATTAGTTCATCGCATAATATTTGAATTGTTTTTATTGTTTTTATACCAGCTGCTTTTGCCTTACCATTTGGAAAAATAAATATACTAATATTTGAATAAACATTTACAGAGTGATCTATTAAAGTTATTTTTATATCAAAACTATTATAAAAAGAATCTGTCCCTTTTTTCTTAGGAACCTTTGATTTTTTAGATCCAGGGCTGTAATTAACCGTTAATGAATTTGGTAATCGTTCTTTTAATAATTTTAAATCAACTATTTGATTAAAATTAAAACAAACTGTCATTGTAGATATGTTTAAATCAGTATAACTTGTACCATTTAAAGTATTACCTAAACAAGTTGTACTTAAAATTTTATCAAAATAAAAATTTGTATTATCACATCTACACATAAACGTAGGACATTTACAAATACCGCAAACCGTACTCACCGTTTCGTTCTCCATTTTACTTTATTTTTTTAGTTTCTTTAAATATTATTTCTTTAAGTCTTTAAGTTTTTTGTAAAAAAAAACTTTAAATTTTTTTTTAAAGTTTTTGTAAAATATTTAAAAAATAATCTGAATCAAGATCTTTGATTTGGTTTATAAAATTTGTTTTAAAACACTCTGATTCAAATAAACTGTAACTTTTTAAATTTAAAAAAAGTATTTTTAATTCATGGATAATTAAATTAAGGTAATCCATAAAGGTACGATATTCTACATTTTCTATAACAATATTTGTTAAATTCCATGACATTATATTGTCTTCTATAATTGTTAATACACTCGTTTTTATTTCATCAAGTCTCATCTGGTAAGCTAAGATTTCATTTTCACGATTTTTTATACGTTTTGCATAATTTTCGTTATGTTTTATTTTTAAACAACTCTTAAAATTTTTATCAGGGAAATGTAATTTTGCTTGTGTGTCCAAACGTGTAAGTTCGGCGTCTGTATAAATATTACGCGTGTTTGGATCAACCACTTTTCCTGTTTTCATGATATATCTTATAATTGAAGAATAATCATAAAAAAACAATTTTCCACATTTCACACGGTATATAAAACATGGAAATGTGACAGGTTCCAATGTTATATTGTCTATTGCATTTTTATAAAAATGTTTTCTAAAATTTTTTATTATCATTTTAACAGCTAAAAGTTTATTAAAGGACTCAACTAATTGTCGTTTTTTCATTTTAGAATAATTTTGAACTTTGTTTTTTAATAACCGTTTTAATAAAACAACGGTTAAAAATTTAGAGTCTCGTTCTAAAAACATCTTTTAATAATTAATTTTATTTAAAATAAAATAATTAACTTTATTAATTGAAAATGAGTGGTGGTATATTTCCGAATATAGTTCTTCTTACAGAAGAAGAACAAGAAGCTATCCTAGCTCGGATAGCTCTGGATCGTATGGCTAGAGGACCACCCCCCCTAATGACCGATGCTGAACGAGAAGCAGAACGTAGAGCAAATGGAGGTAGATTAGCTGCTCTTTATACACCTGTTCCACCACGTGCTTCAAGTGGAACCGGTGGAAGAGCTTCAGGTGGTGGAACTGGTGGAAGAGCACAAGGTGGTGGAACAGGTGGAAGAGCTTCAGGTGGTGGAACTGGTGGAAGAGCACAAGGTGGTGGAACAGGTGGTGGAGCTATTTTTTTAAATAACTCCAAAAAACAACGCCTTGCTCCTATTTTTGTAAATCCTGATTTAGAAATGAGCGAAGAAGAAGAAGACGAAAGAGCTGTTCAAAATGCTATAACAAATAGACAATCATTGCAACAACAAATAAAAAAATTTGAAAACCAAAGAAAAAAAAAAATAAGCCTATTAATGAAGATAGATCAAATAGAGCTAGGTTAATAGCCCAACAAGCTAAATTAGATAAACAAGAACGCGAACGATTACAACAACTGAAAATTATTAGAGAACAAAGAAGACAACAACTATTAGAAGAACAACGATTAGAACAACAAAGAAGACAACAAGAACAACAAAGAAGACAACAAGAACAACAAAGAAGACAACAAGAACAACAAAGAAGACAACAACGATTAGAACAAGAAAGACAACAAGAACAACAACGATTAGAACAAGAACGACAACACCGACTACAGGATAATAAAGAACAAATGATAGTTTCATTAAAAGAAATATTTAAAGCAGGTCCTATAAAAAGAAAAGATGTGACAGGATGGGATCAGAGCAGCGGGGGACACATAGAAGGAGGACATTATCGTTCATTTAAAGAATTTGTAAGAAGCCACGTTGAAGATAATTTTGGATTTACATTAAATAAAGATTTTTTAAAGCCTGGTAATAAATATATAGGTTTTGCTGGGGCAACAGCTAAAGATATAAGACTTAATTGTTGTTATATATGTGGTTACAAATTATTTAACAGTAATAGTGGTATTGATCCACTTTTTAACACTCAAATGGATCATATAGCACAATATCTTCCATCTTCTATCTTACAAGGACATCATAGAGGTATAACATTAGCTGGAACACATGCTTGTTGTAATAATTTTAAAGATGAAGACGGCAGTGATATATGGGGTCGGGGTATTCTTGAATTACCATATATTGAATCTGTAAATGCAGGTAGAGGTGTTCATTTTAACGATTGGAAAATAAATTTAAAGAATTTGAGCTCATTAAATTTAGATGCTAAAACTAATATAGAACGTATATTTAGATTACTTCGTCGTACAGATCATCCTAAATTAATATTATGTGACAAACAGGATATTACGAAAACTGTTTTAACAAAAACAGTTGAAGATCTAAATGATATATCTGGTTATACATTAAAATTTTTAAATAACCCAGATTTTCCTTTTTTGACTCGCATGGCAAGAACAACAATAAAGGGTTCTATAGATAGAAATTCTGCTACAGTACCTAAGTATAAACTAATTGATAAAACAATTTTTAAATTATACATATTAACACTTATGCATAATATTAAAAAAGATGGACCCACTGGAGTAAAGATTGATCCTGGATTTGATCCAATGAATGATCCACATTTTAAAAATTGTTTAAAATATATATTAGGACCTTTTTACCAAGAACCTGTGGTATCGCATAGAGTAAGATTTACAGAACCTACAGAAGAGTTTAACCAATCTGATAGAGAACGCATAGAAGCTTTTAGAGCTCGTAATTCTAGATTTGGTTTAAAATTAAAAAAGAAATTTGGACTTAAAAGGTTAAAAATGGATCTTAAAAAATTAAAAGCAATAAAAGTTTAACTTTATTCAAATTTACAATGTCCAATTACAGCACAAGCTATTCTAGCACCTGCATTACCTGTTTTAAGTGACTCAGGGTTTTGTCCTTGGCCACAATCGTCTTTATTTTGATGAACGATTAACGATCTTCCTATTATAGAATATTCACCACTTAATTGAATGACATTGTCATTTGTTGAATAATTTGCATTACCAAAAAGGTCAATATGTAAATTTCCAAGATCACCTACATGACGTTCTTCAGCACCTGGACAACCATGTGATTTTCCAAATGGGTTATAGTGAGCACAAGCGCTATTACATCCATCTGAAAGATCACCATATTCATGGATATGAAATCCTTGTTGTCCATTTGGGATTAAACCTGGTCCTGATAAATTTATATAAATTTGAATTCCTGCGGAAGTACTTTTAAATTTTACCGTTCCAAAAACTTGAGGTCCTTGAAAAACTGCTACAGCCGATGTCATTTTAAAATTAAAATTTAAATAAATTTAAAAAAATAAACGTAAAAAAGACAAACAATTTCATGGACAATCGCCCATTAAATGTCCGTACAGAATATCAAGATTTTAGTCAAGAAAAATTAAAAAAAATTCAAAAAAATTTAAGTAAAAATTTTAGTATCCTTCTCTTTAATATTAGAACAAGTGGTAACTTAGGTATGACAATTAGATCGGCTTGTTTAATGGGTTGTAAAGAAGTTATTGTATGTGGTCGTAAAAAATATGATGCTCGTTTTGCAGTAGGTAGCGAACACTACATACCTTTAGTTTTTTGGGAAACACCTTTACGTGTTACAATAAATTGTTTAAGCCCTGGAAAATTTGAAGAAATTCTTGAGTACTCCCCTCAAGAATTTGTTAAATTATGTGGTAATTTAACACCTGTTTTTTTAGAACAAGGTGGTCAAGATATTCAAACTGTTAATTGGCAAACAGTTGAAAATCCTTTAATAATAGTTGGAAATGAATCTTGCGGTATCCCCATGGATTTTATTAAAACTGTTAAAAAGTTAATTCCTGGTACTGTGCTAACAAGTATTCCCCAATGTAGTGTAATGAGATCATTTAATGTAAGTATTGCTGCAAGTATTGCAATGTGGGAAATTAGCCGGAACTTTTAAATTTAAAATGAACAGATGCTTTAGCTAAACACTCATCAAGGTCATTACAGTCTATACAATTAATATTAATATTAAACTTTTGTTGTATAATAGTTTCCATTTCTTTACAATTATTTTTTGTATTAAACATATAAATTGGAATACCGTTTTTATTCATTTGTTTTATAATTTGTAATTCTTCTTTAAAAAAATATGAATTATGCATATCATCAGGTTCAATACCAATAAATACTACTATACTTTTCATTTCTTTTTTTAAATTTTGTTTTAAAATTTCCATAGCCTGAATTGTGTAAATTTGAGAATAACCATTCCAAAAATTACTATTTAGTCTCAACATACCTCCGCATTTGTCATCAAATTCATCAAGTATGCCAGGATATTTTTTATTTAGTTTAGTATAAAATTGTGTTTGAGTATCTTTATATCCATGGACTTTTATTAAGTATTCTGATAATTTTTCTCTTTGAATTTCAGAGTGATTAAAACCTGTGTACCAAACTGGTATATCGTTTTTACGCTGTGGTAGAAATATTTTTTCCAAACTTTTATCTATTTTACCAAAATAAAGCCACTTTATAATTTTTTCAAGAATTTTATCTCGTGACATTTTACTATTTATTTGATAAATACTTAAAATAGCTAATGCAAGTTTAATTAACATTTTACCACAATCTTGTTTATCTTGTGATTTTGCTTTTATTATATCATTGTTGTGTAAAAAATAAAAGTTTTTTTGTTTTAATGTAACTACTTTAACAGGTTTTGTACTTATTTTAAAAGGCATCTTTAATTAAAAACTTTTATTTTTATTTCTAAGAAAAGGTATTTTAAAAGTTATTGTATTTTAATTTATTTTCTAAACGAACATGGAGCCAATTTACCCCATGTCCATGCGTTGAAATATAAAAAGGTCTTTTCATTTTCTTTGTTTCTTTTGCTACTCTTCGCCAAAGTGAAATCCATTCTTTTTGTGTGGCGTGGTATGCAAAATCTGTTATATTTATGTAAGGTTTATTGGGTATAACTAAAAGTGTTCCACCGGGTGAATAAAAACTTGAAAAATTTCCTTTTTTTATGTACTTTTCATAAACTTTACTTGGGGTTTTATTTACATTAAACTTTTTTGTCTTTAAAATGTACTTTATCTTGGTAATATCTGTTATACCATTTGAAATAATGTATGTCCATATTTTATCCCAAGGTTGTCCTTTACTAGAACTCATTATATTTTTACGAAGTTGTAGAATACTTTTTGTATTTTTTAAGTTTAAAAGCAAAGGGGCTACGCCCCTTTGCGATCGCTTCACTTTTGGTGAAGCTTTTAAAAAAAATTCTTTACCAAAATTGTTTAATCTTTTTCCTTTAATAAGATGCTTTTTTTTACATCTTTGTCTTATTTGTGCAGGTGTTAATTGTGACATTCTACGAGGTGTGTTTCCAACAGTTCTAGTTGGTCTGCAATATGGATATTTTCTATTTTCACCTGCTTTTCTTCCACAAGGTCGTCCTGTACAAACATCTACCCATTTTTGAGCAAACCAATCATCAAGTTTTCCAAACTTTGAACAACGGCTTGTGTATTTTCCACCACTGCTTTTGTATCGTCTTACTAATTGACCAGATGCATACGCACTTGGCCACCTTTTTACTTTTCTTTTAACTTCGTTTTTTATACGATTGTACAACCTTAAATTAACAGGTTGGCTTTTACACTTTTTAGCTTTTCCAAACCTTGAACAACTGTTTGTGTATTCTCCACCTTCTCGTTTATAAGCACTTACTAATTGACCAGATGCGTACGCACTTGGCCACCTTTTTACTTTTCTTTTAATTTCGTTTTTTATACGATTGTACAATGCCAAATTAACAGGTTGGCTTTTACAAGTTTTGGCATAACCAAAATGTTGCAACGTTCCTCCTACAGAGGAACTTGTACATTTTCCAAATCTTAAATTTCTTGGAACAAATGGTTGTGCCAATAGATTTATACCTTGTTTTTTATTTAATCTTTTTTCTTTTTGAGCTTGTTTTATTTTTTTTTTATTTTCTAAATATTTCTTCCTAATTTCAATAACTCTAAGGTTTATATCTACAAGTTTTTTTCTATTAATCTTATCTATTTCACGCAAATAATCATTAATTTCCGACATTTACTTTAACCTTTTATTTTTTTTTGGATCCAATTTTCATTGGTCCATAATTATTTTTTCCAAAACTACTTGAATGGGTTAATTGAGCAAAATTATTTCTACCCATTAAACATTTAGCCGGGTCATGGAGATTATTAAAAAAGAAATCTGCTGAATTACCAAAAGCCGATTTACGACCAAATCCACAACCACAATCTGATTTTTTAGGAGGCATTTAATGCTTTTAATTTAAAACTTTTATTTTAATTTAAAGAATAAATGTTTTTTTAAATTAAATTAAATGAAAAGTAAAAGCAACTTTCAAAAAATCATTTTAACATGGAAAATATTCTCGCAATAGACATTGGAATTATAAATTTAGGATATGTCTTTGTTGAAAAAACAGAAAACGTTTTAAAAGTAATAGAATGTAACAAAGTAAATATAACAAATATGAAACACAATAAAATTTCAAGGTGTAATTGTAATCTTTATCATGAAAACTGTATTCCAGACTACGTTGATCATTTTATTCAAGAACACTCTAATTTATTTGAAAAAGCTGACAAAATTTTAATAGAAAGACAACCTCCAGTTGGAATAACAAATGTTCAAGATCTTCTCTTTACACGTTTTAGAAACAAAGTAAAATTAATAAGCCCTAACAGTGTTCATAAATTTTTTAAAATGACTAAAAATGATTACGAAACAAGAAAAATAGAATCTCAACAATTAACTAAAAGTTACCTTGAAAATTTTGAAACTTTTAATCAACTTATTAGACAACATGACATAACTGATGCGATGTTATTGGTTATGTATTACAACGTTTTAAATAAAAAGTTAAAAAAACCCGATCCACTTTTTGGAAAATGGAACTTTTACAAACAAATAAAATGTTACAACGTTGTTGAAGAGCCAAAGTTGTTGCTTATGGATTTTGAACAATTTAGATTTAAAAATTTAACAAAATAAAAATTTACTTAAAAAATAAAAATATTTTAAAATAAAAGAATGGTTGTTTTTGTAACCAAAAGGGAATATGACGAGCTTGAAGAATGTAATTGTGGAGGTCCTATATTGAAGTTCCACAATACCAGTTCAAATGTTTTTATAGCTAAATGCGGTTATTTTAAAAAAATTATAGAAATTGATAAAGAAACAAAAAGAAAGGTATGGATAACTCCAAAACGCCCAGCTTGTAATTGGAGAGTATCTTATCCAGGTGAGAGACCTGTTTTTAAGGAAATCAATAAAGTCTTAATAAAAAGTGTTCCAACACAAACAAAAAATGTTAATGAACAATTAGAAGAAAAATTAAAACTTTTATTTAGATTTTTACATGTATCAAATCATTCATCAACCCTCAATGAAATTGATATTTTAGTTAAAAATAGTCTTGTTAGACAACCTAGGCTTTTAATTTTTAACGAAACCTTGAAACTGTTTCAACCAGAAACATTTCAAGACTATGAAAAACGTATATTTTCTAAAAAGATTATTGATTTAAGCTATACTAAACTTCCGCCAAAAATTGAAACTAGTTTTACATTTTATGATCTACCATGTTTGAGGAGAAATGAAAACCTTGCACCGATTACTCCACCAAGTATTTCACAAAAATCTTGCATTTCACGAAAACCTTGCAATTTTGTTGAAGTTACTGAAGAAGTTGAAGAAACCGATGATTCTTCTGAAGAATCTGAAATTGAATCTCAAGTTGAAAGTGACGCCGAAGAAGACTTTGAAAGAGGTGACTCAGATTTTGAAAGTGTATTTGATGACCCAGTTGAAGAAACCGACAATTACGAAGATACTGATGCTCCAGACTATTACGATGACTAAAATCCTTTTTTATACCCAGATATATTTGTGGGAAATTTACCGGTTCTGTTATAAACATTTAATCTACGTTTATAATCAGCTATACTTGCCTGGAGCGATGGTTTATTCCAAAGAACAAACATACTTAAAAAACCAGCACGTGAAGGATCCCCTGTCCGGTAGTCCTTGAGGTGTCTGAAAATATACCTATTTCTACGGGTACGGTCACTATGTTTTGTATAATCAGAGGCTGACGCTTGACCGAAATGTATAACTTTTTTACGCCCATTTGTTTCAAACGTTGCCATTAATTTTTTACCTGATTTTGTTGAACGTTTGATGCTAATTAATTTAATATTGCGTTTTGCGGAATTTACCTTTTTTCCAAAACGAGTTCTTTTTTTAGAAAGGTATTTCCATGCTCGGTTTTTTAAACAACTTTTTCTATTTTTTTTACCACAAATATATCCGGCGTATTTGACACAGAAAGCATGTAGCTGTGATATAGTGTATTTACTTAAATCTTTTATACTTTTAGCTTTCATTATTGTTTTTGGAATTTTAACTTTTTTATTTGCATATATAGCTTCTCCATTAGTTTTATAATCAATAATTTTACCAAAACGAGTTCTTCTATTATATGCCATTAATAATTGATATGCATTATTAACTTCTTTAAACATAAATTCATCACCATTTGGTTTATCTGGATGATACATTAATGAATATATACGGTACTGTTTTTTAATTTGTTTTAGGTCATGGGGATCTGTAACACTTAACATATCCATTGCATTACTTAATGTTTCATTTGTAAATACATTTTCTGGTGGAGGTGCTTCGTCACCTTCGTCCGGTGGTGGTGGTGCACTTGGTTTTGAAGGTTTGGTTTTTTTACCAAATTCATTTTCTTCTTGTTCTTCTTGGTCATCTGTATCAAGTTCATTTTTTTTAAATCTTTTTTTACCAAAATGATTGTACATTAAACTTGTTTTTAATTTAACTTTATTTTTATTTTTATTTTTATTTTTATTTTTTAAAATTAAATCAGGTTCATCAACAAAATTGATAATGCATTTTTTACGAATACCGTTTAATGGTACTGTACAACCTTTTACTTTTTTTTGCTTGGTTTTATGACAAACACTACGAAATGATTCATATTTATCCCAAACTTCTTTAAGAGTTGGGTGATCTTTTACACCAAGTTTTTTATTTACTTTGTTATGTATTCTGTATAACCAAATTACAACTGATTTACGGTTTTTCATAGTCTGTAGTGTAAGGCGAGTTCCTTTTTGGGTTATAAATTGTTGGTAAGATTCTCTACAATATCTACAAGGTAACACGTTACCAGTTAATCTAAAAAAATTGTAATAATCTTCCATTTGTTGTTGGGTAGGATTCCATGGATAATTTTGTGCAATGGAATGTAAAAATAACCATCCACCGGGACCCCAAATTGCGGTCCTCATACCTGAATCATCACCTGGTCTCTCCCCAAAATATGCTTTATACATCTTAACGCTTTTAATTATAAGCTTTTATTTTAATTTTACATTAATTTAAAAATTTGAGCAAAATTAAAAGAAAAATGAATAAGTATAAGATGAACGTATTAACCGCAAAAGGCAAGCTTCCAGCAAAAGTTTATATAATTCGTAAAAAACATATTGTTCAAAATTACACTTATTGGACAAAACCTGAAATTGAACAAGACACTTATTTTTCAAATATTTTAGAAGAAACACATTACATTTATTCATTTTTAAATCCAAATGCAGTACATCGTTGTTACTCATTCTTAAAAAAATTTAAGGAAATTAAAGGAACTTATCCAGATTTATATGACGGTCTTACATTTAATAAAGAAAAAGAAGGTGATATTTACATAGAAACCGATACACTTTATGCTTTAAAATATAGATGTCTTTTAAATAACATTGGTCTTATGGGTATAACAACTTTTGATTATACTTATTGTGAATCCTTTTTAGGTAAAAAAGATGTTTTTAATTTAACTGTATCAGGTATAGATCTTTTAGAAGATGAAAAATTAGACTGGCCTACACAAATAGATCACCTAAATTATCTTTTAGACTTTTAAAAGAACTTAAAAATTTGAACATTATAAAGCAAAATGGAAAAATTAAATGAAAAACAAAGGAATATCCTTGAACATATTTTAAAAGGTAAAAATGCTTTTATAACAGGTTTTGCTGGATCTGGTAAAAGTTATCTTACAAGTTACATTTATGAATCTTTAAAAAATAAAAATGTTGCATTAACTGCTATGACAGGTTGTGCATCAGTTTTAATAAATGGTAGAACTTTACATAGTACTCTTGGTATAGGTTTAGCAAAAGATGATCCAACAGATCTTATTAAAAAAATATGTAAGCGCGAAGGTATGTACAAATTTCTTTTAAATTTAGAAGTCCTTATTATTGATGAAGTAAGTATGTTAAGTGATGACCTTTTTGATAAAATAGCAACTATTTTTCAAATTATCCATAAAAGTGAGACCCCATTTGGTAAGCTTCAAATTGTTTTAGTTGGTGATATGAGTCAATTAAAACCTGTTCAAGGTGATTATTGTTTTTATGCAAAGCATTGGGATGCATGTAAAATAAATGTTTGTGTTCTTACTGAAAATATGAGAATTGATAACGATCTACCTTTTCATAATCTTTTAATGTCAATTCGTTGGGGTAAAATAAATGACACTGCTTTAATTGAAGAAATGAAAAATAACACTTTTTTAGGTGACATCAAACCTACAAAGTTATTTTCAACCAATAAATGTGTTGATAATATAAATCAATATGAAATTGGCGTACTTGGAAATAAACTTGAAACTTATGGTATAAAAATAAACCCGTTAAAATTAAAAGCATCAAAAAAATACATAAATGAAAACAAGATTCCAGAATTTGTTCAAGTTTGTGTTGGATCACAAGTTATGATAACACGTAATATAGAAGGTAATATTGTTAATGGTACTAGAGGTATTGTTATTTTTACTTCACAAACTTTTGTTACAATCAAACTTGTTTGTGGAAGGCTTTATAACCTTTGTTATTTACATGTGCAAGAAGAGCTTATAGATTTTAAATATCTTCCACTAACACTTGCATGGGCTATGACTATCCATAAGTGTCAAGGTGCAACAATTGATTGTATTGAAGTTGATTTAGGTGATAGTATTTTTGCAAATGGACAAGCATATGTAGCGTTGTCCCGTGCAAGATCAAGTAAAAATGTTAAAATAACAAGTTTTTCAAAAAGAAGTATCAAGGCTGATACAAGAGTTGTTGATTTTTATAAAAAATATTTAATTTAAGAATTTGAACATTTTAAAAGAAACGAAGTTCCGTCTGCGAGATGGATACTGAAATATCCCACCGTGGTTATAGCATAACTTTAGCAAGTCTTCCACCACATTTTTTAAATAATATAAAAAGTGAATTATTTGTAAAACCTTTAGAAAACCCTAATTTTCCGAGTAACGATCCAGCTTATCCAGTTTATAGAATCTCAAAAACAAAAATTTATATGCCAAGGTTTTATGGTATTGAAAAATACTCCCAACCTAAAAAGAATATTCTCAAGGAAGGTGATCCAATTGAGCTTGAATTTAATGGAACAATTAGACCCATTCAGCAAGAAACAATTGACGCAACCTTAAAAAATGGATGTAACGGTCTTATATCACTTGATACAGGTCTTGGAAAAACAGTTGTTGCATTAAAATTAATAAGCATTATGAAAACTAAAACACTTGTTGTAGTCCATGCAGATTTTTTATTAGATCAATGGATAACACGTATCAAGCAGTACTTACCTACAGCTAGAATAGGTGTTATTAAACAAGAACGTTGTGAAATTGAAAATTGTGATATAATTTTAGGAATGATCCAAACTATTGTAAAACGGGAATATCCAAAAGGGACGTTTGAATCAATTGGTATGTTACAGATTGATGAATGTCATCATATAGCCTCAAGGACATTTAGCACACTATTTTATACAGTTCAACCCAAGTATCTTATAGGACTTTCTGCAACACCTGAACGAAAGGACGGACTTTCTAAAGTACTTTATTGGTTCTTAGGACCACAAATTATTTATATAAAAAGAGATACCGATAAACCAAGTATTCAATTTATTTTTAATGACACTCAAGGTTACACTGAAAAATTTAACAAGTTAGGAAAAGTCAATATTCCAGAAATGATAACGGATATTTCAATAAAACTAGAACGAAATAATTTGATAATTGAAAAAGTATTAAAATTAGTTAAGGAAAATAGAAAAATTTTAATACTTTCTGAAAGGAGAACTCATTGTGAATATTTTTGTGATCAATTAAAACAAAATGGAATAACTTCTGGAATTTATCTAGGAGGAATGAAAAGTTTGGATCGTGAAACGAGTACACATTGTCAAGTTATAGTAGGTACCTATCAAGCAGCTGGAGAAGGGTTTGATGTTGCAGATTTAGATACACTTATTTTAGCAACACCTAAATCAGATGTTCAACAAGCAGTTGGTAGAATCCTTCGTCAAAAGAATGCCAATGAACCACTAGTAATTGACATAGTTGATCAATTTTCCATTTTTAAGGGTCAGTATTATAAACGTAGAAAATTTTATAAAGCAAGTCAATTTCAATTAATTTAAAATTAAAAATTAAAAGTTTTTTTCCAAAAAAATAAAATATTTGTAAAAAGTACAATTAATCAAAAATGCTCAGAATGGACATGAAGATGAAAATTTCCATGATGTCAGTTGTTCTTTTCCTCTTAATTGGGTATGACAAGACTTATGAACAAACTAATAAACTTTTTGGATCCCTTGTAAAACAAACTGACCAAAAAGATTACGGAGTGGGTGAAAGCTATAAGCAATATGGGTTCCTTATTCATGCACTTGTAGTTGGTATTATTACATATTTAGTTTTACAGTACTATTTCAAGCTCTAAATTAAATTATTAATTTTGTTATTTAAAAAAAATAAATAAATAACTAAATAAAATAATAAAATAAAAATTAAAAACAATAAAATTATTATATAATAAATATACCTTTTTATCTTATTCCATAATTTATCTTTACTTAAGATACTTTTGTTATTCATCTTTAATGTTTTTAATTAAAAGCTTTTATTTTATTCTTTTTCTTTAAACAAATTAAAGAAACAAAGTAAAATACCTTAAAATGGTTAAATTAATTTTTAATCCTAAAAATGAAAATAATTTAACTTTAATTGGATCAAGTCAAACATCAAAAAAAGTTGAACGGAATTTTAATCCTTTTTTAACCTTGAAAGAAAATGAAGAAATTTGTTCAAGTTCTTCCATAGGAGGAACATTTGAACGTTACGGCGAAGCTACAAGTTCCTCCATAGGAGGAACGTTAGCTTGTACAAGAGCAACCGATGGTGGCTCGTTGCAACGTTATGACAAAGCCATAACTTGTAAAGATCTTATAGGGTTAAATAATTATCATTATGTTTTAAGACAATGGTTTTACGACAATTCTGAAAAAATATTATTAATAGTTGGTCCAACTGGTTGTGGTAAAACAACCATGGTTAATAGTTTTTGTAATGAAGAAAACATTAAATTATTAAATATTAAATCAAATGATAATAAAACAAAAAAGGATCTATTAAAAGATATAGATCTTTTTATAGATTATAATGTACCTTTTTTTGAAAAAAATAAAAAAAATAATTTTAAAAAATTGGTGTTAATAGATGAATATCAAAATGGCCCCAATGATTTATTTAGTATAACAGATATAATAAGTTTAAATGAACAAAAAACAAAAGATTTAAAAATTTTAGTTATTGCTTCAGATTCAAAAGGTACTAAGATAAGTGATTTGAAAAAAGTTTGTCAAATATACTACGTTAATGAAATTCCAAAAGGTTTAATTAAAAATTGGATTATTTCATTAAAAACAAAATTATCTCAAAGTCAAATAGACTACTTAACTGATAATTGTCAAAGTGATAAAAGACTTATATTAAATGCTTTAGACTTATTAAAAAGTTCAACAAATCATAATTTTAATTTAGACACCTTTTTAAAAAACTATGGTAAAGACAATGACATAAATCATTTTGAATATATTAAAAAAATTTTTGATAAAACTGAAAATATTAATTTAAATAAAATTTTTAAGATATACGACAATGATGGATTTATTATTTCTAATTTAGTTCATGAAAATTACCTTGACTATAACCAAGATATCCATTCAATTGCAAATGCTGCAGAATCCATAAGTTATGGAGAAATAGTTTTTTTAGATACTTATGAATCTAATAAAAGTTTTTTACCTGATTTACATTGCTTACATAGTATAATTATACCAGGTTATTATAGTGAAAGCCAAACAAATTTAAAAGGACTTGTTAGATCAAGTGTAATTAATAATAGATTTAATATTCTTTTAAATAATAGAAAAATTATTGATAAAATAAATAAACTTGATAAACTCGTTGATATTTATGATATCTACATAATCAAAAAAATTTTAAATCAAGAATTAATAAAAGGTAAAAGTGTTAATATTTCTTTAAAAATTGAATTTATACAAAATGTTTTAAAACATTTAAATAATGAAATAGACCGTCTTGAACTAATTTATAAACATTTTAATGATTTTAAAGAAATCACTGGACGAGAAGTTAAGACAAAGAATTTTACATTAAAATTTAAAGAAAAATTAAAAAATGAAACAAAAATTTTAATATAATTTAAAGTCATCAAAGATTTAATTTTAAAATGAGTAATAACGTTCTTGAAAATTTAATAAATGAAAGAAACCAGTTTGAAAATTATATTTACGATAATTTAATTTTAGACAACGAAATTAACGAAATTAACGAAATTAACCAACTTGAAGAAATTAACGAAATTAATATTTCTAACATTTATACCTTGAATAGGAATGTTTTTAGATATACTCAAGACCCTACTTTTTGGGACCCGGTTATTGTAAATTTATCAATTCAACAAATAGATAATTTAGAATATATTTATAACTCAGTTCCATTAGAATGTATCATTTGTAACGATCTTAAAAAAGAATTTAGAAAAGTGGGTTGTTGTAATAATAATATTTGTTATGATTGTACTGATAAATGGTTTAGTTTAAGTGTTTATTGTCCTTTTTGTAAAAAAGATCAACGAGAAATTTAAAGGTTATTTAATTTAAAGAAACCTTTAAATCAAAAGAAAAGGTTTTAATGTCTTTTATTCAATTTGCATCTTTTCATGAAAGTTCTAGTGTTGAAAGTAATATTTTTAGAACCTATGAAGAATTAGTTACAGAAAGAGGTGAAATTAATTCAAATTCAAGAATTGATTATACCACTTTATTTGATAAAATTAAATCAAAATTAAGTAATTTAGATTTACATTTAGATTTTGATGCTAATATTGAAAAAGATTATACAGAAAATATACTCGCTTTTAAAAAAGAAATTTGTGATATTTATCTTAATTTTATGCACTCCGATACTCAATTAAAAATTGCTCGTGAAAAATATACTCATTTTTGTGAAAATATACAAAATTGTTTATCACTTATTATAAGCTGTGAAACAGAATATTCTCAAGACGATATTAATTTAAAAGCAATTATTGATAAAAAAATTGAAAATTATTATACAGTTTTAAATATTGAAACACTTATTGAAAATTTTAATAAAAATTTTAAAGAATTTGAAAGAATTAAATATAAAACCAGTATGGTAGTTGGTTCAATTTTACCTACAACCATTTGTCAAATTTGTTTGGAAAACCAAGTTGAATATTTTATTGATCCATGTGGTCATACTATATGTAAAAATTGTAAGCTTATTTGTGAAAATAAAACAATTTCTTGTCATTACTGTAGAACTCAAAGAAAAAGTTACAAAAGACTTTACTTTTAAAAGCAAAGAAGCGAAGCTTCTTTGCGATCGCATCCTCTATGAGGATGCTTGTAAAAGCAATCTCGTAGAGATTGCGACGTTCTTGCAGAGCAACAACTTTTAAAAAGTAACCTTAACACTTGTTTTACCCTTTTGCTTGTATTCCTTGGTAACCTCAACCAAGGAGTCACCTATCTTTTCAGCAACTGGATTATTTTGATCTTCTATATAAAGACTTGGAACAAATTCAACTTCATTTACAAAAAGAGTTTCTGGAACACCTTCTAAACCAGAACCAAGATCTATTCGTGTTAAAATTGGAAACTTACTATTTAGTTCTAATTTTGGTAGAGAATCCATGACTTTTCTTGCTAATTCCATTGCATATTTCCATTTTTGATCAGATATTACATATTTTCCACCTTCTTGAACAGGAAGTTCAACATCATCCGAAGTTGTTATTATAGAATAATAATATTCTCCATTTATAAAGTATGTTCTTATTTCTGGATTGCTTTTATCAAATCCTTTAATGTATTGTTGTATAACAATTGATTTATACTTAGGGATATTTTTAGCAAAGTATCTTAAAAGATGATTCTTTTGAGATTCTAACCCATTCTTTTTAGAAGCTAAAAATTTAGCAAAGTCTTTTGATTCCTGTCCATATACAGGTTTTGCTATAATTGATTCCCATTTATTGTGTTTCATTCTTGAAATTAAATTGGAAATGTAAAGTTTTGGGTTTTTTGTGTACCATTTTTGTTTTGTAACACAATGTGTTGGAGCAACAGGTAATCCTTTTTTAGCTAAATAACTGTAATATAAACATTTGTTATTAATAAATTTTTGATAAGCGTATGGAGGATATACGTTATTACTATTTTTTAATGCTAATTTAAATCTTTTAAAATTTTCTTTTTTTGTTAAATGAAACGCTTCTAAAAGATCGTAAATAATTATAAAAACAAGATCATTTTTATTAAAACGACGTGTTGAGATTTCATCGGGTGTTATATAATCAACTACACAATTTGGATACATACTTTCTATATAAAGCCCTATTGCAACATCTGCTGGAACAAATTTTTTTCCATTTTTTACTACAACAAATGGACTATACTTTTTTTGATCTGCTAATTTTAACCAAGGTTTATCTGGAAGAGATATAGAAAGTAATTCATCTTTTTTCTTTTCAGCATTTTTATAATTTAAAACTATTCCTATTTTTAAAATATTTTCCATTTTAATTTAAACTTTTAATTTAAACTTTTATTTTATTTTCGTATTATTTTTTTGATTAAAATAATCTTAATTTAAAGAATTTTATGGACAACATAAGTTTAATAATTATTTTAAGATCGCTTTTTATATTTAATCTAATAAATTTAGGATGGACTGTAAAGAAATGTAAAGGTTCTAAAAATACATACCAAATGTATAGAAATATTAAAAAGAACGTGTAATGTAAATTAAAGAAATAAAAAATAAAAGGGTTAAATAAAAGTTTAAATTATTATGGGTGGAGGGTTAGTACAATTAGCTGCTTATGGCTCACAAGATGTTTATATTAGTACCAATCCTCAAATAACATTTTTTAAATCAGTTTATCAAAGACATACAAATTTTTCAATGGAATCTATTGTTCAACTTATTGACGGTAATATAAACTTTGGAGGTAATATTACAGCCGTTGTTGCTAGAAATGGAGATCTTTTGGGAAATATTGTTTTAGAAGGTTATTTACCTGATCCAAGAACGTATCTTGATTCTAGCGGTACTTATGATTATTTTGGATACATTCAAGGAGTTGGTAACTATCTTATTAGAAATGTATCAATTGAATTAGGAGGACAACAATTAGATGAACAATATGGACAATGGATGGATATCTGGAGCGAACTTAATTTATCAGAACAACAATTAAGAGGTTATGGAACAATGGTTGGTAAAAATTATAACGCACCTGCTTGGATGCCTTATGATACTTCAATTGAACCTGGTGGATTAATTCAAATTCCTTTACAATTTTGGTTTTGTAGAAATCCAGGTTTATCAATTCCAATAATTGCTTTACAATTCCATGAAATTAAACTTAAAATTACTTTTCAAAAATTTGAAAGACTTGTTATAGCTGTTCGTAATGGACAATACGTCACCCCAACCTTTAATGGACTTAGTCCTCAATTAAATGCAAATAATAATTTTAAAATTTGGAACAATTATTACTATCTTGATACTACAGAACGTAGAAAATTTGCACAAAATCCTCATGAATATCTTATTGAACAAGTTCAATCTCAATCAGGAAATGTACTAAGTTTAACTCAACAAAATTTAATTCGTATCAATTTAAATCATCCTACTAAAGAATTAATTTGGGTTTTTAATAGAAATGGTACAAATTCAGCTTACAATGATTTTAGTATAGGAACTAACATTATTCCAAATGGAACACCTTCAAATTTTGCCCCTATGTATAATTTTAAAATTGATTTAAATGGAACTGACCGTTTCAAAGAACGTAAGGGTGAATACTTTAGGCTTGTACAAAATTATACTCACCATACTAGAATACCTGGTAATTATATTTATACTTACTCATTTGCTTTAAGACCTGAAGAACATCAACCAAGTGGTACTTGTAATTTTTCACGTATTGATTCAGCACAATTATCATTTTATTTAAGAAATCGGAGTACTTCACCTGGTAATCAAGACTCGCTTCCATTGGAAAATTACACTGAACTTCCTGAATATAATTTATATTGTCCATGTTACAACGTGCTGAGAATTTTAGGTGGCATGGGGGGATTAACATTTTCAAATTAAAGGTAAAAATAAATTAAAAAAATAAAATTTAAATTTAAGATTAATGGAGATTCTTTGCATTATTCAAGCAGCAAAAGAAAAAGGTGTTAGTCTTGAAAAATTTATCAATGATTCTCAACTTTATGGATATTCTAAATTAAGTTTTCCTTTAGGAATATATGGAAAACCTGTTTATCCTAGTAATTCAAAAACAATTAGTAAAAATGGAAGTTTGTACGTACCTGGTCTTGAAGTCATGACAGGTGTTGTTTATACTGATCGCAAAATTATTTCAGGACGTGATAAAGACATCAAAACAGAATTTAGTGTACCCGATGGACCAGTTGGATGGTGGGTTTCTGAAAAATTTGATGGACAAAGAGCTGTATGGGACGGTGAAAAATTTGTAAGTAGAAATTCAACAGGTGATCCTAGGGTTTATCCATACGTACCTATTTGGTTTAAAGCTTGTATGCCTCCTGGTATTGCTCTAGACGGAGAATTATATTTAGGAAGGAATAGATTTAGTGAAACTACTAGTATTCTTAAAAAAGGGTTAAAACCTGAATCTGAAAGAACAAAACGTGAAAATTCCCAAGAACAACTTGATAAATTATGGGAATCAATTGAGTACCGTGTTTTTGATACAATTAATGAAAATCTTTTTGAAGAAAGACAACAACAATTAAAAGAAATTGTTAAGGAACGTTGTTTAATATGGGAAAAGATGAGTATTCCTTTTTATCTTGTTAAAGGAAATTGTCCATTAATTTTAACAAAACAATATAAAATAACTTCAGAAAAACAATTAATAGACCTTTATGACAAACTTGTAACAGAAGATGCAGAAGGTGTTATGGTAAGAGCACCTGGAATACCTTATATACCACGTAGAACAAAAATGTTATTAAAAATGAAATTAATTGCTGATGCTGATTGTGTTATAATTGGTTACAAACCTGGAGAAGGTAAATATTCAGGTATGTTAGGGTCATTTTATTGCCAAGATACTATTTCAAAAAAGAAATTTTATCTAGCTGGTATGAATGACTCTATAAGATCTAATTATAAAGTAGATCATCCCATTGGTACCATACTTGTTTATACTTTTAACGGATTAACTGCAGACTCAATTCCAAGGCATCCAAGATACAAAGGAATTAGAAATGACTAAAATTTTAAACTTTTTTTTTAAACTTTTTTTTTTAAAATAAAAGTAAATTAAAAGTTTAAATGAAACTTGTAAAAGAATTACTTTTAAAAGTTGCAATTATAGTTTCATTTTATTTAGTTTTTGTACTAGTTTTTAATTACAACGAAGAAGTAGCTACAGAAAGAAGCTTGTTTTATGGTATTCTTATTAGTTTATATCTAGTAATTTTTGGAAAAGTTTTCCCACCAGGTAAAATAAATCAAAATTTATTTTAAAAAAAAAATAAAAGGTTAAGTAAAATGCAAGAAGATGGAACACAAATGGTTTTGCATTGCATAATAATTACAGCCGTTCTTTACGCTATTATGAAATACGCTTTAAAACAATCTAACCCAGTTGCTATTGATAGAAGTATTTTAATAGGTGCTGTGCTACTTATTTATATGATTTTATATGGACATTCATTTCCACCTGGTAAAATAAATCCAAATATAATGAACAGTTAAAAAATTTAAAAATTTAAAAATTTCTTAAGAAACCTTAAAAAAATTTCAAAATTAAAATTAATTAAATTTAATTTCGGAATTTCCTAAAAAAATAAAATATTTGTAAAAAGTACAAAACAACCACATTAACTAAAAATGGGAGGAGGACTCATGCAACTTGTCGCTTACGGGGCTCAAGACATATACCTCACCGGACAACCCCAAATTACTTTCTTCAAATCAGTTTATCGTCGTCACACAAACTTTGCGATTGAGTCTATTCAACAGACCATCAACGGGTCCGTTGCACCTGGCTCACGTGTAAGCGTTACCATTTCTCGTAACGGAGATCTTCTTAAGAATCTTTGGATTCAGTACAACCCTGCTGCACTTATTGCATCTGGTGTTACCGTTGTTGGTTCTGATCTTTCCCACGCTCTCCTCCAGATTCTTGAAATTGAAATCGGAGGTCAGCTCATTGATCGTCACTATGGTACATGGCTTACAGTCTGGCGTGATCTCTGCGAATGCAACCCCACAGGTTCCCAAGGTGAGCTCACTGCCGGAGGTGCTGAGCCAGTTATTAATAACCAGTCTGGTGGTGTTGAATCCACTAAGTACCAGCGCATGTCATACACTCACCAGGGTGGTACCGGTCTTACCAACACTGCATCAGCTCCTTCTGAATGCTACATTCCCATGAAGTTCTGGTTCTGCCGCAACCCTGGTCTTGCTGTTCCTCTTATTGCTCTCCAGTACCATGAAGTTAAATTTAACATTACCTTTAACCCCATTACTGCTTGGTGCTTTTCACCTGGTAGCAATGCTGTTACTGGTCTTGCTACATCTTGCAATCTTGCCGTGTATGCTGATTACGTCTATCTTGATACCACTGAACGTCGCCAGTTTGCCCAGAACGCTCACGAGTACCTTATTGACCAGCTCCAGACACAGCAAGAAGCTTCGTCAGGGTCTTCTTCTACCAACACCATTCGCCTCAACTTTAACCACCCCGTTAAGGAACTCATTTGGGTTGGATCACCATCTTCACTTGTTGCAGGTGATTCGTCTCTTGACTCTGTGGTTGGTGCAGCTACTCCCTCAAGCATTGTTGTTGCTCCACCAGCTGGTGCATCTGCTATTACAGGAGGCGGTGTTGGTTCTACCACTCCTCTCCAGACCAAGATCATTCTTAACGGAACTGATCGTTTCACTGCACGCAATCTTAAATACTTTACCCGTAATCAAATTTGGGAATGCCATACAGGTTTCGGTGCTACAGGTGTTGCTGATTCTATTGGAGTTTATTCCTTTGCTCTTCGCCCTGAGGAACATCAACCATCTGGCACATGCAACTTTTCCCGCATTGACACTGCTCAGCTTTACTTCCAAGGTGATTACGTAAATTCCCTTCAGATTTATGCAGTCAATTACAACGTTCTCCGCATTATGTCAGGTATGGGTGGTCTTGCTTACTCCAATTAAACGTAACATTCTTTTTACAACTTTCTCTAAAGGAGAAACTTTTAAAATTTTATGTAATCTATTTGTAAAATCCATGGTATCAATTGTTTTTTTAAACTCCCATTTTTTAAAACAATAAAGAAAAGATAAATAAACTCTTTGATGAGTTTTATGACAGGTAGATTAAAGTAATAAGAGAGTAAATTTGTCTTAATATCATAAAATATGATATAAAAATAAATTTAAAATAATTCAAAAAAAAAATAAATGTTTAAGGTATAAAAAAATGCTTGGTATTTCAGCAGTTAATCCAATTTATTTTCTTGTAGGGTTTTTAGTATTTTACTATCTTATAGCAAAACCTTTTTTCTCAGCTGATATAACAACTAGTGTATTATTATATATAGTTGTTTATGTAATTTATATAAATTTCGGTGACAGTATGTTTAGTAAAATTGATAGATCATTAAGCAAGTTTGGTATTAAGATTTAAAGACCAGTTGTTCGGTATTTTTTATAAATATTTTCTAAAGTATTTTTATCACCATTTGCAAGTATGCTTTCACGATAATAAGGAAATGGAATAGTATCTATTTTTGCACCTTTTTTATACCTTTCATATTTTTTAATATATTGCTCAAAATCACATGATTCGTAATGTTTTACAATCATTTTTTTTAATTTTATATCACCAAGCTTACCTTTAAATCTATGACATCCATCTGAGCTAACTGTATCACCTATTCTACACCCTCCCTTTCCATTTATATAAGCAGCACAGTATTCTGTTTCACAATTGCGATATATTTTAGCATGAAAACAATTGTCTTTACTAGTTGGTATTCCTTCATAAACTGCTTCATGATTTTGCATCCAAAAAGTATCTATATTATCTGGTAAATTAATAATTTCATTAAGATCTCCTTCTAAAATCTCATCACAATCAATTTGAATTAAAAAATCAATAAGTTCTTTTTTACAAAGTTCTATTGCTTCATTTGCTCTTTTTAATTGTCGGTCCATAATAGAATTATACTGATCTGATGCATCACTTGTACCAACTTGTAGATTTACATCAGGCTGTGATTCTAGGTATTGTACTAATTCTGGTGTATCTTCTAATCTTATATAAAAACGGCTAATTCCAAGATTTCTATGGAGTTCTAACCATGTTTCTACATTTTTTGGTTTATACATAACTGAAATTATTGCAATTTTCATTTTAATTTAAACTTTTATTTTAAAATTAAAATAAAAGTTTAAATTAACCAATGGATAACAAAAATAAAAAATCAAGGTTTGGTATGGAAAATAAAACAAAATTTGAAATAGGAATAGCGTTAGTTATTCTTTTAGCATCAATTGGTGTTGGAATTTATTTTTATAAAAAGAAACACTAAAATTAATTTTTCGTAGGAAAAAATTTGCGAATATCGTGATTATTTTCTTTAATTCTTTTAGCAGTATGGATACTCGCTTGTTCTTCTTTTTTAGCTTTCATTAAACTTGGTCTATTAAACATGGCCTCACATTTCGTTTCCCCCAAAAGAATATCAAATATTGTTTTGAGTGGATTTTTAAGCTGGTGTTCAAGATAATAAAGGGTGTCTATTTTTATTTGATTTTCTTGGGCATACTCAGGATCTTCAACTTTTTTCCAACTTAAAGCTTTAGGATCACCAATATCTACATACACAAATGGCACACGGTCACCTGGTTTTGGAGCTCCATTTGGATCTCTTAGTTTCATTTTTTCAACTAACTGGTAATGTGCTATTGATGCTGGGTTTTTATAATCATTTCTTAAATTTTTTGAAATAATTAATTTTTTAATTGGTACTTCTCCATTGAGTAATTGATCAATAAAAATTTCTGCTTTTAGCTTACCTTGTTCTAGATTATTTTCAAACATTATTGGACTAAGTACTGCATCAAGTGTTTCTTTGACATATGGACAATTGTCACGACGAACTAGTTCTACACCCTTTGCTTCAATTTCTCCATTGTGTTGTTTGGGGTCTGTCCATTCAAGATACATATATCTTTTTTTAGCAACCAAAATCAATGGATACATAAATTTTTCAAATTCTAGTTCTATGGGTTTTGGGAAGGTTTTAGAAATCTCAGCAGCTGCAAATTCTGCTTTTTTAAAAAGAGTTGTTAAAGTTCCATCGGTGTCAACAGGTTCTGGAAAGATTACATAACATGAGTCCGTGTCTCCGTACACTATTTCACATTGAAAATGGTCTTTTGCGTAATTTTGGGTTTGTTCAATCATTTGACGCCCACAACCTGTAACACTTTGAGAAATTTCTAAACAAGGAAGTGCTCCAACAACTGCACCGGTAAAACCATAAATTGAATTCATGCTTACTTTAATAGCAAGTTGTTTGGCATTTAATACTGTTTTTAAGAATGGGTCTGTAGTTGCATTCATTTCTTTTTTAGTAACCTTGCGATTTTTCCACAAACTTTGAAGAATACCTGAAAGAACACCTGGTTGATTTTGAACAAATGTAAATTTTGCATTATTACCACAATCAATTGTAGAGTATTCAAAACCTTCAAGGTTTTGGTATTTTTGGTCTAAAACAACTGTAGAGTAACACATGTTGTGAGCAATCATAATACTTGGATACAGACTTGCAAAATCTAATCCAGCAACTGGACGTGTGTAATAGCCGGTCTTTGCTTCAAGTACCGTAGCACCTTGAAATTTAGAATCTTTATTTTCTTTTGGTAACATTGGTATAAGGTAACCCATTTTACGAGTTTCATAAGCAATTTGGCTAAAGACTTTGATAGACTGTCCGCGAGTTATAAGATATTCTAAGGGAACCCTAGTTACTTTAGCCATCTCAATGTGATTTGCTAAAACTGCAAACTTTTCAAAAAGTAATAAACAAAGATTAGTATCTTGTACGCAGTACTTTCCAACACGTGTTCTTTTTTCACGATCTCCTTTTTCAGACCATGCTTCAAAAATTTCTTTGGGTGATACGTCATCTTTACCTTGCTTTAAAAAGTGCTCACCAACATTGTTAAGTTTGTAATTATCAAGTTTGAAGTCCTTTTTGATAACTTGAAGAAGGTCTATATGGGTTCTTCCAATTAGTTTAGTCATTTTCCAATCATTGAATCCAGATTGTTGATTATTTAATATTTTCTTTTCAATTTGAGTAAAGTAATTGATTTTAGATTGGTAATTGAAGTTTTCTTCAATACCTAAAACTTTTGCACGCTCAAAAAGATATCCATTGTCAAATCCAAAGATATTGTAACCTACAATGACATCTGGATCTGTTTCATTTATAAATTGTGAATAAGCAAGTAAAAGTTTCTTTTCAGAAGGAAATTGTAAAACAGTTGTGTCTTCAATTGGATCAATTGTTCCTAAATTAAAAAGAAACTTTTTTGTGTTTTTTGTTACAGTGTCTTTTATAATACAACAAATTTGAGTAACACGGTCATTACGTTTAAGTCCATTTGGAAATGACCCATCTTCGCTACAGGCTTCAATATCAAAATAGAGTACTCTTATGTCACTTATACGAAAGTTATATTCAGGGTAGTCACTAACTGAAGTGTAATCACAGTGAAAGATGTCTTCAACTACTTTAACATTTTTTACTTTTATCCATGAAGCACTTAAAATATCACGAATATGCATAAAACGAAGAATAGGATCAATATTGGCTTCATAAATTGGAAAAAATATAACATTTGGACGTTCCGGGTGGAGAATACCTTTATTTTCTAAACGATACTTCATGGATCTCATTGATTTAAGATTGTAAAAACTTAATTTTAAAAACTTTCTAATTTTATTATTTTCAAAACCGTAGTACTTTTTTCTTTCAAGATAAACAATGTCTTGAACGCCAAAAAGAAGTTCCTTCATTTTATAAATACATGTGGAATCCCACGAACCCGGGATTTCTATAAAAAAGAACGGAAAAAATCCATTTATTTGGAGACGAACTGGTTTGTGATCTATATTGATTCCAAATACATAAATTTTATATTCAAGTTTATCAGTTTCTAAATTTTCGGTGTCTGTATTATACCAATCAAGTGTTTGAAAAATAAGATTTTGACTATTTTCACATTTTTCACGTGCTTCCCAACTCATTTAAAGTACTTTCGCTTTTAGCTTAAAAAGCACAAAACTTTAAATTATTTTTTTTTGAAAAATAATAAATGTAAAGTTAAAGTTTGATGAAAAAAATTAAAAATCAAATATTCTTAACAGCGTGTTTATTACTTGCTGCTTACCTTTTTTACACTTATATCTATGACGGTACAGAAACATTAATAAGTGTAATTGATAATAAAGAATATAAAGTAAGAAGAGGACCAGATGCACAGTTAAGAGCTGATATTTTAGCAGTTTTGAGTATGAAATTTAAGATTATAACAGATAACCTTAAAAATGATCAAAGATATTCAAATGACACAGCTGTTAAAAGACTTATTAGGAATTATAATCAAGGGATTACTCTTAAAGAAATAGGAAATATGGAAAATGAGGCTGCATATGTTATTAATAAAAAGAATATGTCGTTTTGTTTGCAAAAAACTAAAAATGGATTAACTTTAGAAGATCTTAATTTAATAACATATGTAGGTATTCATGAATTTGCTCATGTAATGTCTGAAGAAATAGGTCATGGATCTGAGTTTATTAAAAATTTTGAATTTCTTCTTGATTACTCTAAAAAAATTAATTACTATGACCCTTTATTGAAACGAGAAATTCCACTTTATATTCCCTTAGAACAACTTGATACAGAACGTAGCTATTGCGGCGTAAGTTTAGAAAATTCTGTAACTTAATTTAATTTTATTTAATTTTATTTAATTTTATTTAATTTTATTTTAAAGTTAAAATAAAAATAACGATTATTATTATAAATAAAATTTTATTTTCATTTGGTAGAAAGAGAAGAACTCTCAAAGGAAAAGTTGGAAAAAAACCACCTGCAAGATTATTAAAAGCTTGTAAAAAACATGGTATCAAGTGCACTAAAAAAGTAGGTAAAAAACGTCGTTACAAAAAAATAAGTGTTCTTAAAAGACAACTTGCTAAAAAACTTCGTTTAAAGAAACGTAAAAATTCCAAAAAACGTAAAAGTTCCAAAAAACGTAAAAACACCCGCCGTCGTAAATTTTCAAGGCGTTTCCGTTTTGGTGATGCAGCGGATTTTAAACAACCTGCAAATTATGGATATAACGAAAAACCAGAAGAAAAACAAGGTGTTCTTTCACAATCTTCACAGGTAGTTACACCTGCAAATAACATGAATCGCCCACCTGGTTTTGGACTTGATCCAAATTCACTTCCAACTTATGGTGTTTATCGTCCATTTTTTACCGAACAAGTTCCTACACAAGTCGGGCCAAATAGCATAGGATTTATGGGACAACCTGATGGGTCACTTTACCCTGTAGGAGGACCATTTTCTAGATACACATCTTTTGGTAAAAGGCGCAAAAGAAATTATTGACTAAGGCGTTCTCTTTTTGGTGTTAAAGAAGCACAAGATGGGTTAAATGCTTTAAAAGTAACTAAAAGGGGTAGAAGAACAACAAGGGATATGCATAGACTTGCAGCAAATAAACTAGCTGAAAGTCTTGCTCTAAAACGTTTAAAAAAACCAAAACTTACCAAGGCAGAACTCCATGCAATAGCTGGATTACATGATTTATCAACAAGAAAAGTTCGTTTTGGAAGCAGGTATGCTAGAGCAAAACAAGGTATTTATAATAAATCCCAAAGAATCAAACAAATGATTCGTAATAACCCAAAGCGATCAGCTGCTTTAGCTGCTGCTCTTCTTGGAGGCGGGCTTATTGCTAGAGAAGGCGTACGTAGAAGTTATAATGAACGTGCTAAAGGTAGTTTAGGTAGTAGAAGAGAAAGAATGCGAAATATAACTGGTCATACTGGAAAAACATTATACGATGTTGGTGTTGGTACAGGTCGTGTCGTATTGACACTAGCTGATATTGCAGATGAAGTTCAAAATGGAGAAGAATACAATAGACATCAAAATGCGAGAGAACGTAGAGCCCATCCACGTGGTGTGCTTCGTCATTTTTATTGATTAAAAATCAATGTGTTTTAATTGTGTAAGTAATCGTTTAGGATAAATAACGTTAAATAAAAGATAAAAAGAATCTGTAATGAAATATCCATCATTTTGTTTAATAATAGTATTACTCGTTACTGAGTGTTCAATTCCAAAAGGATCTTTAAAGGTTTTGTTAAAACCTGTTAATGAATCTTTTAGACTTATATTGTAATTATAAAAAAGTTTGTCGTCTTTTACAAAAAATTGGGGGTCATTTAATTTTAAATTAATAATAACACTTTCCAAAACAATTGGTTGAAGACTTGTTTTAGGTATTGATACAATTTGTATTCTTTTAGTTGTTATAATACCATTTACACATTTTTCACATTGTTGTACAATTCCAGCTCCTAAACAATTACTACAGTTACTAAAAGAAAAACCTCTACAATTATTACAAAATTTTTGCTCACATGAACAATTTGTTTTATGATTTATTTCAACTTCTCTTGTAGTAGATTCTAGGAATTCTCTAGGTGAAATTGTTAAATTTACTTCTTTTTTAAAACCAAAAAATGAAGAATTTTTTTTAAATGCATTACCTTGGTTTAAAAATGTTCTAAATATGTCATTTAAATTTATAACATTAAATTGTGGTAGTGGTTGTGGTATTTGGTTTTTTGTTAAAAATTCATATGCCAATGTAATATTCTTAAAGTCTTCTTCATTACCACCCTTATCGGGATGATGTTTTAAACTTAATTTGTGGTATTTTTGTTTTACCATTTCTTTATTAAAATCATCTGGTAATTCCAATATCTTTTTAGCCTGGTTAAAATTCATTAAATCAATTTAACTTTTATTAATTTAATAAATTTTATAAATTTTTTTATTTTAACGAATTTAAATTCGTAGAAATTCCTTTTAAAGTCTTCTTTTTAACCTATCAATTCTTTTTTTAATTCTATTTTGTTCCTTTGTTAATACTTTATTATTTGACGCCCAAACGTTTCTTTGATTCATTGTGTATCTTCCACTACCAGTTAGGTGAGGTACATTTTGTTTATTTACTTCTTCAAGTTTTTTTAAGGATTTCTCTAGTTCTTTAATTTGCTCTAATATTTGTGGTTTTTTGCTTATCATGTATTCTTTTTCTTTTACTTGTTTTAAAAGTGCTTGTACATGGATGAGTTTATTTTCAAGATCTCGTTTTTTTTTTATTAACTCCAAATCGTAAATTAAAACTTTTACGTTTCTTAGAACGAAGTTTTTTACGAAGTTGTTTCATTAAAAGAGTTTTTGATTTATAAACAGTTCTTTTACCTACTTTTTTAGTGCACTTGATACGATGTTTTCTACAAGCTTTCATTAACCTTACAGGCGGTTTTTTCCCCTTACTTTTTGAACGACGACGGCCAAATTGTGGGTATGTGAAAAGTGGTCCAAGAGCTTTTGCCTCACGGTTTGGCGATGATCTAGGTGGTGGTTTTCTCTTAAATTTATACGGTTTTGGTAGAGGTCCTATTATTTCAGTATAATACCCAATTGGCTTACCTTTAATACTACCTGTCTGTACAAAACGAAGATTTGGATATTTCTTTTTTACGCCAAAATAAGAATATTTTAACATTTAAACGCTTTTTATTAAAAGCTTTTATTTTATTTTTGTTTTATAATTTAATTCCAAAAAGTGAAAATCTTGTTGAACGACGGCGACGGGTGCTTTTACGACGCTTTGATCCTTTACGTTTTTTGGAACTTTTACGTTTCTTTAAATGACGTTTTTTACGAAGTTGTTTTTTAAGAACACTTATTTTTTTGTAACGAAGTTTTTTACCTACTTTTTTAGTGCACTTGATACGATGTTTTCTGCACGCTTTCATTAAGCTTGCAGGTGGTTTTTTACCCATACTTTTCTTACCTTTCTTACCAGCTTTGCGTCTGTACCGACGACGGCGACCAAACCTTGTTGTTTGTTTCATCATTTCTTGATTACCACATTGGTTACCAAACTGAGGGTAACGACGTCCAAAACCCATTGGGTTCATAGTTTGTTTCATCATTTCTGGATTACCACATTCTTGGTTACCAAACTGGGGGTAACGACGGCCAAAAGCCATTGGTTTCATCATAGCTTGGTTACCACCAAAATACCGACGTCCAAAAAGAGTCTTGCGGCCGTATCTAAGATAACGTCCAAATGCAGCTTCCCCAGCACCTGCAGCTACTTCATCGGGTGCTGGAAGTCCAGCGGGAGCTTTCTTTTTACCAAATGAATAAAACATTAAATTTATAAATTTATAACTTTAATCATTATTTTATTTTAAACGAAAATTAAAAATTTAAAAATTTAATTTTAACTTTTAAATTTTTGTAAAGTTAAAAATGCGGCAATTTGTTCAGCTTGTTTTTTACTTTTACCAGTTCCTTGACAATGTTGAATTGAATTAATAACAACAGCTACAGTAAAAGTTCTATTATGAGGAGGTCCATCTGTTGAAATAAGAGTATATTCAGGGGTGCTAGGTTTTATTTTATCATGTTGAGCATATTTTAATAAAAGGTCTTTATAATTGTCTTCTACCAAAATTTCATTAAAATCAAGTGTTTCAATTATATTTAAAACAAAACTATTTACTGAATCAAATCCAAGATCATTAAAAATTGCTGCTAAAAGGGCTTCAAACGTGTCTTCAAGTATTTTTTGAGATTCTCTTCCCTTAATATTTTCAACATGGTTACTCATTAAAATAAATTTTCCTAAGTTAATTGTTTTAGCTAATTTTGCAAGTTGAGATCCATTTACTAATTTTGTTTTAATTCTTGTTAAAAAACCTTCATCGCGGTCAGGGTATTTATGGTAAAGAAAATTTGCAACAATTAAACTTAAAACAGAATCTCCTAAAAATTCTAAACGTTCATTGTGTTGTAAAAGGTACTCTTGAATATCGTTTTTATTGTATCTTTTAACTGCTTTATAAATTGATTTATGAACGAGAGCTCTCTGGTAGTAACTAACGTTTTTAACTTTCATTCCAATCATTATTTGAATATCTTCTCTAGTAACATGTGGTTTTGAAAAATCATGTGTTGCAAGATCTTCTTCAATTTGTTTTAAAATAATCTGTTCCTTTTTACTTTCTTTATCACAAAAAATTTCATCGTCTTCTGAAGAACTTTCTGTGATAAATAAAGTTTGCATTTTAAAACTTAATATAACTTATTTTATTTTTTTAAATTAATTTTATTTTAAATAAAAGCTTAAAATAAGATAAAAAGTTTTTAAATGGAAAGTAAAATAATAAAACACCTTGTAACTACTTATGTTAATAAAAAGTTTAGAAACCCTGAAAAACAAAGAAAGTTTTTAATTGATTGTATTGAATCAAATGGATACATTGTTGAAAAAAACCTTGAAGAACAAACTGACGAAACCGAAGATTTTGACGATCTTTATCAACATTTTATGCCATCTCAAAGTTCTCAACAAGAAAGTAATTCTTTTCCAGATTTTAAACAAAGTATTCAAGAACAATCTCAAACTTCTGTTGATCCATATGGATTTAACAGAACTTTTATTAATGCAAACTCCGTTACAGCAGATAAATTGAATGTACTTCAAAAAAGAGGTATAACTTATGAAGAAACCCAATTTAACCAAGTAAAAGAACAAATGGAACAATTAATAAATAGATCATTAAAAAACCAAGATCTTTTTGATAAAATTTTACAAACTGCTTTGAATATATATCTTAATATTATGATATATTACAAAGATAATCCATTTGGTTTTACAGAAAATAAAGGTAGTTTGAAAAATGGATATATCTTTTTATGTGTATATTATTCTTTTATTTATAATGGGGTTTCCATAAAAATTGAAAAATTAATGGAATCATCTGAAAAAACACGTTTAAAAGATTTACCGACTGCACAAAAAAATATAAAAATGATTTTTAATAATGTAAATGGATATAGTTTTATAAATAAAATTACCGTTTTTACAAATTACTCTATTTTATTTAAAAAAACTCTTAATATTTCAAATCAAGAATTAATTGCAAAGATTGAAAATGTAATTGAAGAAACTAAAGAATTAATAGCTTCAAGTAATTTAAAATTATATTCTGTTATTTATTTTGTATGTAATGATTATTATCCTTTTAAAGTTAAAGTAATTTTTAATGAAACTGAAACTCGTATAACTTATGATTTATTAAACAAGGTTATTGAACCTTTTTCAAGTTCAACTGTTAGAAAAATAACTGACCAATTAAGAACTCTTAGAATTTAATTTAGATTTAACTGGATCAATGTATTTTTCTGCCATATATTGTCCAAATTTCACATCAACTGAATATTGATCCTTTCCTGATTCTAGTTCTCTTTTTCTTTTCATCATTTCTTTAAATATTTCAGGTTGAAAATCTCCATTTAAAATAGTTTCATAAAACATTTTATTTTTTGTTCTAAATTCCATAAAACGGTCACCAATTTCTTGATTATTTTGTTTTAATTTAAGGATTTCATAAACAGTTTGTTCAATTTCATCTGCAGTTAAACTCATTTTTTTTAATTGAGTTTAATTTTTTAAATTAATTAATCTTTATTTTTTAAAAATAAATAAATAAGAACTGCAGCAACTAAAACACCCAAAATAGTTGTTGTTGAATCCATAGAACCAAATGACTCTTTGCCAGTTTTAACAAAATCTACTACATCAATTGGTTGCGAACCAGTTTCATCAGTTAATTGAGGTGGGGTAAGATCAACTTCTTGAGTTTCATAGGCCGCGTCCATTGTTTTTGACATGTAATCTCTTTTCATAGTATCAAAAACATATGGACTTTTATAGTATTCACTTAAATTAAGCTGTGATTGAAATGCATTTTCAACAGCAACATCGGAATCAACGTTATTAACACATGTTGTTAAATATGGTGATCTAAAATCTCTTTTACAACCTGTATAATCTCCTAGACTTGTTGGAGGTAATTCCTTTACAAATAATTGTGCAGATATATTTTGAGTAACATCGGCCATTTTATCTGGGTTTATCTTTAACAAAGAATTTATTTTTAAGTTTTATTTTTTTATTTTTTTACAAATCGTTTAAATACTTTAAAAAATAAAACTTAACAAAATTAAAATGGATCAAACACTTGATCACGATGATGTATGGAGTGATTTTTTTACAAGTCGCCTTGATTTAAAAACTGAAAATTGTGAAAAAGAAAATACAAATTGTAAGGGTTGTGGAAGTTGTAAAGATACTTTTACAATCAGATCAGGTGATATAGTGTGTATTGAATGTGGTCTAGTTCAAGAATCAAGTATAATTAGCGATGATCCAGAATGGAATAATTATGTTGAAGAAGGTGTTATAAATGGAAGTGGAATTCGTTGTGGTAATGTTTTAGACTCTACAAATCCTTATGATACAGGTAATACTTTTGTTCCTAAATACCACTGGTCTTGGCATCTTGATGAAAATGGTGTTAAAAGATATACAAATTTATCTAAAATTGCTATAAGAACAAGTTATACATCAAAACAAAGAGCATTTGATGAAGGCAAGTATTCATTTGAAAAAATACAAGAACGTTTAACTCTTTCACCTATAGTTTTTAATACTGCAAAATTATTTTGGGGTATAATCTTAAAAAGTGACATTCTTAAAAGAGGTGGTAATCGTAGAGGTATGAAAGCTTGTTGTATTTTTTATGCTTGCTTGTGTGAAAAACAGCAACGTAATCGTGAAGATATAGCTGATGCATTTGATATCAAAGGTTCTCAAGACTTTACAAAGGGTGAAAAGATTTTTAGAGAAATTTTTGAAAAAGACCAAAATTATTCATGGATTCTTTATAAAGATTCTGATAACGAATCCATGTATCAAAGATATGTCAATCAATTTAACCTACCTTTTAAATTTATAAAAACTATGATTCTTATTAAACAGCATACTCGCGAACATCTTTTGGGTATTGCTACAAAATCTGAAATTGCTGGAATACTTTTTTATACTTGTAAAGAAGTTTATGGTTTAAAACACCCCAATAAATCTGAAATTGCAAAAACCATTGGTATTTGCAATCCTACATTAAATAAAGTTATTGAAATTATTAAATTTTTTTATCTAAAAAATGATGAACCTAAAAAAATAATATTTAATTAAAGTAAATAATGCAAAATAAAGTTAAGATTTCTAAATTTCAAAGAGTAAAAAATTTTATTAAAAAACACCCTAAAAAAATAATAGCAGGAGTAGCAACAACTGCTGCTGTTGGAGGTTATCTAGTTAAAAGAAATTATGATTATAATAAAAAAATAAAACAAGCTTATATTTGTAATCAACCTACAGTTGATAAATTATTTAGATTTTTAAATGATTTAAATATAAAATTAAATAAAAATTGTTTTGTAAGAGGAGCGTATGTTTTTGAAGATCCAGGTAATATAATTTTTTATAGTTTAATTAATGATAATTGCAATGATATAACAAGAGATCGTGGAACAAAATGTTTTATTTCACATGATTCTTTTTGGACTAATAAAAAGCATCCAAATAATATTATAAATGAAAATGAACCTTTAACGTTTTTTAATAAAAAACGTGCAATGTATGAAAAACTTGTTGATAACCACGTTATCATGTGTAATGGAACTTTTAAAAACATAAAAGTTATACTTTTTTACCCATTTACAACTCTAGATAATAAAAGATATCTTTATTTAAAAATAGAGACTAGTCCGTGTTTTACAGCTACACATGTTAAAGATTTTGCACACAGTAAAACTAACACTAAAACTCATTTAGTTGATAGACGTGAATCCAAAAAATATAGTGAAAAAATGAAAGTTGATGATGACATTTTTTATAAAAAATTTAATTTAGATAATAATATTATAGAAGAATATAATCAACAAATTAGAGTAGGATCAGAATTATTTATACCTTATCAAATTTATCAAAAAGTATATAAAAAATAATATTTAATTAACTTAACGACCTTTTGTCTTTTAACGACCTTTTGTCTTTTAACGACCTTTTGTCTTATGAAAATTTTATTAAATACCCCACCATTTCCACCAAATCCCATTATTATTTTAATTTTATTTATTATCTATTCAAAAAAAAATAAAGAATAAGGTTAAACGTCTTATGAATCTAGTTTTTCGTTTTGGTAAAAATTTTAAAAAAGGGTTTATTCAAGAGGCTAATCGTAGAAGCCGTATGAAAGGAACTACTGGTTCGTTTAATAAATGGTGTAATGCACAAGGTCTTGCAAAAGATGGAAAGGTAACACTGAAGTGTATAAATAGAGCAAAGCGTTCAAATAATGTTACACTTCGTCGTCGTGCAAATTTTGCAAAGAATATAAAAGCATTTGCTGGAGCAAAACGTTCAAGGTTTGGCAAAGCAAAAACTTCAAAAAAAAGTAAATATACGGCAAAAGCTGGAAGAAAATCACCAGGTGTTAGTGCAACTCTTTTTCCAGTTGGAACTGTTAAAAAAGGTTTAGATAAAAATATGTGGGTAATCGTTCAAACCTCAAAGGGTGTAAAACGATGGAAAAAAATGAGAAGTTCAAAGTTTGGTCAAACAAATGAAGAAACATTAGAAACACTTGAAAAATTTGAACAAGAAAAAGAAAAAATTGTTACAAAATTAGAAAAAGAAATTGAAATTGCTGAAAAAATAATTATAAATTATCCAGAAAATAATAGTTTGAGAAAAAAATCAATTCGCTTATTTCAAAATGCAAATTATTATTTAAATCTATTAACTAAAGACAATATTAAAAATTTTATAAATGATTTTAAAGACATAATAATATGCTTTACTGGATTATTAACTGCCTTTATTATTATGGCTAATCAATATGATTATTTTGAGAAAAGTACTAATAGGTTTGCTAAAGGTTTGTATTCTTTATTTGGTAAAAAGAATAACGTTTATCCAGGTCCAAGATTCACTCCCCAAGCACCCGTTTGGGGTCCAACTGGTATTAGACGTATTTTTACACGTGTTCCAGGTCCTTTTGCTCTTGGAAAAAGAGGAAGAAGTAATAGTTTAAATGGTGAATTACCACATGCAAAAAGAAAATAAATTAAACTTTAAAATAAAATAAAATTTATATTTAAAGAAATGAACTCAGATGATCTTAAAAAAGAACCCAAAAAAAATGAACCCAAAGAATGGCATCAACAACAAGCAAAACTTTTAAAAAATTGGGCTGAAGTTGCGTCTAGTTATCGTTGGATGCATAACCAGGCTTATATGATTTATAAAAAGAAAAATTTATACTTTATGTTACCTCTAATTATAATGAGTACAGTGGCAGGTACAGCAAATTTTGCACAAGCAACTTTTCCAGAATCCATAAGACCATATGTTCCACAAATTATAGGTGCTATAAACTTAATTGCGGCAATTATGACAACTATTTACCAATTTTTAAAAATATCTGAATTCATGGAGTCTCACAGAATTAGCTCCATAAACTATGGAAAATTGGCAAGAACACTTACAGTTGAATTAAATTTGCCTATAAAAGACCGTAATTCAGGTGGTGCTGAGTGCGTTAAAAATTCAAGAACTGAAATTGACCGGTTAATTGAACAAAGTCCTGCAATACCCAAAAATGTTTTGTTACAATACGAACGTATATTTGCTGGAAAAGGTTTATCGGAACCCGAAATAATTGTTATTAACAACGTTGATATCTATGAAGATCAGGAAAATAAAGTAGCAACAACTGTTTCGGAAGCTGGGTTGAAATTTAAATCTGTCATTTCAAAAATGAAAAAACCACTTTTCCAAATTGGACCAAGTAATAGCCCCACTGAAAAAAGAAAAGAAACCGTAAATAAAGAACTTACTTTTTTACAAGGTTCAAAACTTGTAAGTAATATTGATACAAATGTTGTCTCAAATGTTCTTGCTAAATTTAAACCTTCTGTTCAGGGTGTTCCACTTGTTCCACAAGTCCAATCTGTTACGTCTGTTCCATCGGTTCAAAAAGAAAATAATTTTTTAAAAGCAATTAAAACTAAACCTCCAATTGTTTTTACAGAGCCTAAAGAACCTGAAACTGTTGAACAAAGTGTTGAACAAAGTGTTGAAGAACAAGTTCAACAAGTTTTAAATGAAAACTCTGAACAAGTTGAAAACGTTGAAAACATTGAACCGGTTGAACAAATTTTAAATGAAATCATTGAACACGTTGAACAAGATCAACAAGACGAACCAAGATCAGTTAGCGATCTCATAAAAGCTTTTAAAAAATAAACTTAAAGAAAAGTTTAAATTAATTTTAAATTAAATGAATAAAATTAATGTTATTGAAACTTTACTTGAAATATCTGGAAAACATGGACTTTCTTTACAAAAAATCCATGACCAAACTGGTATTTGTAAAAAGAGTATAAAATGGGTTATCTACAATAGTAAAAACATTGAAGACGTCAATCCAATTTTGCATGGAAGTTATAAAAAGAAAATTAGAGTATTCTTTTTCAAACAGTTTGATAAAACTTACATGGATCGTAAAAAAGTTGTTAAATATCATTTAAAGAAAAATGATTTAAATTTAAATAATGGGGAATGTTAAGAGTAAAATGGAAAATATTCAAACACCTAAAAATTCTAGTAACGGTAATCAACCTAGTAACGGTAATCAACCTAGTAACGGTAATCAACCTAGTAACGGTAATCAACCTAGTATAGATGGTTCAGATGATCCATCAAATGTAGATTCAGACACTATTGTAGAAATAGATTCTGTGCCTATACAATCAATTAATGATTTTAAAAAATATTATAAATCTATTAAAGGTGCTTATCATGGAGAGGTAAGTTACGAATCCATAACCTTAGATCTTATTGCAATTTATTTAAAAGGTCAAAAGTTGTTGTACATTGAATCCAAAACATTTTGCGAACAGTGTTTATACCATCTTATGTTACCTGCTATTTTTATTTCAGCTGTTTGTACTGTTATTAGTGTTTCATTAAAAGATTATCAATGGGGTTCAATTCTTGTAGCTAGTTTAGCAGGTATTAATAGCTTTATTTTAAGTGTTGTAACGTATCTTAAACTTGATGCAAAGTCTGAAGCGCATCGTACAGCTAGTTATCAATTTGACAAATTACAAACACAGTGTGAATTTCATTCAGGTAGGTCATTATTGGTTAAAGAACAAATTCCAGATGAAACTATTTCAAAATTTGTTAAAGATGTTGAAAAAAAGGTTGTTGAAATTAAAGATGTAAATCAATTTGTTATACCTGAATTAATTAGATACCGTTATTCAACAATTTATGGAACAAATGTTTTTGCAATTGTTAAAAAGTATAAAACAGATCGTATGTTACAAGCTCAAAGACTACTTACAATTAATACATTACTCCTTGAAGAAAAATGGTATAAAGGCCCTCCTAAACACATTGTAAGCGAACCATCTGAGAAAAAGACCATGTTTAAGGTTATTACTAATATTTTTACTGATACTACTGAAAAGATAACTATTTATACAGAACCTGAACTAGATATTTACACTGCTACTGAACACGAATTAAAAAATGAAAAGGATCGTTTAATTAATTTAATTATAGAATATCGTAAAATTAGTTCAAGGATTAATGACGCTTTTAATAAAGAGATTGATAATCACATAAAGAGAAGGAATAAAAAATGGTGTTATTTTAGCTTTTTGAAAACTTAACTTTTTTTTAACAAAAATTTAAATTACTGTAATCTAAATTTTTTTTAAAAAATAAAAGAACCAAGGCAACTTGTAAAATGGATCTTTTAAAGTTTGAAAAAATGAGTATATCAAATCCTTTAAAAAAAATTCAGCAATTTAATTTAAAACTTAAAATCAATGATCCTGATTTTTATGAAAAGGTTATCCATGAAATAGTTTTTGTTGCAAAATTAATTGAATTAAAAAAAGAAAAAGAAGAAGCTGATGGACGTATTAACAGTGCTATCAAAGAAATACCTTTTTTAGAAAAAATGAAAGAAATTTTACTTGAAAAAAATCCAGACTGGGTTATAGAAATACCTAAATGCCGTGCATTTTATGATATTATGATAAATTCTATTTTAATAAATCTTAAACTTACAGATTGTAAGTCATCTGATAACTGTGTTAATAAAAGATCTATTTATTATAGTATAACAGGTTGTTTAGATTATCCATATTCATCAACATGGAATGATTTTCTTGAACAACTTAAACAAGCTCAAGCTGCAAAACAAATTAAACAAAAGCGTAATAAATCAACTGAGTACCATTTTTTAGTAAAAAATAAAATAACAGGTGATGTATTATTAAAACCTATTTTTGATATACACACATTTATTAGTAATCCAAGTAACGATCTTCAAATTAACTGGAAAAATGAATTTAAATTTAAAGTTGTTGATTGCGAGTACTTAATAAAAGTTGAAGAATTACTTGTTTGTGTTCAAAATAGTGTTAGAAGTTTTATTGAAAGAACACAAGAATTTGCTAATTATGATTTAACTAGTCTATTGGGAAATTAAACAAATTGATTTGGTATAATTGCATTACTAATTTGTTTATGTCCTATTTTAAATCTTCCAGAATAAATATAATTTGTTTGAAATAAATCAGAATTTAAATAATCTTTAATTAACTCTAAATTTACATTTTCATTTTTTGGAATACAACATAACAATGAACCTCCAAAATACATAACTTTATCTACAAAAGCTATTTCTTTACTTCTTGTAAGATTTTTAATGTAAATACAAGGTTTATTTAAATTATTTTTAATGTGGGTTATGTTTCTTGGAGCACCCCATTCAAACCAGTTTTTTTCTGTAAATTTTTTTATTTTTCTTGCCATTAATTCTTTTTTATTGGCTTCAAGATGCTCGTTAATTTTAGTATCTGTTGTGGGAAAGGTTTGTGTAAAAATGTATTTTTTTGTTGTTTTTTGGTCAATTAAAATTGGTGTATTACCAAAATCAACACAATAAACAGAGTCTTTTCCGGAAACAAGCCCAACATAAATTTCAAAATGTTTATTAAAGGATTCACCGTTTATTTGTGAATCGGTAAATGTAATAATTCCATCATTTACATTAATTACCATTTCTTTTTCATTAACTTTAGTCTTGCAAGTTGTTAAACCTTTTTCATAACGAAATACAAGTACATCAATATTTGCTTCTTTAAAAAGTTTTTCATTGTTGGGAAATAAGAAATCGGTAAAAGAGCCTGTTTGTGTCATTTTAGTAATTAAATTACTTGAACTTGTTAATTTTATAAAATCCGATGGAACTATAAAGATCATTTCTCCATTTTCTTGCAAATAGTCGTAACACAGTTCTATAAATTTAATATAAAGGTTACCTTTACACCCCTTTACATAAGGAGGATTTCCTATAATTGTTTTAAATTTAACATCAAGCTTTTGCTCAGTAAAATCTCCATATAATACACTTTGGTATTCATTAAAATTAACAACGTGTTTTATAAATTTATCTATCTCACAACAAACCATTGGGTAGTTTTCATTGTATTCTTTAAATTTTTGTAATAAATGTCCAGCACCAAAAGATGGCTCTAATAACTGGGACGATTTGTATTTTACTTTTTCAAAAACAAATTGCTGTAATTGATCTGAAATAGTAAAATATTGACCTAAGTTTTTTTTTATACTCATTTTACTAGGCAAAACGCCGTTAATAGGCAAAACGCCGTTAATAGGCAAAACGCCGTTAATAGGCAAAACGCCGTTAATAGGCAAAACGCCGTTAATATTAATAAGGTTTTGTCTTTAAATAAATTTAAAGAAACTTTTAATTTTATTTAAAATGCATTTACCTGATTATAAAAGGGGTACAAATCGTGATAATTATTATGCTTATTTTAAATACACCTTTTTAGCTCCAATTGCTTTATTGAGAATCATTGGACTTATTACCAGTCTTATGGTAGCCAATTATACCTTTATGTTTTTTCCAATGTTGTGGAATCATTTTTTTGTTTATATAATTGCTAAATTTATTGGATTTTTTTGCGGTTTTGTTTGTATTAATATTAAAAATAAACATCTTTTTGTTAAAGATGGACTCGTAACAATTTATAATCATAGTTCATTTTTAGATGGATTTTTATTATGTACTTTACATCCATTTTCTATTGTTATAAAAGCAGTTTATGCTAAATTTATAAAAGGTATTGTAAAAGCTAGTAATGGAATTAGTGTTGAAAAAAATTCTAACTGCACACAAAAAATAATAAATCATATTCATGAAAAAAGGGGAAATTTACTTATTGCTCCCGAAGGAACTTGTACAAATGGTAAATATTTAATTAATTTTAATCTTGGAGCTTTTATACCATTAGTACCTGTTCAACCAATACTTATACATTATCATTATAAGTATTTTAATCCATCTTTTAGTGAAAATAATAAACTTATTGTTTTATACAAATTATTGACACAGTTTGTTAATCATGTTACAATTGAAATCTTACCTTTACAACAGCCGTTAAAAAACGAAACTCCAAAAGAATTTGCTGAAAGGGTAAGAACTGTTATGGCTCAAGCTTTAAATCTTCCAACAAATTTAAACTAAAATACATTTAAAAAATTGAGAGTTTAAATTTTAAATTACTTAAATGAGGGACCCTTTTAGAATTTATTACAAATCTTGTACTAATAATTTTGAAATTTTTGATCCTAAAGTTAATTTTGGTTACTTTATATTATTTTCCTTATTTTTAGTTTATTCATTTCTTTTTATAAGTCTTTTTATTACTGTAAAAATAATGAAAATTGTAAATTACGAACCTTTAAAAATTGTTACCGTTGATAATTTTGATATTGTTTAATTTATTAAAAGAACTCCACTTCTAGCAGTTTGTGCTCTTGGATTTAAAACTCTATATATTACCCATAAAGCATCATTATTACTAAGATTTTGTATAACATTTATTTCACCTCTGAGTGCCAATAACCTTGTGTTAGCTAATAAATGAGATTTTAAATAATCTAAACACCCTTGTTGTCTAAGTACATTATACATTGCATGTAACAATTGTTGATAAGTTTGACCGTTTGTTGCAAAATCCTCTTGACTTAATTCGCTATCAAAATTATTTCTTCTTAAACCTATACCATTTATACCCATTCTTAAAAATGTTTGTTGAATATCTCTTATAATTATATCACAATTTGGATTAGGCGGTGGTTGTTGTGGTGCTTTATTTTTTGATACACCTCCTTTAACTCCTGATTTTTTACTTGAAGTTTTAACAGATGTTCCTCCAAATCTATTTTTGGAGAGTTTATTTAGTCTGCGGAGATCCGCATAAAGACGTTTAAGTGTTTTTGTTGGCATTTTAATTAAAACTTTTATTTTTTTTTATTAAATTAATTAAAAATTAATATGCAGACAATTTAAACGCTCCGTTAATTCCACGTAAAGCCACCTAATTTGGTAGTATTTTACGTAACGTTACGTAAATTCACGTAAAATACGTGCAGAGATTACGTAACGTTACGTAAAATACGTTATTTCCCTTTTAACAAAAAGGAAAATACCTTAGGCCTGGGTCTGCAGAGAATAGTAAATAAGTCTTTAAGGTTGTCAAGAAAGTACCCTTTTTAGCAAAAAAGTATTGTACCTTAGGCCTGGTTGTGCAGACAATAACAAAATATTAACATAGTGTATGAAGACTACACCCCTTTCTAACAAAAAGGCAATGTACTTTAGGCCTGGGTCTGCAGAGAATAACAAAGAAATGCCTCCTATCCCTTGTCCTCCTACTCCCAGGCATGGTTACAAGCAGTACTTCAATTACGACAAGTGGGTTTGGGAAGTGGTTCGTGTAGTTTAACAACTTTATTCATAAACACAAAAATAAAAAGAAGCTTAGGCTTCCCCGAAAGGGTATAACAAAGTGCCTAGATGTCTTCTAACGCTGTCGTCCCCAACGACAAAGAGCTAATTGTTCCCGAAATTGCGCCAGTTATCAATATTGCGAAACATATGGAATTGATGGAGTTAATTACATTGGCGCTGGATGCTGCCGATGACGAAGAGGAGTCAGCTGGCGAGGCTATGAGTGGTACTAAACAGTAGTTATCAAAAAATACAAAAAAATACAAAAATAAAAAGAAGCTTAGGCTTCCCCGAAAGGGTATAACAAAGCGCCTAGATGTCTTCTAACGTTATCGTCCGCAACATTGACGAACACATTGATCTTTACAAGTTCAGTGCGTACGAGCTCCGCTATTGGTTGATTGCCAAGTGTGTTGATGTCAAGATCCTGCCAGTGACTAAGCACTCTCTTGTCAATTTGGTCTGCAAGCACAAGTACAAGCAGTAAAACATTCATCAAAAAAAACACAAAAATAAAAAGAAGCCTAGGCTTCCCCGAAAGGGTATAACAAAAGAAAGCTCTTACATTTGCAATGTCTGCTGCTCTGCTCACTCGTCTTGCCGCGCTGGAGAAGGAGATCAAGGTTATCAAAACCGAGATCACCAAGGAAAGCAAGGAACCCAAGAAGAAGTCCGAGAAGAAGAAGCCGACTAAGATTGACGAGTGCAATACCGCCGAACAGGTCAAGGCCTTCAAGGTTGTTGAGCTCAAGGCGTGGTTGGCGAAGAACAAGGTTGAGGTGAAGAACTTGGAGGACAAGTACAAGGACGATCTTGTCAAAATCGTTTGGAAGAACATCAAGAAGGTCAAGATCACCGAGCCAGACGACGAGGAGTCTGACGACGAGGAGCCGTCTGACGACGAGGAGGAGGAGTCAGCTGGCGAGGGCTACGAGTGGTACTACTACTAAACGGTAACTTTTATCAAAAAAAAAACAAAAATAAAAAGAAGCTTCGGCTTCCCCGAAAGGGTATAACAAAAGTCTTACAGCCTTCAAAATGTCCTGCATCACCGAGCGCATTGCCAAGTTCATCGCCGAGAACGACCTTGACAACGATCTCTCTCAGGACCTTGAGAAGCTTGTCAAGGGTTGCATCCGTGACCTGTTTGAGCACGTCAAGGACGTACCCACGCAGGCCACCGCCACCAAGGAGAAGAGCGAGAAGCTTGACGATCCCTCTGGCGCCCAGCAGCGCGACGACCTTCGCAACTGCACCAAGGAAGTTCTCAACGCTTTTTGCAAGGAGAACGGACTTCGTGTCGGTGGCACCAAGAAGGAAGTCATGGACCGCGTCTGGCGTCACCTCCAGGACGAGTCCTCCGAGGACGACATCTCTCCTCGTTCCGAGAAGAAGAAGAAGGCCAAGGTTGTTGCTGTGAAGCACGAGTGCTGTGGTATCACTGCCAAAGGTGACTCCTGCTCCATCGTTGCGGAGGAGGACAAGATCGGTGGCAAATACTACTGTTGGCGTCACGCAAAGACCGCTCTTGCCGAGGCTTCTAAGAAGAAGGCGGAGTCCGAGTCTGAGGAGGACGAGGAGTAAATTTTCCTCAACAAACAAAAAAAAAACAAAAATAAAAAGAAGCTTCGGCTTCCCCGAAAGGGTATAAACAAAATGCCCACGCAAGAAGAATTATTGCAGGCTATAGAAAAATCTAGGATGGTGAAGAAAGAACTAGCTCAGCTCCTTGTTGAGCGAAGGAAAAACAACGCCATGCTTAGGGAGCAACTTATACAACTTCAAGGACCTTCATCCTGGAAATTTTTTTACAGCGAAATTCCAAAATGATTGAATTTTAAAACAAAAAAACAAAAAAAAAAGTTCTACATTACCTTCGGGTAGTGCTAGAACCCATTTAACTAGTTTTGTGAAAGGTGATTATTAACTTTCCGGTGGTATTTTCCAGTGGGAAATAACAAACCTTAGATTACCTAAGAAAACATTTAGCTACATTTCCAAAGAATGACAGTTATCTGTAAGGGAACGACTGGGTTTGGTTGGGCTTGCAGAAACAAGGTCAAAAATGGTACTTATTGTCATTGTCACAAGAATCAACAACCTGTTATTGTCTTGGCTGATGTAAGGATGGAGTTTTACCCCTATTTACTTGGTGGCGAATGGCCTTCTCTTGAACAGATAAGTAAGAAGGTTTGTGTTTTCTCTTGTGAAAAGAAGTTAAGGAATTATATCGCTTCTCTAATGCCTCCTACAACGTTGTATCAAGCTAAGATGGAGTTTGGAACAATAATGTTTTCATCCATAGAAATTATCAAGGCTAACATTGGTTTGTTGAATGACTACGCTCATTATGACCGTTTTGTAATGACATTAATAAGCAAGCTTGACAATTTTCCAGAGTTTGCTGAGTATCTTGAAGACTTTAAGAGGAAGTGTCATATGAAGTACCGTGAAGAAGCAAGGAATCGCGTTAATTGCTGGTACTTTAAACACCTTGATGACCTTTGTCCCGATGTTATTGAAAAGATTATAAGTTTGGTTTAACCAGTTGTAGTTGATAAAATCATTACCCATTAATATTATTTCTTCAAAAAAAACAAAAATAAAAAGAAGCTTTGGCTTCCCCGAAAGGGATTAATAGTTAGAATGGACGATTGGAATTGTTGCGGTGGTATGACATTGTACGGAGCTCCTTGTAGAAATAAGTTAAGAAATGGTAACATCTTTTGTCATTTACATAGGAATCAATTTGACGGTCAGCGTGTATTTCCTGATATGAAATTGTACGTTAAAATATCTTATCAATGGCCTTTTGTTAAAGAAATACAAAGTAAAGTTATACTTTTTACCGATAGTAATCAAGTTTCTACTTATATTAGTTTTTTGGTTGATTCTTCTAACAGAGTTAGTAGATTTAATATGAAAATCTATTGTTTTGCTATAATAGAAACAATTAAGGCAAACAGAGAACTAATTGATGAAGCCTATGATAGCTATATTTTAGATTTTTTAAGAAATATTGCTATTCATCCAGAATTTAATGATTATGCTCAAGACATAAAGCGTACATGTTTGAAGAGTTATCGTTTAGAAGCAAGGAATCGCGTTAATTGCTGGTACTTTAAACACCTTGATGGCCTTTGTCCCGATGTTATTGAAAAGATTATAAGTTTGGTTTAAAAATGAACGTGAAAAAAACAAAAATAAAAAGAAGCTTAGGCTTCCCCGAAAGGGTATAAAAGAAAGAAGCGTAATTTCGTTATCGCGAAGCGAAAACTTTTAAAACTGTTAGAATGGTTAGCCTTGACACCACTGTTTTCAAGAAGTACTACAATGACAACCACGTTGATATTTTTTTTCACGAGATGCTCAGGATCCACTACGATCAAACCATGATTGATTTCATCAATTATCATACTGATGAAAAGCTTATGTATTTTATGGACGAGATTTTCCCACCACCATCTTGTATGGTAGAGATATGGAACGCGTGGGATGCAAAGGGTCGTCCAGTTAAGTAAAGTTCCATAAATTTTCAAAAAAAAAAACAAAAATAAAAAGAAGCTTAGGCTTCCCCGAAAGGGTATAAACAAAAGAAAGATGAGTTCCTCTTCCACGCTCCTTATCAAGCATTTTGAGGAGGCTGGTATCAACAAGGACCACCTCAACAAGTTTTTTGACGGCATGATCAAGTACCATGGTGAAAAAATTATCCCTCAACTCATTGCGTTTTCTGATTACTGGCTTTACAACCTTGAAACCCTCAAGAACATTGTTTCCGATCCTTTCCTATCTCCTCCAAACGGTATGTATGGGTTTTGGAGCGGTTGGGTCAAGATCGGGCGCCCAACTTGTTAAAGAAAGTATTTAATTCAAAAAAAAACAAAAAATAAAAAGAAGCTTCGGCTTCCCCGAAAGGGTATAATTATAGTTTGCGATGGATCCTGTCCAAGACCCCAACCCTCGCCCCCTCAAGCGTCTTTTTACTTGGACCACTGAAGAACTTGTTAATAATTACAAAGAAGTTGCTTCTTATGTTCCTGATTACACTGTCCCTCCTCACAGCAACCGTGTTGAAGCGATTCAAAAAGTTTCTAGTTTCTTCAACAAACCAATTGTAGAAACATATAAAGAAGCTCCCAAGAAGTAAATTTATTTTCGTTAAAAACCTTCGGGTTCCCTAAATGGGTTTAAAAGTTCTTGCTAATTTTGTTGCAAAGAAACAACTTGTAAAAGTATTAAAGTTTCCATGGATTTCTATACCACGTTGTTTATTATTATTGCTATTTTGAACATAATTTATGGAATATGTATCTTATTTACGGATATATTTGATGATCTGTTGTTGTTTTAACAATTAAAAGTTCTCGCTAATCTCCTTTGGAGATTAGCTTTTAAAGGAGCTTTGGCTCGCCTGAAAAGGAACTAAAGTTCCGTCGTTCTCGCTCTGCGAGAACTTTAAAGGGAATAAAGTAAATAAAGATGAATACATCCATGTTGTTGTTCCAGAGGAGTTCTGAAATGCCTGAAGGTTTGTATCTTGAGCTGATGAATAATTTGAAGAAGGATTTTGATAACGTTGAAACTGCACCACCAGTTCGTCAAATCATTATTATTAATAAGAATATTCCAAGGATTATAGCTATGAGGAAAGATGAACTCTTAGAGCAGGTAATTAAGAATTCTCATAATTGGATTGACCGTGATAATTTTTTGGTTCAAATTACTAACAGAAGATATTCCTGGTGGATGTTAAGGGATCTTTGTGTTAAAAATAATCTTCCTATTATGAAAGAAAACCCTAAATGGATTGAACAGGAAGAAATTATGAACCGTAATGCAGGATTTCGTCATGAAATGAGAAGGGCTTCACCTGGTGTTATCAATTTGTAAAGAACAACTTTAAAGTTCTCAGCTTGCTTGTAAAAAAAACCTTCGGGTTCCCTAAAAGGGTTTAAAACTTGTTATTTATGTATAAACAGATTCAAAAGTGTTGCGACATGAACAAAAAAGGGGAATGTCTTCCATACGCTCAACCTTTTGAGTGCTGTGGTGTTTTTGTATCTCCTTTTAAATCATTTGATGATGTTAGATCTCATGCCAAAAATGTAGCTTGGGATAATTCTTCTTATTATTGTTTTACATGTGAGTGCAATTTTCAAAGTATTCAACAACATAAAAATTTCGTGAGTGCTCTTTTAAATAAATTTAGTCCTTTACCTTTTGATATCATTGAACGTATTAATTTTTTTGTTATAAAGGACCTCAAAGATCAATACACTTATGACCGAGCGATTCATCATATTAGACATGGTCTTAAAGATTCAACTATTGATCCAGATTAATTTATTTTTAACAAAACTTTTAAAAACCTTAGGGTTCCCTGGAAGGGTTAATTTTAAATTTATTTAAATGTCTTGTGGGGTTATCAAACAATGTACAGCAATTACTAAACATAAATGCCAATGTAAAAATCATGTAACTAACAATAGTGAATTTTGTGATAGACATTCTAAAATGGAGGCTCGCCCGCAAGTTGCCTCTGCATTGTCCTTCACAAATTGCAACTTTACCGGAAATACAGCACTGTATGGTGGTGTAATCAACGCTGTTCAGGTAAAAAATGAAACTGTTATGAATATCCCAGAAAATATCTTTGTCAATGGAAAGTTTGTTCCCAATGTTAATAAAGTACAAGTTGAATTTAAAAAACCAGCAAGAGGAAATGGATTTTAATTAACAAAACTTTTAAAAACCTTAGGGTTCCCTGGAAGGGGTTAAATAAAAGTTAAGATGGTTAATTCTCCAAAGTCTTATAAGATTTGTTGGAAATCACTACTTACACATTTTACTGGCAATGGGTTAAGGATTTATTCTTATCAAACTGCAAGAAACAGTATCGTTGAATTGAATGAAAAATACAAAAATTGCATTGAACACTGGATAGAATAAACTTTTTACCGCATTTCACCTTAGGGTGGATATAAGTCGGATAAAAGTGAAATGAAAAGGAAAGTGTGTGATGATATGGACATTCTTGTTGGATCTCTTAGTCAGTTAAACATGGATAATCTTAGCGTTATTGATACCCAAAATCCATGGGATGTACTCCAAAGCAATTATTCTAAACTCAATTCTTTGCATGAGCTTATAAGAAGCAATGGTAAAACTTTTAATTTGATGCAAAGACTTGTTGCATACATGGAAAGTGTTGATAAACATACTCAACATTATCTTCGTGAAATTAATTTCCATGATCCTACTTCTGGTTTTAGAATTGAAGCTGAACTTATCAAGAGTCTTTTAGAATCTTCTTTAAATGAACATAACCCTTTTAAAAAATTGAAGATTATATTAAAGGCTTATCAAGTTTTAGCTTTTATTGTTCAACAACCTTATCAAGTTACTGTTGAGGACGATCTTGTTAGTATGTTTAAAAAGATCAAGGTTTAAAAGCACCGCTAATTGCTTGTATAAAAAAACCTTCGGGTTCCCTAAAGGGTTTAAAAAAAAATATTGTTAAAAAGAAATGAATAATTCTGAAGTACTCGGTATTATTGACCAAAAACTTGATTCAATAAATGTTGGTGATTATTTAGAAGCTTACACTTTTAAAAATGGATATAGCATTAAAAAACAAACAGATGTGAAGTATGAGTTTAAGAATATGGATAGTGGAAAGACATATATTCTTACTAAAGAAGATCTAATTTCTCATTTAAATAAAGAAACTATAACAAATGTGGATTCTTATTCTCCTGGTTATAAGAATTTATGGTCCTTTCCTGGTGAGCATATACGTGCCGAATATCGTTCTGATTTTCATAAAATTCCTTTGGTAGATACAATTATTCCAGATGATGTTTGTGCTCTTTGTCAAGAAACTCTAAACAAAGGTTTTTTATGTAAAATCACGAATAGTGGTTGTATTCATGAGTTTCATTGTCGTTGTTTAAATAAGTATGTTAGATATTTCAGACAAAATGGAAATGGGTATTTATTTAAATGTCCTATATGCAGAAAAGAGGCCTATGGTATCCGCCACATTCGTCACGTTACAAGGCCAAATGACGTTATTCAATTATCAAGAAAATCAGGTTTTGGTAAAAATAAATTGTATAAATTACAACGAGATCTTAAGATTTTAAATGAGCTTAGGCTCACCTGGAAGGGATAAAAAGTTTAAAAGTTTAAATGACTCGTTGCATTGCTTTAACCAAGTTTGGTAAAAGGTGCAAAAGCAGTTGTATTAAAAACGAACAACATTGTTTTAATCATATTGAAAGGTATTGTAATGTTTGTGTAAATGTTTTAACTCCTGGTACCGCACTTTATCTTAAGAATTGTAATCATTTTTTTTGCAAAGAGTGTATTTCAACTTCTATTTACAAAAATCAGTGGTATGAAGAATTTTCTACAGACTCTCCGCTACTTTGTCCTGATTGTAAAGTAGAACTTTGTGATAGCGATTGGCAAATCGTTACAGATTATCTTGTTAATAAACGTATTGTCAGGAGAAATGTGGTTTATAATGTTCTACTGAACCCAGTTTTTTTTAATAAATACCATGAAAAATTAGAACTCAATTCATTCTATTATTGGGTAACTGAAAATAACACTAAAATGTCAGACAGCATGAAGAAACTAGTATTAAATCGTGAAGTTACAGTTCTTAACAGCGGTCGCAAAGTCAATTTTACTCTACTTTTAAAAGAAGCTCAAGTTAAACGTGTATTTTTTCCAGTTTATGATGCAACTAAAACTACTGAGCAAGTTAATTTTTATGTTTTCAAAATTAATTACCTTTTGATACGCATAAACTTTGAAGAAAATAAGAGATTAATTGCTGAATATGTTTTTAAACCTGATCGTTTATTAAGAATGGGTGAAATGAACAAGTTGTATTGTTTAGATTACATTGACTACCTTTAAATACCGCAATCTCCTTTGGAGATTGCTTGTAAAAACCTTCGGGTTCCATGAAAATGGTTAAAAGTTGCCACTACGTGGCAACGACGTTGTTGCAAAGCAACAACTTGTAAAAGTTCTTGCGTAAAGTTCTCTACGAGATTGCTTGTAAAAGTTTTAAGTTATGGATATTTACCAAGTTTTTGATATCCTTGTTGAACAGCCTGGAAACTTTAAACAAAATATGGAAAAGTTATTTGAAAATTTTGAAAACAATTTAAAACCAATTATTTCAAAAAGAAAGATTTTTTATTGCGTTCATAACACTGAACAGAGAAATTGTAAGCGGTGTAGAGGTAAAAACATTTGTTGTCACAATAAAAGAAAACAATATTGCAGGGATTGCGGAGGTTCTCAAATTTGTATCCATGACAAGATAAAACACAGTTGTAAATTTTGTTGCAATCCTTCTCAAGTTAAACGTAAAATTTGTTTAAAAGAAAATTGTAAAGATCGTTCATCTAAAAAATATGAATTTTATTGCAAAAAATGCTTTTTGAAACGTTAAAGAAATTATTTAACAAAAATAAATAACACCTTAAAGTTACCTTCGGGTAATAACAAAGGTAATAAAGTTTTCCATGGATCCTTTTGTGGTTTTAAACTTTTCTTTTTTTGAGTTTAATAATGGGTTATATGATACGTTTGTTATTGAATACCCTAACAGAACTGTTTGTATAAAAATTGAAAGTTTAAATAATTACACGTTTATGGATAATAAATTAATAATTACCGATTTATTTTTGGAACAGTTTATGGATTTTTTTTGTAATCCAAAAAACAAAGATTACAGTTCAATTACCATGTACAACAGTAAAATCTTAAGAATTATTTAAACTTTTAATTTTTTAACTTTTAACTTTTAACTTTTAACTTTTAACTTTTAACTTTTAACTTTTAACTTTTAACTTTTAACTTTTAACTTTTTAAACTTTTAATTACCTTTGGGTAAAACTAAAGGGTATAAAAGGTACAAAGCAACAACTTGTACAAATGCTTTACACCGAGTATCACAATATTTGTGCAACTATGATTCAGCGAAAGTGGAAAAAGTTTATTCTTCAAAAGAAAATTTGGTACCTCCTTAAACCAAAGGATCCTATTAGTATCAAGCAAAGAAACATTGAACTTGATCTTATTTGCAAGGCTTGGAAAAGAATTCATGCTAAAACAACTTATTTTAGAAGTTTTATTGTCACCTTTAATATGAATTTGGAAGAAACTAGACAAATTGAATTTACCTTTATTGGTCGTGACGAGTATTCTGCATATGATATTGGTTATGATGAAATATCTTATCTCAACAAACGAGAAACTCTTAATCACTTAAAGAAGGTAAAGAATTTGATGTCTATAAAACTTAAGGCTATTGTTACTCACATGAATTTTTATGGATATCCTGAAGTTTTGAAAATTAATGTTACAAGTTGTGACAAAGTCACAACGTTGCAATGAAATCTCTTGTGTAACAAATTGAATTCACGTAAATTTTTTCAAAAAAATAAATAAATAAACATAAAAGGAGCTTTGGCTCGCCTGAAAGGGAATGGTGTATCCAGATCGTATATTACCTTATGACGAACCTGAAGAAGAAGATCGTATAGATGATCTAAGAATGTTTGCAGCTTCTTTACCCAACTTTAACCTCATTAAACCAGTTGATCTTGAGTATATCTTAAAAAGAATAGTTAATATACAAACTGGTTATTCTCTAGTTGGTTATTGTGTTTATGGAATGCGTTATAATCGTAGAGAACTTCGTAGAAATTGGGAACGGTATATAAAAAGGTATCAAGCAGCAAGAACAATTAAAAAATATATCATACCTTATTTAAATAACCCTGAAAGACCTACCGTAAAAGCAAGGTTATTGAGTGAATATCAAGAACTTAATGAAACCTTTGGGTTACTTAATGTTAGTTAAAAGCAATTAAAATGGATCTGGATGCTCTAAAGATCCAGTCACTTAATAACATCATGGAAAAATTGTACAATGAGTCATGCATTAATTTCTTTGAAAATATTGACAGCTGTCTTTTTCTTGTACAATTTTATGCTCAATTAAAAAACCATTGTTTGCATGATCTTATTGTTTTAAAAGCAAAGGATAAAGACGATTACTATAGAATGGTTAAATCTATTTGGGATGATTATCTTAACCGTTAAAATAAATTTAAAAGGAGCTTTGGCTCGCCCGAAAGGGAATAACTTGTAAAAGATGTCTTACTCACCTGGTGATTTTTCTTTTTTTACTTGCCAAGAAACAATTGCTATGTATTCACACGATTATCAGATTGTGAATAGTAACAATTTATGGGATTATTTAAAGAAACGCAATACCCATGAAGCTATTCAACTTGGCTATGATCTTTTTAGTTTAGATTGGTACAGTGATAGTGGTTCTGCTATAAATGCTAGTATAGGTGAGATGGAATGGATTGCAAAGAATGGTTGGATTGCTTATGTTACTTTTATGAAAAATAAAGCGTTGCGATAAAGCAATCCTTTAAAGTAACTTAAAAAAATAAACTTAATAAATTTAAAAAGGAGCTTTGGCTCGCCTGAAAAGGAACAAACCTTGAAAATGTTTGGAAGAAATTTTAATAGCATGGATGCTTCGGATTATGCTAAAATGGACAAAGGAATTGCAAGTGACACACTCCAAGAACGGCAAATTAGTAGAATCACTGATCCCAGCTTTAATAAAGTTATGATATCTGTTAATCCTTGTGCTGCAGTTGTTGATGAAATCAAGAAAGTTTTTGAAGTTAGTGGTAATTTTGAAGAAGACAAAGCTCGTGGAGAAGCTTATGGTAAATCAATGGGAGCAACACCCGATAATGTTAGAATGATGGGTGTTGCTGCTTCTCAAGGTTGGGATGAAGCCGCTAAACAAATGATGAAACAATGTAATAACGATTACAGCGCTATGCGTGCAAGATTTGGTTAAAAGCTTTGGCTTTCATAAAATGATATAGTTAATGAGTTTTGTGATTGTTGAAATTATGGAGTCAAAAACACCTGAAGAAATACATTATAATGCTATCTGTTTTATTAGAAAACAAGAAACATTTATAAGGTATTTGATAAATATTAGTTACTATTTTTTTAACTTATTTTTTTCTTTTATAAATTTTTTAAAGATCATTATTTATTTTAAATCATTTGATATAAAAAACGTTACTGTAGAATATCTTGGTGATACAAGGTATTTAAAAAGACCTTTAAATTCTAAATTTATTGTGTTAGATAACGGTATTGAAATATATAATTTTTTTATTCCATATGAAAGTATATTACAATATGGTTCTAAAGATAATGTTGTTGCCTTGACTATTTTTGGAAAAATTGAATTTGGATTAAAAAAAATAAATATTAAACAAGGTACAACACAATTTCTTTTACAATTTGAAACTATTTTTGCAGAAAATGTTTGTGATATTATAAAAAGAAATATGTATTATCACATTAAATACAACAAAATTGATAAAAAATTAATTGAAAAATACTACGTTTAAATTTAAAACTTATTAAAAAACCTTCGGGTTCCATGAAAATGGTAAAAAGTTCTCGTAGAAATTGCTTTATGTTCAAGCCGTTTGTAGAAAATGCTTGTAATGATATTACGTGTAATAATTGCACAGTTAGACGAATGCAAGTATGTTTTATTAAAAAAGTATTATCAAAAAAAAACTTAACAGAGGACATCATTGATATTATACTCTGGAAAGTTTATCATCAACCGGTTCATCCATTGAAAAGAAAAACAATAAATTTTTATGGATAAATATAATTTAAAAGCACCGCAAAACGGTGCGATCGCAATCTACTTTGGAGATTGCTTGTACAAGAGTCACTAACGGTGACTCGTTGCAACGTTGTGTCAAAGACACAACTTGTAAAAACCTTCGGGTTCCATGAAAATGGTTAAAAGTTCTCGCGATGTTTATCCATATTGCTAGAGATGAATGGAGAAAATATTGGCTACCTTTTGGTAATATTACTCGTGAATCATTTGATCAATATTTATTGACAATACTTTGTTCTGAAGATCTTGAAATGAATGTTAGATGTGTTATTATTATTGGAGATTATTTAACAATCACTGAAAAATTTTCAATTATTAACTTAAATGAAAAACCTCATTTTAGAGTTCTAAGTTATCTTAATCAATTTGAAGACAATGTTATTGAAATAACAATTCAACCTGAATATCTTGAAAAATTATACTTAAATATGTCTTTACAAAACCAACTTGAAAACATCGCAATTTCTTAAATATTGCTTTTAAGTTTTTTTAACAATTAAAAAAGGGACCTTGGTCCGCCTGAAAAGGAATAAAAGCAAAGGCTCTAAGAGCCTTTGCGTTAAACGTTCTTTAACAACTTGTAAAAGCAAACATTATGTCTATTATTTACTTTTTCAATCTTTGGAAGAATTTTACAAAGGAAGTCAAAGAATACAATGAATGGTGTGAGATAAAGGAAGAAGAACGTGATGAAGCTATATACGCTCGTGATAATGGCATGGGTCCTATTTATTTTTGTTGGAATTGCAAACACAATACTTGTAAAGTCCATTGTTCTCAATGTGAGATTTTAGGTGAAACTTGTGACAACTGCAAAACATCATAAATTTATATTCGTTAAAAAAACCTTCGGGTTCCATGAAAATGGTTAAATTTTGTAAAAGTTTCTAACAAAGAAATGTCTTCTAAGGATAAAGGTATTATTAGTGGTAAATCTCTTATATTAACTTGTCCATGTGGTTGGAGGTATGAAGGAGATCCTAATCGTATCAATCTTATCTTCCGATTACATAATAAAAATTGTCCTAACAAGTCAGATGCTAAATTAGCGCAAAATTTAACAAAAAATGTTTTGACACCACCTCGTGTAGTTATAAAAGAAAATATTAAAAAAATTGGTAATGGAGGTATTCAAAAGATTAATCTTAGTTTAAACCAATAAATTTTTTTAACAAGTTTTGCTAAGCTGTGTTTTAAAAAACCTTCGGGTTCCATGAAAATGGTTAAATTTTGTAAAAGTTTCTAACAAAGAAATGGATCCTAGTATTATTTTTTCCATGTTGATTATTGCTATATCCATTAATGTAACATTTCTAACTTTAATGAGTATGTTTTCATTTATATCAAGAACTTTTAAGATATTATGTGTTGTATTTATTATATACTTTATTTGTAATATATTTGAAGATGCATACTATCAACTTACTTAAATAACTTTGTTAAAAGCACCGCAAAGCGGTGCGATCGCAATCTCCAAAGGAGATTGCTTTTAAAAACCTTTGGGTTCCATGAAAATGGTTAAAAAATGAAAATGATATAAAGAATTTTGTTTATTATTAATTGCATGAATGGCCGAATTGGTAAAGGCGACGGACTTAAGTTCCGTTCTACGTTAGTGGGTGTGGGTTCAATCCCCACTTCATGCAAAACCTTTTTAAAATAACCTTAGGGTTATATTAAAAGAGTTTAAGAAAAGAATTTTACCTTTAAGGGTGTTTTCCATACAAAAACGAATGTCATCTGTTAGAGACATAGCTGCTAAATTTGATTCGGTTTTAAAATTTGAAAAAAATGAAACAGTTAAACAAAGTACAATGGTAGATGTTCTTGCAAGTAATCATTGGAAAACGAGTAAATCATTTTTAGAAATTGAATCTAAGGAAACCCAGATCAAGTATTACAAAAAAATGGGTGCTAGTCAGGAAGTTCTTGACCTTGTTGAACTTGAATCTAAACCTTTTGGATCCATTGTTGAAAAGATAATTTGTGAAGTTTTTGGTCTTGGAGCTCGTACATCAACTCAAAATGATTGTACTTTTAATGGTAAAAAAATTGAAATTAAAGGTGCAAGATATTGGGCAGGAAAGGATAATTGTAAATGGCAACACCTTGAAGCTGATCACGATTATGAATATGTTCTTTTTGTACTTTTAGATTTTCATGGATTTAAAGTTTGGTGTATCAACAAATCAACCTTGATGGGAACACTTCGCGATAAACAAATTGTTACGTATCAAGGTAAGCAAGGTTGGTGGGTTGATAAAGCTAAAATTATTGATTACCTTTTTGAAATTAAAAACATTGACGATCTCAAAGAAGCTATTGTTTAAACTTTTTATTTTATTTTTTTATTTTATTTTTTAACAAAACACCAAAGACCATAGGGTCGCTAGAAGGTGGTTAAAGCAAAGCGTCATGGACATCCAACTTGGATTGTGTTGTATGAATACCGTACTTCGTAGTCAAAAGCCTCCAGTTTTTTCTTCAAGGAGTATTGTCTTAAAAACATTTGAAACAAAGGGTATTGAACACCTCAAGGAAAAAATTATTCAAAATTTAAAAGACACAATGGTTTTGATGGAGTGGAACAAAAAAAACAATATCCATGTTTTTAGACTTTCCTCAGACCTTTTTCCACACAAGTCAAATCCTAAAGCCCCTGAATATACTTTTGATTTTGCAATTCCATTGTTACAAGAAATTGGAAAACTTTCAAAGATTTTACAACAGCGTTTAACATTTCACCCAGGTCAGTATGATTGTATAGGAACACCTCACAAAGAAGTTTTTGAACATACTGTTGCAGATCTTAAGTACCATGCAGATGTTTTGGATCTCATGGAACTTGGTAAAGATAGTGTAATTGTTATTCATGGAGGTGGTATTTACAATGACAAGAAATCTACAAAAGAACGTTGGGTTGATCAATTCCATTTACTTCCAGATAATGTAAAATCAAGGATAGTTATTGAAAATTGTGAAAAAAACTTTTCTATTCAAGACTGTTTAGATGTTTCTCAAGAATTAAATATACCTGTTGTTTTTGATACTCACCATTACAACTGTTATAAACTTTTACATCCTGATGAACATCTTGAAAGTGAAGAATTTTATATTCCTTTGATTTTAGAAACATGGAAACGTAGAAATATAAAACCTAAATTCCATGTGAGCGAACAAGGAGCTGGCCGTTGCGGACATCACTCAGATTACATTGAAACTTTACCTGATTTTCTTTTACAGATACCTAAAAGATTTGGTGTTAAAATTGATATTATGATTGAAGCAAAAATGAAAGAACAAGCTGTGCTTAAACTTTACAAAAAGTATCAACGGGAATTAGGAATACCTTTGAGAGTAAATATGCACTTTCCTTTTATCAGACTTGACAAATTCATTTGTGAAAGGGGGTGCTGTTAATTTTAGATTGTTTAAAAGTTCTCGCAAAGCGAGAACGTCGCAATCTCCTTTGGAGATTGCTTTTAAAAACCTTCGGGTTCCCTGGAAGGGGTTAAAAACAAAATGCGTGGTTTGATCTTTGAAGTTTTTGACCAACTTATTCATCAACCTGGAGATTTTCATGAAAATATGGAACGTTTATTTACATACAACGAAGTAGTTCAACAAGAATTTTTACAATCTTGTATTAAAAAGAAGTTATGTTGTCATGGAAAAAGAAAAATAGTTTGTAAATACTGTGGTGGTAGTGGGCTTTGTTGTCATTTTAAAAGAAAGGATTACTGTATTGATTGCAAAGGTAGCCAAATATGTAAACATAAAAAACATAAAAATAAATGCCCAACTTGTAATAAAAAAGTTTATTGTGAGCATGGAATAGCTAGAAATAAATGCCTTGAATGTTAATTTAAAAATAGCATTTAGAATTTAACAAAAATATAAAAACCTTTGGGTTCCCTGAAATGGGTTAAAACAAAAGCAAAGCGGTGCATCGTTCTCGCACTATTTATGTGGAAAATTCGTTGTGAGGCTACTACCAAAAAAGGAACCAGGTGCAAGAAGAAGAAAGTTTGTGATCATTTTTGTACAATCCATAATCCGGAATATATTACACCTGAAACAACATGCCCAATTTGTTATGATAAAATGGATTCTAAAATTGTTCTTGCTTGTAATCACCCTTTTTGCAAAGACTGTATCTACAAATGGATTTGCAAAGGTAAAAATTCTTGTCCTATGTGCAGAACTATTATTACTGATTATCATCTTAAAAATGATGCATGGGATTACGGAGTTAAAAACAAACTTTTATGCGTTGCAAAGACAAGTGTTTATGATATTAGAAACTTTATTTCCGTTGAAGAATATGAAATCATAAGAGAGCACATTGTTAATGTTGAAAACCAATTTTTAACAACAAGTCAGTTTTTATATATTATTTTAACTATGGGTCCAGATATGGCATCTGTTTTTAACAAATTAACAATAACACCAATAATTGTAAATAGGCTTCTTATATTACCTGAAGGTTTAACTGATTACAAGCCCGAGGAATACCACCAATTTTTAAACAGGGATCATATTTAAATTTTTACAAAATGTGCTTTTACCTAAATGACCTAACTTAAATTAATAAAAGTTTAAAGTTTAACCTTCGGGTAAATTTTAACTGCATCAAACAAAGTAAAAATGGTTGTCGTTACTGTTAGCGAGACTACCTGGGAATCTATCAAGGCAAAGATGACTGATCGCAATACTTATCAAGTTGAAGTTTATAACTTATTGATGACTCAAGTTGAAGTTTTTAATGCTGAAGACTGTAAAATAATTCTTCCTAACTCTGTAACTGTAGCTGAGCGTCATAAAATCCATATTAATACTCTTCCTGGTTTTTTACCTCGTTCTAAAGGTTCCTCCCAAAACAGGATCATGGAACTCTTTATTGATGCAAATTTTTTTCAAGAGCTCCATGACCGTTTTAAACCCGCTCAAGAAGTTCAAGAACCCGTTCAAGAACCCGTTCAAGAACCCGTTCAAGAAACTGATCAACTTACAGCTTTTAAGAAGGCTGTACTTGACGACATCATGCAATTGATTGAGAAATATTTCAATGATCTCTTCTTAAAGCATTATGTTTAAAAAGAATTCATTATCGCAACAATTTGCTTTAAAAGCCTTCTCCTTTGGAGAAGGCAATGCAATCAACACCTATGGTGTTGATTGCTTTTAGAAAAAAACAAAAATAAAAAGGAGCTTCGGCTCCCCCGAAAGGGATTAACAAAAAGTCTAAAGTTTTCAAACCTTCAAAACCTTCAAAAAAATGTCTTCCATCAACGACCGCATTGACGCCTTCATTGCCAAGTTTGACCTCAAGGACACGCAGGAGTTTCGCGATGGTCTTGGCAATTTTGTCGCTGGTTGCTGGGAGGATCATTTCAAGCTCTGCCTCAATGAAACCATCCCTGAGAAGGCGTCCAAGGTGACCAAGAGCGACAAGATTGAAGACCCCAGTGAGTGCAAGGAGCTCAATGACCTGCGCAACTGCACTTCCGCAACTCTTGATGAGTTCTGCAAGAAGAACGGCATTCGTGTCGGTGGAACCAAGAAGGAGAAGATGGACCGTGTCTGGCGCTACCTCCAGGGCAGCAACTCGGAGGAGGACATGTCCCCTCGTGGCAAGGCCAAGAAAGAGAAGAAAGTTAATGAGAAGCATAGCTGCTACGGTTGCACCAGCAAGGGTACCCCCTGCGCTGCCGCTGCAACTGTGGAAGTTGATGGTCACTGGTTCTGCTGGCGTCACGAGGAGGCTGCCGCTGAGATTATTGCAAATAAAGAACCCAAGGAAGTCAAGCAGGTTAAGGCTGAAAATAAGGTTTCCAAGAAGTCTAGAGACGAAGACACCGACGAAGACGCTAGTGCTTCCAAAGGCGGTGCTTCTAAGAAGAAGAAGATAGTCGTTAATAAAGTTAAGAAGGCACCTGAGCCTGTTGTTGAGGAATCTGAGAAGGAGTCTGAAACTGAGCTTGAGACAGACGAGGAGTAAATTTTTTAAAAGTAAAAGTAAAAGTAAAAAGTAAAAAATATCAAAAGTTAAAAACCTTCGGGTTCCCTTAACGGGTTTAAAGATCATTTTCTTGTTCTTTAATATTTGTAAAATTATGTTTAACTTTGCTAAATTCTGAAACTCCTGCACAAAGAATACATAACCCTACTAAAAACATTGGTATGGTACAAGGTAATAAGAAGTACAGCGCTTTTACAAACCTACAAAGTACTACTGGTAGCATCATAATCATTGCTATAATAATTAATTTAAAATTCATTTAATATTATTAATAATAATTATTAATATTTTATTTTAAAAATCTTTGGATTAATTTTAAATAATTAAAAATGGTTTTTTATTATTCTGTAGATTCTGCTTTTAAACCTTGGAAAGAATATTTAAAAATTAAAAAGTATGCGAGCGCACAGCAAAAAGGTGCTTTTAAACCATGGAAAGTAGTTAAAATTGTCGTTTTAAAATAAAATCAAAATAACAAAAAGTTTTTGTACCCTAGGGTACAAAAATAACACTTAAAAAAAGTTAAAACATTAAAATGGACGATCTTAAGAACCGTTTGAGCAAGCTTGAGAACACTATCAATACTCTTGTTAATAATTTTAAGAAAATTGAAGACGTCAAGCGCAAGAAAGATCTTTATCAATTTTCTACCAATCAATTGATCAAGTGGTTAAAAGATAATGAAGTAGATTTTAATGAAAGCATCAAGGACCGTCTTATTGATATTGTTTGGACCAATTTAAATGAATGGGAGTGGGAGTACTACTATGAGGATGAAGAAGAAACAGAACTTTCTGAAGACGAAGCTGAAGACAAGAAGAAAGGAAGTGACAGTGATGATGAATAAAGATTTAAAAGTTCTCACTAAAGTTCTCCAAAGGAGATTGTTATTAAAAATAAAAATAAAAAATTAAAAATAAAAATGAGCTTCGGCTCCCCGAAAGGGTCATAAAAGTTCTCGCTAAGTAACAAAAAGAAATGAGCGACTATGATCCTAAAGAGTACGCGAAAGATTTTATCTTTTTCTTATCAAAATTTAGGCCAACTGAAATAGTTGATAGTGTTTTGGTTTCACAAAAGACAGGATGGATATTAGCATCTCCTGGATATTATAATTATCTTTCATTTAAAACACTTATCTGTGAGCTTTTTTATAGAGCAATAAACACATTTAATCAAGGTCTTATTACACAATACATTATTACTTGTACCAACAACATAGGTGTAGTCAAGGTAGTCATAGGTATTAGTGACGACCTTGACAATCAAGGTGAAATAAGTATTGTAAAAGTTATTACACCTACCACAATTTTTAACATGAATAAAGATGACGTCAATGCAGTTTATACAGCAAACAGGACAAATTATTACAATCAAGTTATTGTAAATGAGTTTATCACAATGTTATATGGTATGAGTGGAGATGAACCTATTATTTCTACTAGTTCTATAAGTACTAAAGCATTTAGAAAAGAATATTAAATTAAAAGTTTTAATAAGTTAAAAGTTACCTTCGGGTAACAATTAACAACATAAAATAAAATGAGATTTTATTCAAATCCTATGGACGTTGGAATGATAAATTACCCAGAAACATACCATCTTTTTATGAGTCAAAAAAATTTTAGTTATTTTTCAATTCCAGATTTTTGGGGATTGAAACAAAAAACTGTTTTCACAAGTTCATCCTTCGGAGGAACGTTGAAACGATCTGCTTGTAGTGATTTAAAAGTAAATGCTACTCCATACTTACCTATATCAAATAATTTAATAATTACTCAAGACATTGTTAATAGTCTAAATAGATTGGTAGATAACAAAATAGTTTTTCAAGATAAACAAAGTTCTTTTTTTGACTTCACCGATGAAACTTTATCTGAGTCGTTGGAATAAATAATTTAAAAAAATAAAATAAAATAAATTAAGTTTAAATTACCTTCGGGTATTTTAAACAAACATAAAATGGATCTACTTGTAGATTTACTTACTAAATTTAATATCAACAGGGATGAAACAGAATTTGACGAATCCATTGAAGACATAATTCACAAATTAAAAAAGCAAGAAATAAATGAAAGTGATTATGAATGGGAAACACTTTGTAAAAATTTTAGTAGTATTCTTTATTTACATGATACGATTAGAAATTATTATGTACCAGAATCTGAAAAATTTATAAACTGTTTAGAAGTTTTTATGAGTAAAATGGACACAATTAATGCAAGATACATGAGTGAAATTGATTGGACTCAAAAAGAACACGCTGATTGTGAAGCAATTAAGGATTTACTTGATCGTTCTTATTATGCAAGTGACCCAATTTTAAAATTAGAATATTGTGTAAATGCTTATAAATTATTTGTTCCCGTTATTGAAACAATAAGAAAAGAAAAATATTTAATTGAAGAGCCTGAACATCAATTTAAACGTAAAAGAATAAATTAAAAAAAAATCGTCAAAAAGCATAAGTGTTCCTTTTACCTTCGGGTACAATAAAAAATCGCAAAAGCTTAAAAATGGAGTGTTTTATGATTGATGAATCCAATGATATATACGTTTATTTAAGAAAAATTGTACATATTTTAAATGAAAATATTGTCAATTTATTTAACAGTTTAGGTAAAATAAATGAAATTTTAGTTGAAAATAAAAAAAAAGAAAATGAATTGGAATGGAGGCTCCATCGTTTGGAATCCATACTGATAATTAAAGAAGAATAAATTTAAGTTACTTATTTAAAGTTTTAAAAATTTAAAAGTAAAAAATAGCGCTTAGGCGCTTATTTTTACCCATTTTACAAATTTAGATGAAAAATTTATGTAAAATTATTACAAAAACTGGAAAAGTGTGTAAAAAATATAAACAAAAAAATTGTGAAAGTTGTTTTGTCCATAAAACTTGTTCAATTTGTTTTGAACAAGTTTCAAACCAAACAAAGTTAAATTGTGGCCACTTTTATTGCAAAAATTGTATTAGTAAATGGATATATTATGAACAAAATGATACCTGCCCTCTTTGTAGAACAATTGTAAGTGATGTTGAATACAATAATGCTTTTGAACATTGTATTAATACTAAATTAGTAAGTATAATGGTTTTTTTAGAATACACTATTTCAGATAATAGTCTAATAAATTATATTCAAGAAATAGTTTTAGACGACACCCATTTTTATAATGTTACAAATTGGAATATAATTACCGATCATATCAGACAAAATGATATTATGTACAATACCTTTTTTAATAGTCCTTTTTTTATTTTTCAAACTTATGTAAAATTTGATGAAAATAATGAAAGTATTAATATAAATGGAAAAAATTATGTTTATAGTTACAAATTAAATTTTATTTAAAGTTTAAAATATTTTAAAATAAAAAAAAATGTGCGAGGAAAACTTTATTCAAAATCACCTTGTATTTTTTTTTGCAACTTATGGATTAGTTCATTTTGTTACAGATTTTGTAAATTTATTTAAATTTAAAAAACAAGTTCAACAAGTTGAAAAACAAGTTCAAGAAGTTGAAAAAGAACCAGAAGTTAATCTTGAAGAAATAAGTGAATCTGACAGTGATAGTGATTACCAAACAGAATCTGAAAGCGATAGTGATATTTTAATTATTAATGATTCTAGCGACGATGAAAGTTTTTGTTTAAGAAAAAAAAGAAAAATTATTTAAAGTTTTAACAAATTTAAACCTTAAAAAATGGTAAAAATATTTTCAATTGAAGGAAACATTGGTTCTGGTAAATCTACATTAATTAAAAAATTACAAGAAAAATACAAAAATATCATTTATTTACCAGAACCAGTTGATTTATGGAATCAAATAAAAGATTCAAACGGTGTTACTATTTTAGAAAAATTTTATAAAGACAAATACAGTTATTCATTTAGTTTTCAAATGATGGCTTATATAACAAGATTTAATCAAATTAAAAAAATTATTAATGAGTCACCTTCAGATTCAGTTATAATTACTGAAAGGTGTTTATATACAGATCGTTTTGTATTTGCAAAAATGTTATTTGATACTGGTTTTATGCAAGACATAGAATATACTATTTATAATTCTTTTTTTGAAGAAATGAAAATAGATGGTATAATCTATATTAAAACAACTCCTGAAACTTGTTTAACACGTATCATTAATAGAAATAGAAAAGGCGAAGAATCATTGTCTTTAGATTATTTAATCTCTTGCCATGATTACCATGAAGATTGGTTAAATAATTTTCAAGTTGATAAAATTGTTCTAGATGGAAATTTTGAACTTGAAAAAATTGATATTAATTTAATTTTAGAATTCGTTAAATTAATTTAAAAAATAAATTTAATTAAATTATAATAAAAATGGCAACAACCTGTGAAAAGCTTGTTAAATACACTATTAAATCAATTGCTAAAAAATATGAACTTGACTACGACGATCTTAAGCTTAATTTAAAAAAAATTGTTAAAACCGCAAAAAACTATGATCAAACTCTTCTAGGAATGATGGAAGAAATCATGGATCTTGGTAACGTTGGTTCTCCTGAAGAACTTGAAGATTTTGATATTGAAGTACTTAAAATCTATTGCAAGATTAAAGAACTTGAAGTAGAGGGTAGTGATAAACATGTTCGCTCACGTGTTTGGAAAAATATTGAATCTGAATTTGAACTTGATGAATCTGATGAAGAACCTGAAGAAGAAGAAGAAGAAGAAGAAGAAGAAGAAGAAGAAATTCCCGTTGTTCAAGAAGTTGTCAAAGAAAAGAAAAAGAAAAGCAAAGTTTAAAAAAATAATGAATGTTATTATTATTCTTTTATAAAAATGCCACTTAGTAGTAAATTTGAACAAACATTTCAAGAAAAAATTGAAGATATATACAAATTGTTTAATACTATAGATGCTAATTATAAATATTTAACAAAATATAATAAAATTTATTTAAAACATTTAATGGACACATTTAATACAAGTTTAGAGGCTGGTATTCTTAATGTTACTTATCTTAATTATGTTATAAATAAGCTAAAGGGTATGATAAGAAAACAAGAACAATTAGCAGAAATAATGCATTTGATTCATAATCTAATTAGAACTGATGTATATAAATATTTAACACCTGTTAATAAAAATAGACTACGAGAAATTATGAGAACACTTGATGAATATAATTATGATTATAATGATTATATTGCTATTAAAAGTGTTCTAAATAAAATAACAGAACAATATCAAAGCAGTTATGAAGGATCCGCTATTTGGGACTCTTATAGTGTTCTTAAACGCAAAAAAAAAACCCCTTTTAATGAATAACAAACAAGTTCTCACAAAGGCATTGCTTTTTACAAGTTCCTCCGTAGGAGGAACGATCGCAATTTTCACTGCTTTTAACCAAATGTATTTTCAACCCCAAATTTAATATATAAAAACCCGTCGGTGTTTTTATGGATATTATAAATTTCTTGAATTGTTTGATTCATAGGAACTAAAATATAATTTTCACTGCTTTTAACAAATGTAAATATGGCTTTTTTTTCATCTAAAGCTTTATTCATTTTTGTTTTAATAATACACATAAATTCAGAGACCAATAAATTACTTGGTAAAAGGTATTTATAATTTTGTAACTCCATAAATTCATTTTTTTCAATAACTAAGGGTATTCTATCAGGGTATTTATTAATAAGTCTTCTGCTATAAACAATTCTTTCTTCTAACGTTTTTTCCATTAATATAATTAAAAGTTATTATTTTTAAATTAAAAATAATTTAATTAATTAAATCATGTCTACAAACATTTATGATTTATATGCAGCAAATTTAACTGTAACAAACAGTTACCATGTTGAAATAGATCCTGTAAGTATTGGTGTAAATGCTGGAGAATTTAATCAAGCTAGTTATTCTGTTGCTATAGGTTATCAAACAGCTCAATACAACAATTCGGAATATGCAATTGCTATTGGTTATAACGCTGGTCAAACCAACCAGCAAACTGGTGCTATTGCCATTGGTAAAAACGCTGGACAAGGAACTCAACAAACCGGTGCAATTGCTATTGGTATTTCAGCAGGGCAGTTAAACCAAAATATAGGAGCAATTGCGATGGGGTATCTTGCAGGTTCTTCAACACAAGGTATTTCCTCAATTGCTATAGGAAATTTAGCAGCTCAAACAAATCAAGGAATTGGTAGTATTGCTATAGGTGGTCTTGCAGGGCAGTTAAATCAAAATAATTTTGCAATTGCTTTAGGTGATTTTGCAGGAAGTAATTCACAAAATGTAGGTGCAATAGCTGTAGGTGCAGGTGCTGGAAGAATATCACAAGGTACCAATGCAATATCTTTAGGATATTTTCAGAATGGACAAACCAATCAAGGACAAACAAGTATATCCATTGGAACAAATTGTGGAATTTATAATCAAGAATCCCAGAGTATTGCTTTAGGAATTAACTCAGGTACAACTGCTCAAAGTAATTTAGGAATAGCGATTGGGGTAAATTCAGGTGAATTTAATCAAGGTATTGGTTTTATTAAAAATGCTGTAACATTTCCTGGCAGTGGTTCTGTAGCAATTGGTCACCAAACTGGTCAAACAAATCAATATGAATATTCTATTAGCATAGGAAATTCCGCTGGCCAAAACAATCAAGGAACCTTTTTATACGCCGATACAATTTTAGAACGTGGTGGAAATGCTATCGCACTTGGAAATTCAGCAGGACAAACTGGACAACGGTTGTATAGTATAGCTTTAGGTTCAGGTGCAGGTAATTACGGCCAAGGAGGTGACGGTAATTCTTTTAATAATACTGTAGTACCTGGAAATGCAATTGCTATAGGTCAATTAGCAGGGCATTACAATCAATCTAATACAACGGTTGCAGTTGGGTACAGAGCTGGTCAAACAAATCAAGGTACAAATAGTATTGCAATTGGAACTTTTGCAGGAAATTATTTACAAAAACAAGACAGCATTGCTTTAGGTAAAAATGCAGGTCAAACAAATCAAGGTACCAATAGCGTAGCCTTAGGAAATTTAGCAGGACAGTTTAATCAAGCTATTAATTCTATAAGTTTAGGTAATTCTGCAGGTCAAACAAATCAAGCAATTAATAGCGTAGCAATTGGAAATTTAGCGGGAAATAACAGTCAAGGTCAATTTAGTATAAGTATTGGTCATCAATCTGGAATGACTTCACAAAATGAAAATGCTGTATCCATTGGACCTTTTTCAGGAACTAACACACAGGGTACAAGTAGTATTGCTATTGGAAATTTAGCTGGTTTTGGATACCGTAACCCAAATCCAATTGCAGGTGCAATAACCAACAATCCACAATATGCTTACAGTATTGCAATGGGTTATCAAGCTGGTTATGCTGGACAAGGAACTAATAGCGTAGCCTTAGGTTATCAAGCAGGTTTTGGGTTTCAAGGTCAAAATACAATCGCTATAGGAAATAACGCAGCATATGGAGCAGCATTTGATGACTCTAACCCAAATTATCAAGGTGGTCAAAGATCTGGTGCAATTGCAATGGGTTATTTTGCAGGACAATCTGTTCAAGGAACAAATAGTTTAGCTATTGGTGTTAATGCAGGTCAATTATCACAGGGACCAAATAGCGTAGCTATAGGTGTTAATTCTGCAAATAACGGTCAAGGAAATAACTCCATTGCTATTGGAACAAATTCTGGGCAAATTTCACAAGGTAATGACTCAATAGCTTTAGGTAATAACGCAGCGCAAGCTGGTCAAGGAACTTTAAGTTTAGCAATTGGTAAATCAGCTGGACAAACAAACCAAGGAAATAACTCAATTGCAATTGGTGTTAGTGCAGGTCAAGCAAGTCAAGGTAATACTAGTATATCCATTGGATCAAATTCTGGACAAACTAATCAAGGTAATAATAGTATAAGTTTAGGTTTAAATTCTGGTCAAAATAATCAAGGTTCGTCAAGTTTAGCAATAGGTATTAACGCAGGAAATAATAATCAAGGAACCAATTGTATAGCTATAGGAAATAATTCAGGTCAAGTAGGTCAAATAAGTGGAATGGCTATAGGTATTTCAGCTGGAAATAATGCACAGGGTATAAATAGTATAGCTATTGGAAATAACTCTGGTCAAATAAACCAAGGAAATAACAGTGTCGCTTTAGGTTTTAATACAGCTCAAGCTGGCCAAGGTCAAAACAGTATAGCAATTGGTACAAATGCTGGACAAACAAATCAAGGCAATAACAGTGTAGCAATAGGTTTAGAATCAGGAATATCTGGACAATACGACAATACAGTTGCTTTAGGATATCAAGCAGGTAATGTATTTCAAGGAACTGATGCTATAGCTATTGGATACCAAGCAGGGTGGAATCAACAAGGATCACTAACAGTTGCGGTTGGTTATCAATCAGGAAGGGGTGATTATGTTCCAAACCAACCTCAATTACCTATAAATTTTAGACCACAACAAGCATATGCAGTTGCATTTGGTTATCAATCAGGTTATTATAATCAAAATACTAGCAGTGTAGCTCTTGGTTATCAATGTGGTTTTATAAGCCAAGGAAATAGTAGTGTTGCCATAGGTTATCAATGTGGTGCAGGTGATGCAAGTGGTAGTTTAACAGTATTTAATCAAGATTATGGACAAGGTGAAAAATGTGTTGCAGTTGGTTATCAAAGTGGTTTAATAAAACAAAATGATACTTCGGTTGCAGTTGGCTATCAATGTGGTCAAAATACACAAGGAAGTTCAAGTGTAGCAGTTGGCTATCAATGTGGTCAAAATACACAAGGAAGTTCAAGTGTAGCAGTTGGTTACCAATGTGGTCAAATAAGTCAAGGAAGTTCAAGTGTAGCAGTTGGATATCAATCTGGACAAATAAGTCAAGGTAGTTCAAGTGTTGCGGTTGGTTATCAATGTGGGCAAACTAGTCAAGGAAATTCAAGTGTTGCTATTGGTTCTGAATCTGGGAAAAATAATCAAGGAAATTCAAGTGTTGCTATTGGTTCTGAATCTGGGCAAAATAATCAAAGTTCTGAATCAGTAGCAGTTGGTTATCAATGTGGTCAAAATAGTCAAGGAAATACTAGTGTAGCAGTTGGCTATCAATGTGGGCAATATACACAGGGAGAGTCAAGTGTTGCTGTTGGTTATCAATGTGGTCAAAATAGTCAAGAAAATACTAGTGTTGCGGTTGGTTATCAATGTGGTCAAAATACACAGGGAGAGTCAAGTGTAGCTGTTGGTTACCAAGCTGGACAAAATTTTCAAAATAGTGGATGTGTATCCATTGGTTACCAATCAGGGCAATATACACAAGGAAAGTTAAGTGTTGCTATGGGTTATGGATGTGGTCAAACTAATCAAGGAAATTTTAGTGTTGCTATTGGTAGTGGATGTGGTTCAGAAAACCAAGGATCAGCATCAGTTGCTATCGGTACTGCAGCTGCTCTTATAGGACAAGGTGAATCTAGTGTTGCAATAGGAACTTCTTCAGCGTTTGAATATCAAGGTAACTTCTGTACTGCTATTGGATATGAATGCGGAATGACAAATCAATTAGATTCATCAGTAGCTATTGGTTCTTTTTCAGGAGCTTACTTTCAAGGAACTGAATCAGTTTCTATAGGTGTTGCAGCAGGTTATACTAATCAATCGGAATTTTGTGTTGCTGTTGGTAGTGGAAGTGGAAGATTTTTTCAAGGACCTGGTTCAGTTGCAATTGGTTATGATTGTGGTGAAACTAATCAAGGACAAGCTTGTGTTGCTATTGGTTCTGAATCTGGGTCTATTAATCAATCAAGTCAATCAGTTGCTATTGGTTTCCAATCTGGACAAGATAATCAAGGTCAAATACCTACTTTAAGTGGTGAATTTGGCCAATGTGTTGCAATTGGTTATGGATGTGGTCAAACTAACCAAAATGCAAATTCAGTTGCTATAGGTTATAAATGTGCGACTAATAACCAAGGTGTGCAAAGTGTAGCTATTGGTTTTAACGCAGGATGTACTAATCAGGGTTCTCAAGCTATTGCTATCGGATCTACTTCTGGTGCAAATGATCAAGGTAATTTTTCAATAGCTTTTGGAACAAAATGTGCTCAAAATAATCAAGGTGATAATGCTATTGCAATTGGGTATCTAGCTGGTTATCAAAACCAAGGAGAAGATAGTGTAACTATTGGTAACTTTTCTGGACAGGATAATCAAGCGAGTAAATCAGTTGCAATTGGGTACGAATGTGGGCAAACTAGCCAAGGAGAACAAAGTGTTGCTATTGGATACAGGTGCGGAACGTATTACCAAGGTCAAATACCTAATTTTCAAGGTGATTTAGGTAGATGTGTTGCTATTGGATATAATTGTGGTGAAACTAACCAAAATGCAACTTCAGTTGCTATAGGTTTTGGAGCAGGTAGAAATAACCAAGGTGCAGCTAGTGTTGCTGTTGGTTATGCAGCAGGTAATATTAATCAAGGTTCTCAAGCTATTGCTGTTGGAGCAGCTGCTGGTACAAATAACCAAGGTAATTATAGTATAGCTTTTGGAACAAATTGTGCTATTGATAATCAAGGTGAGCAAAGTATTGCTATAGGAGCTGCAGCAGGTAGTGAATATCAAGGAAATGATAGTATAACTATTGGTAATTTTTCTGGAGAAAATTATCAATCAGCTGGAAGTGTCGCTTTAGGAGTATTTAGTGCCAACTATTATCAAGGACAAGATTGTGTTGCTTTAGGAAATAATTCGGGACAAACCAATCAAGGTTATGGATCTGTTTCAGTTGGAGCATTTTCAGCACGTAATATGCAAAGTGCCAATTGTGTAGCTATTGGTTATAAAGCTGGGGGGTTTAACCAAGGTGAAAATAGTATAGCTATTGGTTTTGAGGCAGGTAGAACTAATCAGGCTGCAAATAGTATTGTTATAGACTCTATTAAAAGTGCTATAAATCCACCTCACCTTGGTACATTTATTACACCTATATCAACCGGAACAGGTACCCAATACACCACCAACTCACCATGTACTTTAGTTTATAATGGAGCAACTGCTGAAGTTTATGTTGATACAGCTAAAACTTTTGTTATTGATCATCCTAATAATCCAGAAAAATACCTTGTCCATGCATGTTTAGAAGGACCTGAAGCTGGAGTTTATTATCGTGGTAAAGTAAAAATACTTTCCGATTGTGTAAAAGTAAAATTACCAAGTTACACAAATCAATTTTACGATTTTACTGTAAATGTTACTCCAATCGGTCGTCCAAGAGTTTGTAGCGCCAGTGAAGTTACTTTTTCAGAATTTGAAATATTTGGGTCACCTGGTGTTTATCACTGGGTTGCTTATGGCAAACGTTTAGACATCGTAGTTGAACCATTTAAAAACAATTCCGATGTAAAGGGTAAAGGTCCATACCGATGGATTTAAAATGTTAAACGTTATTTAATTTAAAAATAAAATAACTTTAAAGTTAAAGTTTAAATTAAAAAAGATGGGCGGAGGATTGATGCAACTTGTTGCATATGGGTCTCAAGACATATATTTAACAGGAAAACCTCAAATTACATTTTTTAAAGCAGTTTATCGTAGATATACAAATTTTGCAGTTGAATCTATTCAACAAGATGTTCAAGCTTCTCCACTATTTGGATCACAGGTTACTGTGAGCATACAAAGAAATGGAGATCTTTTAAAAAGAATTTGGATAGAATATTCACCATATGATCTTTTAGCTGGAATAAATGATTCAAGTGGTTATACTATTGCTGCTAATTTGGGACATGCTTTAATAGACCACGTTGATATTCAAATAGGTGGTCAATTAATAGATCGTCATTATGGAAAATGGATGACAATTTGGAATTACCTCACAGAATCAAATCCAACAGGTGAGCAAGGTGCTATTGATAATTATGGAACTGGTCCAGGTGAATACAACCCTAACCCAATTTATGGTCCGGCTGGAACTGGGGATAATGCAGTAACTGAAGTATATCCAAGAGCTACAAAATATAACAGAATGGCTTATACACATCGTTCTCAAGTAGATGTTGTTTCAAATGCAGGTTGTCCTCAAATAGCATGGATTCCTTTACAATTTTGGTTTTGTAAAAATCCAGGTTTAGCAATTCCTTTAATTGCTTTACAGTACCATGAAATAGCTATAATTATTAATTTTAGTGATATAGGTAATGTTACAAATATGCCTATTACACGTTTAACTGGAAATGAATTTTCAAGATTTGCTGTGTATGCCGATTTTGTTTATCTTGATACCAAAGAAAGAAAACAATTTGCTCAAAATGCCCATGAATATCTTATTGAACAAACTCAAATAAATCAAAGTATTTCTGGAATTAATATTAAATTAACTTTTAACCACCCCGTTAAAGAACTTGTTTGGGCACCTATTCCTTTACCAGTTCGTGGAAACACAAGATCAACCGTTATACCAGGTGGAGCAAGTCCTAATAAAGGATTTACAAAATCTACATTAACACAATCAAATAATTATAAACTTGTACTTAATGGAGCTGAACGTTTTACAGCAAGGGATATTACTTATTTTACAAGAAATCAAGTTTGGGAATGTCATACAGGTTTTGGAAGTGTTTTATTCCCTGACAGTATTGCTGTTTATTCATTTAGTTTAAGACCTGAAGAATATCAACCGAGTGGTACATGTAACTTTTCAAGAATTGAAAGTGCCCAATTGGTAAGGAGCGCACTTTATACAAATGGAGTTCCTACACCCGATGTTATAGATCTTTATGCAGTTAATTACAATATCCTCCGTGTAATGTCAGGTATGGCTGGTTTAGCTTACAGTAATTAGTTTATTTATTTTGGTTTAAAATTTAAAATTAAAATAAACGCTTAAATTAAATGTCTCAATTATACGACCGTTACCATAATTATGTCAAATCTATTTTAAATAAAAACGATTTGACAAATTTTAAAAACAATATTGATTATACATACATGTTAGAACATGTTTCGTTTAAAGAAGGTAATGAGTATCTTTATCATATTAATCAGAAATTTAATTTAACAAACGATGAAATAAAATCTTTTTGTGATAAAAATGACAAAATTGGAAATCCTATTAAATTTGATTATCCATTTGGAAAAGGGAGTCCAACGTCTCTTAGATATATTTTACATGCGTTATTAATCTTAGAATATATTTCAACTTTAAAACAATCACAATTAAATCTTGTAGAATTAGGAGGTGGATATGGAGGTTTATGTTTGTGTATATATCATTTTAAAAACAAATTTGATTTAAATTTAAATTTTACTTATACTATCATTGATTTAAAGTATGTTAATTTACTTCAAAAAGAGTATCTTAAATTACATGATTTAGATATCAATTGTTTAGAACCATATGGAGAAACATTTAATGGGAAGAGTAATTTTTTAATAAGTAATTATTGTTTTGCTGAAATTGATAAAATTTCACAAGAAAAGTATGTAAATATTTTATTTCCAAAAATAGACTACGGTTTTATAACATGGAATGAATTTACAGATCCTTATGATTTTGGATTTGATTGTACAATAATAGATGAATATCCACAAACTGGTGTAAAAAATAAATACGTATATTTTAAGAAAAAAATAATAAAAGCTTTTAATTAAAAGCGTTTAAATGTCTAAAAATATTTCTGTTTTAGGAATCGGTAAGCTTGGTTTAGGATTTGCACTACTTTTAGAAAAAAATGGATTTAATGTGCTTGGTTTAGATATACTTAACAGTTATGTTGATAATTTAAATAATAAAACAATTGAATTTAGCGAACCTGGATATAACGAACTTTTACAAAATTCTAAAAATTTTACAGCAACTACTAGTCTTAAACAAGCTGTTGAGTTTTCAGATATACTTTATATACTCGTTCAAACTCCAAATGGAGGTGGTGAAAAATTTTATGACCACACTATCCTTTCTAATTTACTTTTAAAAATAAGTAAATTAAATTACCACAACAAAAATGTAATTATAGGTTGTACAGTTATGCCAGGGTATATTGACCAAGTTGCTAAAACTTTATTACCAGATTGTTCAATTAGTTATAACCCAGAATTTGTTGCACAAGGTGATATTATTAATGGATTTGAAAATTCAGATATTATTCTTGTAGGAATGGATAAAGATTTAAAAGAAGTCTTTGAAAATATTTACACTTTTTGTAAAGGTAAATTTTGTTTTATGAAAAATATAGAAGCTGAAATTGTTAAAATATCTTTAAATGGATACATTACAACAAAAATAAGTTATGCTAATATGATTTCAGATCTTTGTGATAATATTGGAGCTGATAAAAGTGTAGTTCTTAATGCTATTGGCAGTGATTCACGTATTGGTAATAAATATTTTAAACCTGGATATTCATTTGGAGGACCTTGTTTTCCAAGAGATACAAAAGCCTTAAAACAACTCATGGATCAATGGAATATTGATAGCTCGTTACTTGAATCTACAACTCGTTATAATAATTTTCATACTAATTTTCAAATCTTAAAATTATACGGTCAAAATAAAGAAACTTATACATTTGAAAAGGTTTGTTATAAAGAAAGTAAAATACCTATTATTGAAGAATCTGCAAAACTTAAAATTGCAAAGGGGTTGAAAAATTTAGGTAAAAATGTAATTATCCATGAACTACCTGAAATTATTGAAGAAGTTAAAAAGGAATTTGGAAATATATTTGAATATAAAATAAAACAAGAATTTTCGCAGAAAAGTTACGATTCTTCGCAGAAAAGTTACGATTCTTCGCAGAAAAGTTACGATTATTGGAATAACCGACCATGTAACATAAAACATTCTGATAAACCAATTGGTACAAAAGAATACTTTATGGAAGTTACTAAAAGAAAATACTTTGTTGAATCACATATACTTGATTTTGCTGATTTTAAAAAGTATAATAATAAACGTGTATTAGAAGTTGGTTGTGGTATTGGAACAGCTGCTCAAAGTTTTGCTGAAAATGGTGCTATTTATACAGGAATTGATATATCAGATTACTCTATTGAACTTGCTAAAAAACGTTTTAATTTATTTGATCTTAATGGTAGTCTTTTAGTTCATGATATTGAACAACCTTTTCAACAACCTTTTCAACCTTTTGATCTAGTTTATTCATTTGGTGTTTTACATCATACTCCCGATATTAATACAGCAATTAAAAATATTTATAATTGTTTAAAACCTAGAGGAGAATTTAAACTAATGTTATACGCTAAAAATTCATATAAATACAATCAAATTGTTGCAAATTTAGATCAATTTGAAGCTAATTCAGGAGTACCTATTGCAAATGTTTATACTAACCAAGAAATATTTGAATTACTTAAAGATTTTACAGAAATTGATATTCAACAAACACATATTTTTCCTTATAGTATTGAAGAATATAAAAAATACATTTATGTAAAACAAGAACCTTTTGCAAGTATGACTCAATTAGAATTTAAAAATATGGAACAACAATTAGGATGGCATTTATGTATTACATGCAAACGAGCTTAAAATTTTCATTTTTTGTTCTATCTTTCTGTGTCCAATTAAAAAAATGATAAAAAAAATTAGAAGTATCTACTTTACCGTTGCTAGGTTCGTTACCGTTACTAGGTTCGTTACCGTTACTAGGTTCGTTACCGTTACTAGGTTCGTTACCGTTACTAGGTTCGTTACCGTTACTGTCATGAAAATGGATACTTGTTGTTTTTAAATTTTCCATTTTATGGATACATTTTGATGAAGGTGTAATATTATCAATTAATCCATATTCAAAAACTTTATCTGATATGTAAATTTTATCTGGAAAAGTTTCAACAACATTTTCAGCTTTTGCTAATATTTGTTTAAAACCAAATGTATCTACATCTTGATTTTTTTTAATATAATCAATTAAATTCATTGATTTACAAAATAGGTATTCGTCAAAATCACAAAAAATCATGTACTTACTGTCTTTTCCATATTTATAAATTGCTTCATGCATTTGACCAGTTTGTGCTAAATGTGGGCTATATTCTGTTTTACAACTGTGATAAACATAATTCCATTCTATTAATGTGACGTCTTTAAATTTATCAAAATAACTTTGTAAATTATTGTTAATTTTTCCATTATAATACAAATAAAAATGTGATACTCCTTGTTTTTTATAATAATCATAAAAAATATCTATTAATTTATAATCATCTTTAAACATAGTTGTTAATGTTAAAAAATAGTTTGTAGTTGTTTTTATTTCATTTAAAATTACTTCTTTAAAAATCTTTTCAAAAATTAGTTTAACTTTAATTGAACCATTTTGATCAATTTTAAATGTAGTAATTTTAATGGGTTCCCATTTTTGTTTTTCTATTTTTTCATGGATTTCAATTTGTTTATTATTGTAAAATAATCTAAAATCTAAATTTATATTTTTGTAATAAGGTTGAATTACAAAAATTGTTCCATTTTTATAAAAAATACTATAATATAAAATATAATCAATTCTATTTTCTTTTTTTCCAAACTGGTTGTAATGTTTTATTGCTTTTTCTTGGGTGTCTATACCTGCATCACTAAGGTCTTGGTAATTTTTTATGTACTGTTTCCAATCAAATACCATTTCGTTTTAAATAATAATTTATTTTATTATTTAAAATAAAACATGATTACATGTTATTTACAAGGAGGTTTGGGTAATCAATTGTTTTTAATTTTTACTGTTATAAGTTATAGTTTAAAATACAACATTCCTTTTTATTTTCCAGCTAAACCAAGACCGTTTGATAGAAAATTTTATTTTGATGATTTTTTTAGTTACCTTAAAGATTATACAAAAGATATCAGACCAGATCAAATAACAGATAAATATTATAAAGAAAGTGAAATTTTTATTTATAATGAAATAAAATTAATTAAATTTAATTTTTGTATTTATGGATATTTTCAAAATAAAGATTATTTTGAAAATAATAAGGATAAAATTTTAGAAATTATCCATTTTGATGAAAAATTAATAAATGTTAAAAATGAATTTAAAAATTTTATTGATTTTGATTGTTCATTACATTTTAGAATAGGAGATGCTAAAATAAGTACAGGTTTTATTATACTTGATATACAATATTATATTGATTGTTTAACAAAAATAGATAAAATAAAAAATGTTCTTTATTTTTATGAACAAGAAGATCTTGCCGATGTTACGAATAAAATTTGTATTCTTAAATCAAAATTTCCAAATTTAAATTTTGTTGGAATAGATACTAATTTACCTGATTATTCACAATTATTGTTAATGTCTAATATTAAAATTAATATTATTGCAAATTCAACATTTAGTTGGTGGGCTGCTTATTTAAATAAAAACCAGGATAAAATCATTTTTTATCCAAGTAAGTATTTTTGTAAAGAAAATATACATCTTGAAAAAGATGTTTTAAAATTGTTTCCATATTCATGGACTAAAATAGAAATTAATTAATTTTAAATTAAATGTAACATTTAAACTTCTTCTTCAGTTTCTTCTTCATATTCACTTTCTTCTTCACTTTCTTCGTCGCATTCAGATTCTACTTCAACAACTGGTTGGGGTTCTTCAAGGAGTGGTTGATGTTCTTCAACAACTGGTAATGGTTTTTCAAGGACTGGTTCAAGAACTTGTTTAATATCGGGAATAATTTCAGTTTCTTGTTGTTCTTCAATGAGTGGTTGAGATTTAAAACAAATCCTATCTTCAAATTGTCCAAAACGTTTATAATGTCTTAATGCTTTTTGTTCATTGTCAATACCAGCTTTACGAAGGTCTTCGTTAGAATCAATGTAAAATTTCCAATCAAATGACATTTATAATAATACATTTTATTTTTTTTTTAGACTTTAAACAAATTTTTCACAAAACCTAAATCTACTTTAAAAAATAAAATGTTAAAAGGTTAAAAAAGAATGTCGTGTGATATCTGTGTGGAAAAGTTTAACAAGAGTACCCGTCTGGAAATCAAATGTAACTACTGTGATTTTTCAAACTGTAGAACTTGTTTTCAAAAATACCTTTTAGAAACTCAAGATCCATATTGTATGAATTGCAAAAAGATTTTTACCAGAGATTTTATCAGTGAAAATTGTACCTCCGTTTTTGTTGCAACAGAATATAAACGACACCGTGAAAACGTTTTATTGGATCGTGAAAAGAGTTTAATGCCTACTACCCAGGTTTATGTTGTTTTAGAAAAAGATAAACAAAAATTACGTGATCAAGTTGTAGAAATTGAAAAAGAACGTGCAAGACTTTATCAAGAAGTTCGTAAAGTAGATGAAACTATTCTTGCAATGTATAATCGTATTCGTACAATGACTATTGACAACAACCCTCAAGACCAACAAGAACGTAAAAAGTTTATTCGTAAATGTCCTATTAACGAGTGTCGTGGTTTTTTAAGTACTCAGTGGAAATGTGGTATATGTGAATGCAAAATCTGTAACAAATGTAATGAAGAAAAAACTGAAAACCACGTTTGTCTTGAAGCTAATGTTGCAAGTATGGAACTTTTAAACCGTGATACTAAACCATGTCCTGAATGTGGTACTATGATTTTTCGTATAAGCGGGTGTTCCCAGATGTTTTGTGTAGATTGTCATTGTTCATGGAATTGGAATACTGGTTTGGTTGAGAAAGGTATTATCCATAATCCTCATTACTACGAATTTATAAGACGTGGTGGTAATGCTGGTAGAAATCATGCCGACATACCTTGCGGAGGTCTTCCAGATCTCTATACACTTCGTACAGAATACAATGAGTGTCATAAATGGAGTGTATTAACAGCTCCACAAGTAACTTTACTTTACTCTATTCATAACTGTATTACACATATTCAACATTATGAATTAAGACAAATCAATGAAATAACTGAAACTACAACACGTCAATTAAGGGTTGATTTTATGCTTCACAAAGTCAGTGAAGAAACTTTTAAAAAGTCACTTCAGCAACTTGAAAAGGATAATAATAAACGTCGTGATTTTAATAATATTTATCAAATGTTTGTTGATGTTGCTAGTGATATTTTTAGACAAATGAGCGTACTTTACCACCAACATCACAAACATAGAAGATTTGAAGAACAAAGCATACCAATTGTTAAAAAAGCATTTGAAGAAAACATCGTTATTTTATCAAACTTAAGAAATTATTTTAATGACAACATCAAAAAGATTGCTGGCGTTTATAAATGTGTGTATCCAGGAATAGCTGATGATTTTAGATATCAACATAATTACAAAACCTATTTACAAAGGATTGCAACTTAAAAATTAAAATTTCTTCGTAAAACAAACATATCTTTAAATGGTGCATTAATTATAAATAAAAAACTTAATAAGTAAAGTAAATATTTGTATTTACTGTTTCTTAAATCTACAATATAGTCTAAAAAACTTGCTAAAATCCCATCTTGTCTTTTAACTTTTCTTATTTTACATTCAAGATAACTAAATGTACATTTTTTATAATTTAATAACATTTTAAATGTTAAAAATATTACAAGTACTATGTAAGATGGGTCAATATAATTATCAACAGCTTTGTAAAGAATACCTATTATTATAAAAACTAAAATAAGTATATTATAAATTGATTTTTCATCAAATTCTTTTAACATTTTATTAAAATAAAATATTTTTAAAGAGTATAAAAAACCTAAAATATGGGAATTGTTGAAAAATTATCAAATCTTTCAGTTGGAACTAAAATGTTAAGTAAATTTGGAAAGAAAGATAAAGACCAGTTTGGAGCTATAACTGATACTACATCACCTATTATGTATATAATATATTTCTCTGTAACTGTATTTTCTCTATATTTAGCATTTAAGTGTAAAAAAGATGGAAAGATTGATATTGTTCAAATTATTTTAGCATTTTGTTGTGGAATATGTTATATTCCTTACCGATTAGTTTATCCATGTAAATAAATAAAAATTTAAAATAAAATAAAAGTTTTTATTAAAATGGGTGTAATTGAAAAATTAACAAAGTTGTCATTTGGAGCTAAAATATTAAGAGATACTAAAGACAAATTTGGAAAAACTAATTCAAAACATGATGAAAATGACAGTAATTCCCTTATGATTGTATTAGACCTTGTTTTTTTAATATGGGCTATTATGCTTGTACTTAAATGTCAAAAGGTAGGTAGTTCTAAAAATTTAGTTTTAGAAACTATTATAGCAATTTATTTCTCTCCATGTTATGTTCTTTACCGTTTAATTAATCCTTGTTAAAAAAATTAAAATAATTTAAATTAATTTAAAGGAGTATGCATTGTAAAAGCAAAGAAGCAAAGCTTTTTCATGGATTCTTTACCAAAACTTATTAATCAGTATCCTGAATTGTTGGAAATAACACGTCCTCAATTAAAAAATGTGATATTTACTCAAAAAGAGTATTGTCCACATTTTATTGACTCTTTGATACAGATTTATAAATTTTATTTTGAAATTGAACCTGTTTTATTTGTTCCAAGAAATTATGACACCTTACATGAAATTGCTGTTATAGCAGATCTTGAAAATTTAGAAAATATTAAAAATGAACAAATCGTTATTTTTGCATATTCCGATATTCTCTTTAATGAACTTTTAAAAATTAATAAAAGAAGAATCAGTACGATTTTAAAAAATCTTAAATGCAAAGTTATTATATTAAGCATTACTGATTTAAAAGTTTTACAAATTGGTTCTTTAGAAAAGTTTAATTTGATTTGTACAAGAGCCACCGAAAAGTTTAATTTAAATTTAAATTTGTTTGATTACTCACAAGAATCATTTGTTGAAATGGTTGAATCATTTAAAGATAAACGCGTTTATATTAGCTTATGTTTAAATTTAAATGAAATTAAGGTCATTGAATCTTTACTTAAACAAAATAATAAAGTTTTTCGTAAAGAACCTGAAAATGGTGAATTCAGTGGTGACTTTGAATCAGGTATTGTTATAAATTCTAGTAAAACCACTCAAAAATGTTTGTTGAAGTTTAAGTATGACATTTATATTTACTATTTACCACAAGATCTTGAAGACCTTGATCTTATAAGTTTTGTTAAAAATTGTAACGGTTCTCACGTTTATATTGAATCATCAAGTAATGAATATATTGAAAAAGTACTTTCTCAACAATATTTTAATAAAATTGTTGCAAAGGACTCTAAATCAACATTTGAAACAGTTCAATCAATAAAAATAGAAAATTTAATTGTTGCAAGTGAAGAATACTACTGCTTTACCTCACCTGAATCAATTCAAAAAATGGATTTAAGGAATTTAACAAAAAAAGATTACGATACCATTCGTAATTTTATAAAATTAAAATTAATAAATAAATTTGATCTTGATATTAAAACTTGTCAGTTAAGTACTCCATGTAGTCCTAAGGATCGTTCAAGAAAATTAAATAGTTTATCAAATAAAATAAGTAGCGTTGATTATCGTTGTGATGTAACTTGTGAAATTTTTAAAGACTACTCTATTGGTGTTGTGGTTTGGAATGAAACTTTTACAAGTAAAGAACCCATCGTTTGTTTAAAAAATGAAACCTACGTTTATCAAACAACTCAAGGAAAATGGAAATATACACAAATTTTTTAATTTTTTAAAAAAAAAATAAAAGGTTAAATTAAAACTTTTAAAATGGATCCTCGTTTGCCAAATAATTTTAAATATATGGAAAAACATGATCAAAATTCTATACTTAAAACATTACTCAATAGTGATTCAATGAGTAATTACTTTGAGCTCACAGGGGGCGGCATTGATTTTCCAGGGTATATTGATCCCATAGGGGGTGTTGGTTTTACGGGGGGGGTTATTGCTTTAGATCCTTATTTTGTTAATATGTATGATCAAAAAAGATATAATAAAGTTACTACCAAAAAGCTTGAGCTTTTACAGCATCGTTTTCAGCTCCAATTGGTAGATCTGGAAAATAGGATACTGAAAGGTTTAGTTAAACACGATGATAGGGTCAGAGCAGTCGGAGGCGGACAACCATATGATGACCCTGATAATGACCGTGGTAAAATTAACACTATAAAACACCAGTTAGCTGCTATAAGGCAAGTGATATTAGCTCGTAGAGCTGCTGGTGGTGGAGCTGGACCTGCTGGTGGTGGAGCTGGACCTGCTGGTGGTGGAGCCGGGCAAAATTTTCAAGTACTTAGTCCTAGAGAAGCTGCTGTAATGGCAGCTATAGCAAGAAACAGTGGTCCTCGTTTTGGTAAAAAAAATAGAAGAAAGATGTTTAATGCTGTCCCATCTAATTATAAAGATATTATAAAAAGGAATAGACAAGCTGTTCTTGGTCTTGATGTACGTCAATACACAAATGAATATCAAAGGCTTAACAAAATAGATCATGAAATTGAGTTAGATCAATTAAGACTTCGTAGATATGATCTTGAAAAAGAAGATGAAGAAACTCATAAAACATATTATAACCAACAAGGGCAACCAGACCATGTTAATACAGATGAGTTAAATGATATTTATAAAAGAATATTAGCTTTAGATGGACTACTTGGTATAAACTATGAGCAAGTAGATGGGGGGGAATGGACACCATCTATTAGACTTTTGAAAGAGCGTTTAGCAAGAAACAAAGCAAGAGCTGCATCTCGTCGTCTTCCTGAAACTCAAGACGCATCGTTTGGTAAAAAAATTAGAAGAAAGATGTTTAATGGTATTCCTATTGGTCTTGCACCAATTATCACAACAAACAATATTCCAGTGGAAGATGATGGACAACCTGGTGCCCCACTTCATCCTGATGGTGCTGGATTGCATCAATTTGTTCCACCTCCACGACGCCCAAATAGACCATTTAAACCTAAATTTCAACAAAAAAGACCTCAATTTGGTGAAAAACAAAAAGGAAAATTAAGGCGTTATAAAATTGATCTTAACAAATTAAAAAAAATAAAAGTTTAAATTAATACTCTTTTAAAAAATGTCACAAGTTGGAGAAAATATTACAGTTCCTCTTAATGAAAGACAATCTCTTATTCAAAGTAGGATAAATTCTACAAATCAAGAAATAGATTATTTAAATCATAGAATAGATTTTTATAGAAGATTTGGAGACTATACAGAAATTCCAAGTTTACGCTTAGAAATTGAAAGACTTAGAACAAATATTCGTTTATTATTTAATCAATATAATGATAATCCTCAAAATAGAACACCATTAAGTGAAAGTGATGGAGAGAGTCAAGCACCTGAATTTAATGAAATAACATCACATCCATTGATTATACGTAGAAAAGTACTTAATTATAGATTTAAAGACCCTCCTCCAAACCCATACAGTAGTTATAAAAAAAAAAGAAGATTTGGAAATTCAAAAACTCATCAAAAGAAAAACAAAAGAAGTTTAAGGCGTTTAAAAAATGATCTTAACAAATTAAAAAAGATTTAAAAAGATTAATTTTTAAACGGATTAAAATAATTGTTTAAAATAAAAAACTTTTATGGCAAGTGTAGGAGATAATCCATTTCATCATCGTGAAATTGGACCACTTACTCAAGAACAACAAGGAAATGTTAATGCTATGATACAAACTATAGAAAATGATCTTACAGAATTAGAAAATAGATATACACATGAACAAGGGCGTGCAATTCAATTTAATTGGAGAGGAAAATTAACAGAGTATAGAACTCAATTACGTATTCTTAAAGAACAGCTAGCTGAATTTGATTTAAGTAAGTACCGACAAGGACAAGAGATTCCAACTCGTATATTATTTGCTGATACACGTCCCTTACAACGAAAGATTAGTAATATTAAAGAAAGTATTAAAGAATATGAAGAAACACTTGGTCAATTATTTATAGGTAGTAGTCGTCCAAATAGTCCAAGAAACAAAAGACCAACCGGGAGTGTTTCTAGTAGAGGTTCTGGTTTAGCAGGTGATTATGATGAAATTACCTCAGGAAGAACACGTAGTAGATCAAATAGCCCTGTTCATTCTCAAGGTGCAGGGGGGCAAAATTTTCAAAATTCACCTCCACCAAGTGCTGCAAGAGCTGCTGGAAGAGCTGCTCAAGAGAGAGCGGGTAGAAATTCAAAAGTTAAAGTTCAAGCATTTATGAATCGTTTTGGTTCAACAAATCGTAAAGAAAATAAAACAAACTTAAAAAAACTTTTAAGGCGTTTAAAAAATGATCTTAACAAATTAAAAAAAATTTAAAGAAATCAAGATTTTAAAACAAAATAAGATGATTACCCCCTTCAATTTGTACAAGCTTTTAGTTGCTGATTTTTTTCCAAAATGTGTAAATTGTAAGCACTATAGACCTGGTGTAATTTCACATGGATTTTGTAAAGTTTGGGGAAATATTCTTGAGGCAAGAACTTCAAAAGCCCATCTTTGTGGTTTAGAAGGCATTGATTTTATTCCTGTTAAACCGCTTTACAACAAGAATAAGTAACACCTGCTTGAGGATTTCCAACACAACCTCCTGATTGATATGTACAGACATTATCAGTAAAAAAGTAATTGTTTGTTGATAAAGCATTTGCACAATAATTACACATCCATTGACAACCTGTTCCTTGTGATACTGTGAAACTAACGCAATCTGTTTGTAACTCGCATACTTGTGCAAAAATTGAAGTAAATTGTAAAAGAGTTAAAATAAAAATGTTTTTTATTTTCATTTTATGTATATTATTTTTATTTTAAAAATCCATAAAAAGTAAAATGAAAAAAATTTATTGTAAATTAATTGAAGACACTGTTTTCAAAAATGAATACGCCGGAAAACACTTTGAACCCAATTGGTATAAATTTATTATAGACTCAGATCAAGATGGATACTACAATGATTGTATTCTTTTTAAATTTAGAAAAAATGTAATAAGTGAAAAGTATTCTAAAATAGCAGTAGATTCCTTTTTAGAACTTTCTAAAAAAAAGCATTCAAATCGTGGAATTGCAGCTGGAATACCTGAAGGTGAATCAAATGCAAGACACCTTACAAAATCTGGTCAAAGTGAAGGTGGTTATATAGCAAGTAATATTTCAGGATATTTTGATCGTCCCTTAAGAGAACATCGTGGAATTCTTGGAACTATAAAGGCTTGTAGAACAACTGCATTTACACTTAATAATGAAAAATTATGGAACTCTGGATTACCTTTTATAAAACATTGTTCTAATTTATTTAAAAAGTTTGCACCCAAGCAACATTCCATTCAACAACAAGAATGGAATTCTTTAAACGTTAATTTAAAAATACCTAATACAGTATTCACAACAATAACAAGTAATTACAATTGGAGAACGGCTTGTCACTGTGATGCAGGTGACTTTTCAAAAGGGTTAGGAAATTTAATCGTTGTTGGTAAAGATTTTACAGGTGGGTATTTAGGTTTCCCACAATTTAAAGTACTTATAAAAATAAAACCTGGAGATTTTTTACTCATGGATTCTCATCAATGGCATTGTAATACTCCTATCTTTGTAAAAGAAAATGGTTTTAGGTTGTCTTTTGTTATGTATATCCGTGAAGACATGAGGCTTTGCAAACGTAAAAAAGTTATTGACTCAAATATTTACTTTATTTGATTAATTGCAACGTTCTCACTTGGTGGGAACTTGTAACTTTTTTTATAAAATTTTATAAAAAGGTAAATCAAAATATAAACATACACATTAGACATTAATATTAAAGAGTAATTAAAAATAGTTTCAATAGGAGGTCTATAAAAATATAAACTAAATAAAATTGGGGAAGTTAATTGTATTAATTGTAAAATAGTTATGTATTTTTTTATTATTTTAACTTGTTTAATTTTTAATAAACAACAGAGATAATAAGAGTACATAAAACTATGAACAAATGAATTTAAAATACTTGATATAATTACACAATCTACTTTATAAGTGTAAGTTAAATGCCAACAAATTACTGCACCTATGTGATGATATTTTTGAAGAAAAATAGGAGATTTACCATTTAAATAAATTAAAAAAGTATCAAAAAATTCATAATATTTTGAAAGATAAAATAAATAAATTACTTTATCAAAATAATTTATTTGAAAATAATAATTGGATCTAAAAACTACACCATTAATTAATAATATATACACAAGTGATATAAAAGTCCATAGACTAAAACTTATTAAAAAGGTATTGTGAATAATTGATAAATAGTATAATAATTTTGGATTTATCCTTAAATTTTTAGGATAAAGTAAGTAACCAGTAATTGCTAAAACCGGTACTAACATTTTTAAAATAAATTGTTTAAATTTTTAAATTAAATTAATTTAAATTAAAATAAAAATAAAAGCTAACTTTAAATGTCTTCTGTTGCTGTAACTCGTCCTTATGGAACTGTAGCACTTGGAGGTTATCTTTACATAGCATCTCAAGGAGAAAATAAATTAATTCGTGTTAATTTAGATTTATCTAATAGAACAGATATTTACAGTATAGCTACCCCAATTGGACTAACAACTGATGGAACATATTTATATATAACACGTGCAGGTGGTCAAATTTACCAGATTAACCCATCTACTGGATTACCAACAGCATCTGGTGCTCCATGGGCAACTACAGCTGCTTATTATTTAGCAGCTGATACAAGTAATAGAATTATGTATGTAAGTACAGGTAGTACAAGTATAACAAAAATTGCTTACGATATTGTAGGTAATATAGGAACTGTTACACCAAATTGGTCAACAGGTTACACTTCAGCTGCTCAAATGTTTGTTAATAATAGTGATAATTATTTGTACATCTCTGATGATGTCAGTGTAAAAAGAGTTTCTCTTACGGCAGGAGGTGCTCCAACAACTATTATAACTCCAACTGGTCCAGCAAGTGGTAATCAAAGTATAACTATTTTAACAAATTATTTATATGTCGGATCAAATAATGGTCAAAATATAAGTGTTTATAATTATCCAGGATTTTCACTTGTTAATAATAGTTGGAAAACAAGTTTATCAAACGTAGATAATTTATACTCTTTTAATGGAAGTATTTATGCATCCATTTATGGAGGTTCTGTAAATTTATATGAAAGATATGACATTTGCTTTTTAAAAGGTACTAAAATAAAAACTCAAAATGGATATCAAGCAATTGAAGATCTTAAAGTTGGAGATTTGGTACAAACTAGTTTAAATGGTTTTGTACCAGTTGAAATAATAAAACAAAGTTCTATTTACAATAAAGGTGACAATACCCGTATAACAGATCGTTTATACATTCTTGAAAAATCATTTTACCCAGAATTATTTGAAAATTTAGTTATAACAGGTGGTCATAGCTTACTTGTTGATAACCTTACACAACAAGAACGTGACCAAACTGTTTCACAACTTGGTAATATTTTTGTTACTGAAAATAAATACCGTTTGCTTGCATGTATTGATGAAAAAACTATTCCATATCCTAATGAAGGAACTTTTGATATTTACCATATTTGTTTAGAAAATGAACATGATCAAGGTAATTACGGAATCTATGCCAATGGACTACTTGTTGAATCTTGTTGTAAAAGACACATTAGTTAAATTCAAATTGTATTGTTTCATTAACAATAATAATACCTGTTCCAGAAAAATGACCATATTTTGTAAAGTCGTATTTATCTCCTTGGATATTATCCCATAATCTATTCATACAAATATTCATTTCAGGATCTGGATGATTGGTTATGTCGTCTAAAATAATTATTCCACTAAATTTTAATTGTTTTAATCTGTTTATTATAATTGTTTCTATTGTTTCGTAGTGATCAATGTCAATCATTACAATCTTTACATTTTTTATAAAATCTTCATTTAAATCATCTAATACATTTTTTATATTAAATTTTATATTTGGTTTTGAATAAATGGGATGGGTGTCGTCATTAATATGATTAACGATGTCATAACTTATAACATTGTTTGTTTCATTATGGGACAGAGCAATTGCACTTCTACCATCTAAGGTACCTATATCTAAAATAGTTATTCCATTAAAAAATGTTGATAAATAAGAATATAATCTATATTCATTTAATCCAGAAAAATTTTCATAATAATTTTTGTTTATTAAATATTCTTTATTTTTTAAACTAAAATTATCAAGAATATCGTTTGATATTTTTATAATTAACATTTTATAATTGTGTAACTTTTATTATTTTTATTTTTTTAACTCAAAGTAATTTGGAGGAAGATATTTATTTTCTTTTAAACTAATTTTTTGAATTAAATTATTAGGTCTATCAAAAAGATCTTTACCATTTTCTATACGTTCTTGAATTAAAAAAGGGTCTGTATATTTATTTAAATTTAATTCTTGGTGACTAAAATTTTGTATTTTATTTGAAATAAAATCTGGATTACCAAAATAACTTAAATGCCAACCTCCATATGGAATTGTTTTCCAAGAACTCATTCGTATTTGTTGAATTGTTAATTGTGCAGTTAAAAACCAATTGTAATTAATAATTTTTGAGTAATACCATAGGTGATCCATTTTATGCTCTAAGTCGTAATAATAAAAATCTTGTTGTAATTGAACAACTGTTTCTACACCAATTACACCATTTACAATTAAATTAAGGGTAGATACATCAGGTATTTCATCTACATCGCTGATAAGTATAAGATCTAAATCTTGAATTTCTGCGAGTTTATTTTGGATACAATTTCTTTGCAAATGTTCATTTTTCCATTGTTGATTTAATGAATAGTCTATAACACTTTCATGAATTAAATTTTCAACAACGATGTGTATAATTTTAAAATCCTTAAAAAGATGTTTAACTTTTTCAAAGTACATTTCTTTTGGTTTTCCAGCAAATGTTAAAGTAGATTCAACTATGACAAAGTAATTGACGTGATCTTTTAATAGATTTAAACGGTAAATTAACATGTCAATTTCATTATAAAATATAAAACAATCTGCTATTACCTTTTTTTTAAGTTGGAAAAAATCGGGGTAATCAATAAAGTGTAATTTCGGATACCTTTTAATAAATTCTGGATCAAGGTCTTGACTTGTTTCTGATAAAATAGAATAACCTGCTTCTAATAAACGATTACAACGGATGTGTTCAAAAATAGTTGACTCTTTTCCATTTAATTCTCCATGGATATTTAAAATTATTTTACACTTTGCAAGTTCTTGATCACGTTCTTTACCAAAACCCTGAATTACATTAACAGAAAACCCATTTTTTAAAAGAGAATTTACAACTTTATTTCTACGTGGTGGTTGTAATAATTCTGGACTACTTGTCCATAAACCAGCTGAGCAAATTATTCCAAAATCGTAACTTTTCTGCGAAGAATTGTAACTTTTCTGCGAAGAATTGTAACTTTTCTGCGAAGAATCGTTTTCCAAAAAAGTGATTTCACTTTTTGTTGGAATGTATTCAAGAAAGTGTGTATCATTTACACCGTTTTCATTAAGTATTTTGATATTACTTTTTGAATAGTCATAAACTTTGAATTTGTATTTATCAACAATATTTAATACGTATTTAAGTCTTGAAGTATGGTTTAACGGTTCTGTATTTAAATAAGCTATTTCTTTACTTTTAAAATCGGTTTGTTGAACTTCATAAACAATAAGGACTTTGTCATTTTCATTGATATCGTTGGGATCATTTGTATAAATTGCATTTTCAAATGAATTTACATAACTGATTATCATTTCTTTTGCAAATATTGGTTGTGCATAGAAAACAAGTCTTTTGGGGGGTTGGATTAAACTTTCCCATTGTTTAACTCGTAGTTTCCATGAACAAGTTTTAGAATATTCTTTTCCATTTTTTACAATTTCATCTTTTTGACAACTTGTTAAATTTAATAAGGTTGATATTTCATTACCTTGTTGAATTTGAATGCCATAATCTTGAAGAGTATCTGTTAAACCTGCTCTAGGGTAATATAAACAAATAACACCTGAATAAAGCATTTCCATTGCTGTTATACAACTTGTTTCGTCAAAACAACATGGATAAAGAAAATATTCTGCGGTTTCCATAAGATTGTAAAGCGAAGCTGTACATTTTTTTCCAAGATGTGTTATACTTGGATAATCATTTATGATTTCATTCATTAAATGATCTTCTTGATTTTTAGGAAAATCTTCATATGAACAAATAAACAATTTTGCATCTGGTAAGTGTAATAAAATTTGTGGCCATAATTCTAAAAGTCTTTTAAGACCTCTTGAAGCACATGATGTATAAATAAAACTATTTTTTATTTTTTCAATGCCATTTTGTGGAAAAAGATTTAAATTTATTCCATTATTTATTACATAGCTTTCTATACCTTTACATTCCGGGTGACTGACATTTTTGTAGTAGTCTCGTTGCCAAGGAGTTAAATAAACAATTTTATTTATTTTTTTTAGATTGTTTGTAATTATTTGATTTGCAGTTATCTCGGAATTGTAGATATTATTCATAAAACGAGTATCATGTGCCATTAAAATTAAATTGTTACAACTTACGTTTGGATATAAAAGAAAAAATGAAACGTATCTACTAACTATAACGGTATCAAATTTTAAGTTAAATAAATGTTGTCTGTTAATGTAATGCACATTTTCTACTACTTCATCAAGAATGTCACCTGAAATAACTATCTTTAAATGTTTTGGAAAAAGTTCGCTTAAATAAATTACAGCTCTTTCAGAACCACCTAAACTATTTGTTTTTGAATAAGTACTATTCCAAAGATTTTTACTAAAACCTGTATAAAATAAAATATCAAAACTAGTTTCTCGTTTAAACTTTTTTAAATGATCTATATTTACTTTTAAACCATTTGTTTCAAGAAATTGTAAATAACTACCAAGATCTTTTAGTGAAGTGTAATCATAAAATTGTAGATTATAAATAAGATTATTAACCCACCACTGACCTGGAACACTTTTCTTTTGAAAAATTATAGAATACATTTTAAGACCTGTAATGTAGTCTTTAACTTTTTCACAAACTATAATCATATAATAAGGTAAGTAAAAAGTGTAATCCATAACATTTGCGAATAATAGTTTATTTAAATCTTCAAAACGGTAGTCATTTTCATAATAATCTTTTATAAATTTATAATAATTCATTGCAATTTGAAACATATCTTTACATGTATATTCACGGATAAGTATAAATATACCTTCTACTCTTTTTGGATTAAAATGATAAGATTCTACAAGATAATTTTTATCATTTGTTAAAGAATACAATTTTAAACAAGCATTGTATTTTTCATCAAACCATCCATTACTTGTTAAAGTAATTGAATACCAATTTATAGCTTCTTGTTTCATCCCAGCATCATAGTAACTATTAGCACAATAATAACAATATCTATTTTGTAAGTTATCACCGCTTTTTAAAGCTTCATAGTAACCGTTTTCTAAAATTTTAGCATCTTTGATGTATTTTTCTGGATCTTGGTTTCTTGAACTTGTTCTACCAGATACTATAAAATAATCACCTTTTATATATCCCGTTGTAAATTGTGATTGACTTGTTATATATTCATGTAATACACCTTTATATTCCCAAATTATGTCATTTTTTACTAAACAAAGTCTTTCATAAGCACTTGTTTCATTTCCAAATTTTAACATATAAGCATCTAATTCAAGTTGTGGTAAAACAAAATTACCATGAATGTAATCATCTGCGTCAAATACTAAAAGGTAATCCGTTTTTTTATAAGCCATTTTTAAAGCAAGGCTACGGTTATAACCAAAATCTTTCCATGTATGTTCGTATATTTCACCAGGTACGGTACCATTAAAAAAATCTTTTATTTTTTCTACTGTATCATCTGTTGATCCAGTATCACAAATTACGTAATAATCAAATTTAATTTTTGAAATTAATTTATTAAGAGTATGTATAATTATACTTGATTCATTTTTTACTATCATATTTAAACATATTGTCTTTTTCATTTACTTTATTTAATTTAATAATTTAATAATTTAATTAATTTTTTATTTTTTATATTAACTTATATTATAAATAATAAAATGACTGGACCTGGATGGTCATATGGAGGAGGATGTCCTCCAAGTGATAGCTGTTGTCCCGACATAAATAATCAAATCATTATAAATAATAATGGAGGTGGTGGAGGAGGAGGAAGTGGTACAACTGGACCTACTGGGCCAACTGGACCTCAAGGACCAACTGGTGCTACTGGACCACAGGGCCCACCTGGACCTGGATTTACAGGAGCAAGTGGTTTTACAGGGCCTACTGGACCTACTGGTGCTCAAGGTCAAACTGGAGCTACCGGCGCACAAGGTCAAACTGGAGCTACAGGTGCTCAAGGTGCTCAAGGTGAAACCGGTGCTACTGGTGCTCAAGGTCTTCAAGGTCAAACTGGTGCTACTGGTGCTCAAGGTCAAACTGGAGCTACTGGTGCTCAAGGCACTCAAGGTCAAACTGGAGCTACTGGTGCTCAAGGTCTTCAAGGTCAAACAGGTGCGACTGGTGTTCAAGGTGCAACTGGTGCAACTGGTGCTCAAGGTGAAACTGGAGCTACGGGTGCTCAAGGTGAAACTGGTGCAACTGGTGCTCAAGGTCCCCAAGGTGATAGATATAGTACAGTTTCAACAAGTACTTATACTATTAATTCAATTGATACATCAGGTTATATTATA